ACCATAATAAATTCTAATATTCTTCATAACTTGTTCTCTCATTTAGTTCACTAGGGAGGACACAACCCATCCCTTAGCGCACAGATAAGAACCTCAGACCTCCTCGTCCGCAAAATTCCAGTTTCAACGGAGAGAAGAAAGAAGAGAGAAGCCCCTACCTAGTAAAGGCCACTCTCCCGAGGTTTATTGCTCTCCCTCGGCTCCTTCATCACTATAGCATCCTTCGTCTCCCTCTACCTCTTCATCACCCATATCAGGCTCATCGGCGGCATAGTGCATAGGACCGGGATGACTCATTCTACCACGGACCCACTTAGGAACTTTAACCTGACCACCAGCTCCAAAAATAAAACCACCTAAACACAGGAGAAATACTCCCATATCAGTCATGTTTGTCTTTATAAAACCGTTAGTCACAACGTCCCAGATTAAAACAAAAGGAACTACTACACCTGCGGTAAAAGAACCAGCTAGTGCACATAAAAGAAGAGCTAAGAGTTTAGTACTGTTTTCACTAAAAGCATTGGGAAACGTCCCAAGCCAGTCAATAAACCTCTTAAAAATTGAATTGCTCTTCTTCATAAAAAAGAGAGGAACCTGTTATAAGTTCCTCAATATCTAAAATCTCGATAAGATTTAAAGAAGTAATAATATCCAGGACCACCATTCAAGGTAGGTCTTACGTCCACTCTGAAAACTAGAAAATCGTCTGGGAGCTGTGGCATGTCAACTATGTCCATCCATCTCAGTTTTGTTCGATCAGGATCACGGACAGAATCTATTCCACACCCTATTCCCTCAATCCTAGCTTTTCCGTCCCCTAGGTTCTTAAATAGAATCGGGGCCTCATCACCACGGGTCATACTTTCAACGTATGGATCCCAAATGAAGAGTTGGTCTTTCTCGATAGTAGAGAATGGAATAAGAGACATATGGTCGTTACCGATCCCCGGGAATCCGAGCTTCATCTCTATCATTCTCTGCTTCATGGCTATTACAATGTCCGGCCAATCGTGTTTATGTCCACGTGACCTTTCGTATTTGATTAGGATATTATCATTTACCATAAACTGTTACGTTATTTGTTCTACAATATCTAATTATTTTACCTGTGACTTCTTCAATCAGCTCTTCGTTACTCATTCCTCCCGACCTCTGAACTGCCATAGTCATGACCGTACCTTTATTGTCAGAATCAACTACAATATAAGATACTAAGAGATGAGGCTGAGGACAGTTCATTATCTGTGGTGCAATTGTACAGATTATATTGCGCTTAAGCTCCGTAAAAAGATAATACTTGTCGTTTCTATAATTGGTTATCTTTCTGAAGATCATAAGAATCCATTAGTTTTATCACACCAAACACAGCCTCGACAGTACCTTCTTCCAAGTTCGTTCTCTGCGTATCCAACAAAATCCATTACTATCTTTTGTGCATGCCAAGGAATAGTCATCTTAACAGCAGGAGTTATGGCAAGCTGAAAACGACGAACTAGGCGATCAGGGTTTCTGAATTGTTCAAAGTAAACGAATCCAATAGTCTCTCCAATACAACAGTCGCTGAGAAGTTTTTGAACCTTAAGTCTATCCTCTAATAACTGATCAACTAGAAACTTCACTAGTCTATTATTTTTAGTTTTCCTGGATTAAAATGCTTGTAATCAATTCCAGCATTGCTGAGAGAGTTCTTTATTACCTCATAGACCTTGGACTTAATAACATCCACTAAGTTATACCTTATTGCCATATCAATATTGACGGGCTTCTCAATGGACACTAGTTCGTCATAGGTCAACCTAGCATTTCCAGGTCTCTCTAACCAAGATTCTATGACTTTATCAAAGGTATTAAAGACGGGATTACATTTCCAATCCATTATCTACTATTCTTAGTTTTAACGAATTGAGCGTTTCCAGAGGAAGCCCCATTTCTTCTAAGTTTTTTCGAATCATTTCTTGGAATTTTGCTACAAAGAAGAGATTCACATTGCTACCAACAAGATTTAACGCCTTTCTCGCGCTATTAACAATATTCTCTCCTGGATGGTCAATAGCGACCATTTCATTGTAGACAAGCCTAGTATTAGGTCGACCAAGGAATTCTCCAATTATACTTGGCCAGTAACCTCTTATGTTACTCCAGACCATGCTAATACTTAACTCCCCAAAGTCCAGTAAAGTCTCTTTCCGCTACACACTTATCCCAATAGGTCTCTAAGAGGTTCTTGAGATATTCATAGTCTTTGTTCTTGGGGACCTCTGGATTCCAGTAGAGAATTAGGTCTTGGATTTTCATCTTATACTTTCTAAATCCCCTAACATAGACCTCATCCTTCGATAAAGGTTCTTGCGTTCGTTTATCTATGAATGAACCAGGTTCCATGTTCAGAGCTTTATCTCGTTCTTGATTTACATACTGAACGAGACGCTCCGACAGAGCTATAGTGTACTGGGCTGAGTAAGGACCTTGGTTATGATTTTCCTCGATCAACTTACCCTCTGCCCAAGCTTGATTCTTATGTTCTATCTCTTTCCGGACGTTTCTTTCATATCTCATCCGGCGACGTTCTTTCTTTCTCTGACTACTGCTCATTATTAATGTACCACTCTAAATCCTCAATCGTACTAAGACACTCATTGCTCTTTACCTTCGGATCAATTATATCAATCAACCCTTCAAACCAGCCGGTTCTTGGGTCACTTGGTCCTAGGTCGTTAACAAGATCAACAAGCAGCTTTCGATATTGTCTAAGAACATGCATGTACTGACACCTGTAGCGCTCTGCATTATTCTCTTCCACATCCAGGCGATAGTAAACTATATTTCTTACTTTCGCTGTGGCATATCTAACGCGATCGTCTAAAGTCATACTACGAAAATATTGTTTAAGAATTCATAGACACTAGATTCTTTGTTATTCCAAGTACTACGAACTATGCTAATAATGTCGAAGATATTATATTCAGAGGCCTTCTTAGCCCACTCTTCGTCATTACCTTCTGGGAGTGTTTCCTGAAGAGGCACACTGGGAAGAATCTCTGTCTCCACGGTTCGCTTTGAGAATCGGAATGCTGGGGACTTTGACTTTACATCATAGATAGCCTGCAATAGTTTCAGGATCGTACCACCCTCTATGATATTTCCATAGGTCTTGTGAATAAGATCCACTATTGATGAAACTTCTTCTCCACCACTGCTCGTATAAACACTGGGAACTTTCTTACTCGTCACACTGCTTGGTTTGTAGTCGCCTGAAGTAGCACCATTAGCAAGGGTAGCAACATTAGAAGAAGACAGATTAACCGTTTTAATCTTAGCTGCGTTATCTACCGCACTACCATCACTATTGTTACAATATACTATACCAGGTTGCCAACCAGGGCTAGGAGTTGTCAGAGGACTATTTGGCCAAGTCTGAATATCTCGCCAAGTAGAGACCTTTGGTTCGGGGATAGTTTCCCAATCTAGGATCTCACTAGCCTTTAAGAGATACTCATATGTATCCTTATTATCCTCTACGTCTACTGTAAATTCTCTTACCTCCGAATCCTCCTTAGGAATGACACCGAGGTTTTCCATGACACCAACATAATCCCTTACGTTGATCTTAATTTTTACTTTTCGCTTAGAACACATACATTAAAATTTTTCGTGTTATCGTTTATCAGGTAATTTACTTTATCTTCGTCCTCAGTGTCGAAATTAATGACACCTGGGAACTTATTGAAATTTAATTCATTATATCTACAATGGCCATGAATAGACCACCACCCAAGTTCTGCATAAGCAGCGGAGAATGCTTGATCTACTCTCTCCACGTTTTTATTAGAGTAGATTACATTCCCAATGTACTTGGGACACAACTGATCTAACCACCTGAGACCAGCGTGCGTACATGCAAACTGTTCTCGGCCTTTCGAATAAGTAATAAATTCTTTAAACTTATCGTTCATAAGAAAAATCATATCTAAGGCATCCTGATAAGTCAATCCAGTAAACTCCTTAGCGGTTTTGCTCAAAAAGTCTTGAGGAATATCAGACATCAGCACTTCTGATATGATTTTCTTTTGTTTTCCTCGGAAATATATGTAACCGAGATATCTTCTAAGTCGAAGTTCATGATTTCCTTCTAAAAATATAATATTATCATATCCTTCATACTTAAGAATTTGGTCAATGAGTCGACGTGATCCGCCCATTTCAGGACCGTCGATGTAATCCCCATGAAAAACCGTCAGAGCAAAATCTTCCGGAGATGGGACTTGATTATTGAGTACTCGCCAATGAGAATGAAGATCCGAAATATGTAGGACCTTATCATCTTTCTCTAGGTGTATGTTATGTGTTAAAGGTCTCCAGAAGTTTTCTATATCTTGGTAAGACCCAATAATCGGATAATCCGTGCTAAATCTTTTAAAAGAATCAACCTGTTCTTTCAAGGTATCCTTGGACGGAGAAATAAAATACGGACTGCAATACTTTTTATTCTTTCCTATGTAATCAATAGGAGTTGGTTCAACATGATAAAAAACTTGATATCCGAAGATTTCTCCAAGAATTTCTATGGACGTGGTAGATTCTTGATCAGCGTCCACAACTACAAGCATACCTGTCGATAGGTGAGAGCAAAGAGCTCCTATGAAATTTCGATAAACTAGGTCATCGAAAGATCTCGTTAGGAACTCTCTACCACCACCTTTATAATCAGGTCGATAATAAACTCTTTTCAGGAGGGAAATATCTACTAGGAAGTTACTAAGTCCCTCTTTCTTAACCCAACACTCTTTTTGTTTCTTAACGAGACCCTTTAAAATTATCAGGGTTCTCATTCTGGTAAAGGATATTGCTGAGTTTGTTGTAGGCCAGGAAGTGAAAATAAGCCCTGAAGAATGGTAAGTACGTTGGTCATCTGTCCTGGATACATAGGGATGCCATGACGCTGACAAACAAGCTGAACTAGTGGTTGATAAGCATATTCGTTAGGACATCTTACTACAAGTTTTCCACTAGTTGCCAGATAGCCAAGTTCAAAGACAGGCATCATAGAAGTACTTTTCTTGAGGAAATTCAGAAAGATAGCATCTGCCACGGAACAGAAATCGAAGGATGCTGATACCTTCGTCACCATCTCTGGGTTATTAATATCCATGGTCGGGTTGTGTGGAGGATTAGCGGGTTTACAGTTCAGGATTGTGTAATTCAGGTTTTTATACATTAACAATCCTTGACCCCCTACCGGATCCGCCAGCTTAGCAAGACCTTCTGCAAACTTACCCTGCCAGTCGTACATACCACCAGGTTCATAAGAATCTGAACCGATGAGGGCAATCTTGACGGTCCCGTTAATAGATTCATCCAAGGTTTCCCCTGGATAATACACTGTTACATTGTTACTGAGTTGTATCATTTCACGTGAAAATTAAAAAGTGTGACGCAAAAAGGACATCACACTGGTGTTTAAAACCAATTCGTAAGTTTTAGCTTACTCTTATATATCTTCTGTAATTCTGATAGTTTACCCAACTGAATCAGGAGTACAACATCTGCGTACTCAGAAGTTCCGTATTCAACGTCATACTGGTTAAAAGTGTACTTCATTTCCTTCTGATTCTTGAGGTAGTTTTGATACGTATCAATCAGAGTTAAATTTCGTTTTGCTTTGACAGCTGCCAGAACATCCTTCTGAAGCTGTTCAAAACTGTATTCACCCGGTTCTCCTCCTGAGAAGTCTAAGATAGGACAAAACTCTGTCTTCTTAGATCTATATTTCAAGGAGCCCACAACAAAACGTCTGATAATAGCCATAACGCTATTCATACCAGAGCCCTGTGCAGGACCAGCCATGCCAACCTCCCCCGGAGGGAATATAACAATGGCCGTATCGGGACCAGCCTTCTCTACTTTGAGGCCGGAAGGTGAATCTTTGCTACTCGTCAACATTCCTCGGAAATTTGAAAAATACCGAGATACTAAGGGTGAGGTAACTGAAAGACTAATATTTCCATCTTCTCCCATACCTCCTACAATTCTCATCATAAGCGTTCAATTAATTTCATTAGTTTCACACATACATAAGGGAATTATTTACTTTTTCTCCCTAAGTATTCATAAAGGTCGTTGGTCATTCTCAGTGGTATCGGTTCTGGAGTAGGGGTACATCCTTGAAGGAGTTTTTTCAATTCTAAGAACCTCCCTCTCTGGACGGACTCTAACTGAAGATTTCTCATCCTAAAGACAGTAATCCCATGAACTTCCTGAAGGTACTTGTCACGGAGAGAATCTTTGTAATCATCATGATACTCAGAATCTAACTCCACGGCTACACGAATATTCTGAAAGTAATAGTCGATCAGCCAGAAAAGTCCTCCTTTAAGCCCCTCTGGTCGTTTACTGTTCTCAATCAGGACAGGCATCTCCCTCACTATTTCTCCGAGACCATCGAAGTAACCAATATTAATGAGCATATCAAACATCCTAGCCTGCTGAGACCTATGGACGAGTTGTTTTCGTCTAGTAAATCTCTTGGCCGACTTAGGATTCGGGTAAACTATATTCTTGAAATTAACCAGTCGTCCCGTCTTCGCTATAGCATAAACAGGAAACGTTTGATAATTAATCCCAGGAATTACGAATTCTTTCTTATATTCATTTATATCTTTCATCCTATAAAAGAAAGAGGGAAAACATTACGTAGCTCTCCCTCAACACAAACTACTAAAACCATCTTGTCACAGTCATAAGGTACTCCCTCCCCATGGAACGCGTTTTTCTTGTTTCGGAACAATCCAAGACAGGTAGGTCGGTCCTTCCAAGGCAAGGAGGATTTTATGAAGAAACTGAAGCTGGACCATACAGTCAATACATATGTGCTGACTGCTCTGTGTACTAGCAAAAGCTAAGTACTCTTTTCTTTCCTGCTCCCCAAACTTTGGATTCTTCTCACACAAGAACTTCCAGTAACGGTAATCATAGAGTTGTTTCTTACAAATACCGCACGTATAGCCCTCTCTCCCAGGGACAGCTTCCTCCACGTAAACTTTCTCGTTATCTCCTTCAATGAAGGAGTGAAGTAGGTGAAGCATAAACTTCCTATATTGAAGCGTCCGATAAGCTCTAAGGAGAATGAGTGTCTCCTCAAAGTTCTCTGAGAGGTGTCCCTCCGTATGTTTACCACGATCAGACATGATAACACTAGGAAGTTCCATGTGAAGAAGAGGTTTGGGGAATAGATAAGTATAGATTAGATTCTTTTCATCCCTATCAAGGTCTGGTAATCCACGTAGAGCTGACATAACTCTACTTTCTTCTTTTCCAGACAAAATCTCAATATACTTTTTTACCAGATCTAATTTCATAAAGTGACTATAAAAATTGGAGCCCCGTTTTACCCAGAGCTCCTTGTTTTTCTTTTTGGTTTTTAGCTTTGCGCCTACGGCAAGAGAACTTCGTTTGGAAGTCCTGATAAACAGTCTACTTTTGCCGTTTTCTCTCCCTTGCCGGGCATTTTTTGATCGAACCTAGGTTCTTCCCAGGTGATCACTTCGTCAGCTTTGAAAAAGCCAAAATCGTTTTCATTGTTCTTCATTTTTCTTCTTGCTTTAATAAGTTTGTGTACTTTCTACTCATAAGGTATTCACAGCATCTCCATTTTGAGAGGTTCCTGTCTGAATAGTCGTACTGAGATAATTGTATTAAAACCAGATGGCGGACGAGGAACAATGGATTCAAAGACGTCCCAACCTTGATGTTTCCGATAAAGATCACGGGCGGTTAGTTGTCCTCTTTTACACATATCCCCAGTGGGATAATATCCTCGGTGTTGCTGGATATCTAAGAGCATTGGTTCAAGTACTTCCATGTCTGTATCAGACACATCAGTTATAGCAATATTACTTTCCCCAGGCTCAGCTAACACCTCCACGATCATGGTATAGTCATTTTCCATCTCTTTGTAATTCAGTGATTATAGTTTCTACCATTTGATCAAATTCTTTGTCTGTGAAAGGCGCAAACTTGTCTATAAATGCAAACATATTGTCTTTTCTAAAACCAAGCTGCGTTTTCACTACCTCTAATGTAAGGTCTTTAATTCCGATCTTTGGAGTACCCCAAGTTCTATCACATCTACTCTTGATATTGCTCTTCAAGTATTCCTTGTTTAGGTCGTGAATCTTGGACACTAGGCCAGAGTTAGTTCTCACTAAGTCGGGGGCAAGAGATGTATACATGTAAAGGTCATTCTGGTAATTCAGAAGATTGCCTAAGTTCTTGGTATTAGCCTGGACTTCTCCACAAATAGACTTGACTAGGACATTGAGGTCATAGGTGTTACTGGAGGTCATGTATTCTCCCATATCAGCACCCGTTAACTTCTGTTCTGCTCTCGAATCACGAACCCAGAGGTAAGAAGACAACGATCTCCATCCATCCGGCGTCATGAGACACTTGTGGATAAACTCGGGGAGTGATTTTCCTTCATACTCGCCCACCACTTTAATAACATCCTGAGTAAGTTCTAAGTAGACAGTTCCTTTCTCAACATAACCGGTATAATAGGAACTACTTCCCCCAGAGAAGTTGAAGAAATGATTTCTAAGTCTCTTCTGCCAGACGAATTCATTGCTCGTCAAGACTTCCTCGATTTCCCCCAAGTATAGGATATATTTACTATCTTTCTTCAAGACATATTTATGACCTGGGATCCACTTAGAAGTCATCTTAGTAGCCGACATCTTAGTTCCTGCTTCCTTACTCTCTTCCAAAACCTGATCACTACTGTCCTCTAAGTGAGCAGTCAAGTTAAAGTCTTGTGAGGTATTCGCAGAGAAACAGTATGTTCCCGCCAGAACAAGGTTTGTCATATTCTTAGCTCGCCAAAGAAGTTTGAAGAAATCTTCTCGGATAATATGGATCAGGAGCTTCTTTCCAACCTTCTCTTGTATCTCCTCCGAGTCTACCGCCACGTAAGTTGCATACCCACTATAGTAACGGAAATTTTCTGAACTAAACTGAGAAACTTCTAAGCGAAGGCCCTGATTCCTGATAGTCACTACTTTAGTAACATTGTTATCCTCCATAGGACCTGCCTTACCACTACTGGCTGCATTCTTCCTAAGGTAGTATCCTTCAAAGTTACTTCTCACAGAAGACTTCAAGGCAGACTTAGCGGACCCTGATGTCGCTGCTGCTAATGCATACCCCGGTGGCAGAGGTGAACCAAATAGCTTGTTCGTTTCCTCATTAGCCGGGTAATAAAAAACTAATTCATATGGAATTACATAGTTGTTATTATCCATTCTTTCTGAAATTTATATTATATCCACCCATAAGGTTGGGAAGCCTTATCAATAGCAAAATAACTAATTCATCAAAGATGACATACTTTATATCAGGACACAGAGAAATAAGTCAAGAAGAATTTGACAGGCTATATAAGCCGGTTATAAGCGAAGCAATTAAGGATCCAAGTAACACATTTGTAGTAGGAGATTACTGGGGAGTAGATGAGATGGCTCAAACTTATCTAGCCAAAGTACTGGAGGATAAAAGTCGTGTAACGGTATATCACATGTTAAAGGAACCAAGAGTATATGTGTCGAAGGAGTTTAAGAAGAGAGGTGATTTCTTGGATGACGAATCCAGAGATGCAGCCATGACAAGGGACTCTGATCAGGACATAGCTTTTGTCAGACCGGGAAAAAGGAATAGTGGAACAGCCCAAAACATAATTCGGCGAGTAGAGTTAAGGTGGGAAAATAAAAAGAGAGATTAGCAGTCTCTCTTCTTTTTCTCTCTCATAACAAAATTATCCTACGCGGATTAGAATCTCCCCCCCCCCTGTTTCACTGAGGGAAGTGCGGAATTCTCGTCTCGCAGTGGGGATAAGACCAGATGCCTCTTCAATGAGAACCTCTTTCCTATCACTAACGCAATAGTTAATGAACTTATGAACAGAGTCCTTAAGATCGGTTCTCTCCAGGAATGCATCAAAAGCCTCATCGGACTTTGGAATTCGTTTAACCATTTCCTTGCTTGTGACATATAGTCTCATGCTGAGGAGTATAAACTTACTCTTAAAGTCTTCCATGGATGTAACATCCCCTGGTTCTTTGATCATTCGCAAGACTACAGTCTTAAACGCCTTGTCATTGGGGAGTATAGCCTCAGGGGACAATTCTGTTTTAGCATTACCTAGCTCTACAGATGTCTTGTCATTTTTATTTTCTCCTTTCACTATTTCTCCTTTCATCACTATGTTTCTCTCACCAGACACCTTCCTATAACCTAGGAATCCCAACAGCAGCAAAAGTGCTGAAGCGATCGTAAACTTACTAGAATTATTATCTTTTGTCATTACAGAGTTTATTTTATTTCGTTTTTGCTTAATTTCGTTTAATTTCAATTGGGTATAAAGTTATTTTGTGTAATAAAGGTATACCACCTTAAGAGATAAATCCCTTAAGACAGCTAACTTCGTACTCCCCTGAGGCGCACACTCAGTATACTACCTCCTCAGGTTCGCCCCGACATTAGCTTCACAACTTTAGTGCTAATAGTCCATTAAACCACGTAGAGGTATCGGGGATATTGTTAATGGTTGGGAAAACGAAGGAGAGAACTAACGCCGTCCCGTAGGAATCCTGGCCAGCAAAGCTTGATGTCGACTATCTCCCCGGAGCCAGATAGTACCTGGGCCGAAGCCGTCGCTAAATGCAAATTGGGGTGGACTCTAACTTCCATTGCCAGCCCTTCCCAGGGGCTTCCTTGTAATAACGTTAATATTCTCTCCTTATTCCATGTATAAGGTTTTCGGGGGATGGTAATTTTTCTAACCAGCAAAACGATCCATAATATCGGACGAATCGTCTTCCCCTGCATAATCATCTTCTTCTACTCCCATGAGAATCATAGGATTAATCAAGTCTTTAGTTTTCGATAGATTATGATGTTGTTTCATCTTAATTAGGTTATATTCTTCTTCCATATGTTAGGGTTTTAGTGATAAGATTTCAAAGCCGTTTTCCCATTTCTGAGTAATTGGGTCCCATACTTTGATTAGTTTCAAGTCAAACCATTCTTGTAAGTCTGTAGCTTTAGGTGTCTTCTTATAAGAGAAATTTTCATATATCTCTCGAAGAACATTCTTAATATATACCTTAGATACTCTATCTCCCTGTGAGAACCTGGCACAAACCTCTGACTTAAGGTCATTAACATCAAAGATCTTCATTGCTAATAGTTCCTTCATCTTTTTAACGCTATATTTATAACTGGTCATCCTATTCTTTCCAATATATCTATAACTGTCAGAAATCAACGGATCTATTTGATCTAATATTACCTCTATCTCACCATCAGAAAATAGATAATCACTATCGCAAAGAAACTTAGCTTTTTCATAAAAACTACCCAAAGTTTCATATACGCTAAGAAAATCTTTCACTCTTTCCGAGATAGAATCACTACCTAAGACTCTTTCTAAGGTATTAAATACGCTAAATCTATCAGCATAGTCTTTATACTGAATATCATAAGACCTAACCTCTGCTATATATGCCAGTTTATTTTCAACGGGTACAAGATCAAACGACTTAGTGGTCGGATTATAGACGTGATTAACTGCTACATAGTCTTTTTTATAATTATAAATCTTAGCTAGGAGATCCATATTCTTTACGTGTTCTATCTCAGAAGAAATTAATACAGGATCGGAGCTTTCCATAGCTCTTTTATTTCCAGCCAATAAAGTCTCCGTCGTCTTCATCTTCTTAGAAATGATTTCTTCGAGAGTCCTATTATCCTTGCCAACTCTTCTCACTATATAATAAAATTCAGCTTCATTTTTCCAAGGATTTTCAGTAAGTCTTTGCCTACCAAGAATCTGAGGAAGATCCAATGAGATATCAACAGCCATTGAATCTACGTTAGCATCGGATATAATAAAAGACTTAGCATTATCTGAATAAAAGTCCGCACCTAAGTAGACGGTTCGTGTACAGAAAGTAAACATCTTCCTAGACTCTCCACGAAGAGGAACTCGGCCTATCTCCCAACCAGGACCAAGCTTCTGGTGAAGCCTCTGCCTGTTCTCTCGAGTATCAGCACAGAGAATATTACATTCTTCTGGAGCAAGATCTAGTCTAGATATAGTATTACAGATATTATTAACTGAATTAAGATAGATAACAGCTTCTTGAGACGTGACCATTTTTGTACCAACAACTCTGCTTTCACCTTTTCCTTTTTTGTAAGAATCTACAATACCTCTGATGGTTTTCGTTAGAGAATCAATGGTTCTTACTTTTAGTCGTGGTTTAGTTACTCTTTCTGGCTGTTCTGTTATCCAGTCGAAATAGTAATAAGGAAGATTTGCAAACTCGGGAATTAACATAAGATAAGACCCTATCATGGGAGTCGCTGATACGTAGCATACTTTTTGTACTCCTTGCAGATCTCCTACGAATTTCAATTCTGTAGTAGATTTAAAAATGGAATCAAGAAACACGCTCTGAAACTCATCTACAACAGTATAGAACTGGTCGAAAATGCCAAAACCAGTTAATCCGTTAGCTCCATCACTAAGAATAGACTTAATAATGCTATACGAATCATAAGTAACGAGAATTTTCATGGGTTTACCATGAGATCTCATACGATCGCGGTACTCAAGGAGATCATAATAGAGAGTTTTATACCTTTTAATGCTCTCCTCTTTTTGTTTTTCGTTCTGTACTGAAATCTTTTCTTCCTCAGATTTTATTGCCTCCAAGTCTTTATCCAAGGAATATTTTCCTTTACCAATAGAATTATAATCCTTATCGATATTTAGCAAAACCTCTAAATCGTTCTTTGCATAAAAAACTTCATCTGGATGCTGATCAAATTTGTTTTGAAGAAGAACTCTACGAGGGGAGCAGAGAATAATATCTCTAGAATTTCTTATACAATACTCAGTATATCCACAACCTGGAATCTTTTTATCAACAATATGTGGATATGGAAAGAAATACTTTTGATCGTACTCTTTCCACTCAGATATATACCTAACTCCTTTAGGTACAACAATAGATTGACCAACTTCTTGATCAACTCGCTCTAGGCTATTAGCCTCAGTAAAATTTATAATGTTATCCATATGTCTTTTGGTTAAAATTAATACAGAGTCCACTTTTAAAAACTAGCAACTTCCTAAAAAGTCGTTGCTAGGGAACCCAAGGTTTCTTTTCATTAGTTAGGTTTTTGTTTTCCTCTAAACGCGTTTTTCTCATTTCATCTAGAATATTTGACAAAGTCTTTAATTACTGCTCATTCCACTAAAAAAAAGAGAAACCAAATATTTATAAATTTTCACATTTCAGTTCTGTTCTTGTATATAGATTATAATAACAGAAATATTAAAAAATGAAAATTCTAATTTTTTCTTATTTCAATATAATTCTTTTATTGGCTCATTAAATAATCAAAATTTGAGAAATAAGAAAGACATAATCCTCCAGGGAAATCCTACTGTGTTCGGGCGAAGCCCCAAACGAAACACCAACCGGGGTGACGATTTTAGTGGAGACGCGAAGCGGCGGAGCGTTAAGAAATCGGTGGCCACGGGCAGGCCGGTGGTGTGAGTCTTTCCTTTCTTCTCTTTCTCTGAGGGTTCCCTTCCACGCCCTTATCAGAGAACAAATGACGAAACTTTATGCACTATTCAGTAATTGTTATCGGCGAAGATCCCGAAACTCAGCTAGAGCCCTATGACGAGAACCTTGAGGTAGAACGTTACCTGAGAGCTTCCAAGGCTGACTTAATTCGGGAAGTAAAGGAACGCTTCAGATATGAAGTGGGTCATGGTGAATGGATTAATTACGTAAAAGATCGGACTGCCTGGCTTAAGGAACATGAGAAAGATCAAAACTTAATTACGAGGGTTGAAACCTTGGATAAACGTTTCTTATGGACAGACGAGGAATGGTATTTTCATGCCATTGAATATTCGGATGATATAGATCCGGACGACGGCGGTGAATATTCGACAAGGAACCCGGACGGAAAGTGGGATTGGTATGAGATAGGTGGTAGGTGGGGTGGTGACATTGAACTTAATGATGGAACTACAGCCGATACCGCCCTGGTTAAAGATATTAAGAACCTAGACACCCTACATTCCTACTATCTCCTGAACAACGGAGTTTGGGAAGGTCCAGACGATGGTTTCAACTGGAGAGTAAACGACTACGAGGAACTCAGGGCAAGAGAAGCTGACTTTGAGAATCATATAAAAGAGGTTCTTAAGTCTCTTTCTCCAGAAACTCGCTTGACTATTGTGGATGTTCACTCGTGAAATGAAGATTTTGCGTTTCCCTGGCAGGTCTCTTCTTTATGCGTGAAAGAATAAATTAATTTATTAATTATGATTAGAGCAATTGATACTAAAATTTTAGTTAAACCTGAGAAATTACAGGATGATGCCTTGACCGAGAAACTCGGAGGCTTTAAGATGACTGTTGGTGATGGTAAGTTTGATTCGGCTCGTGTTGTGTCCGTTGGTCCTAACGTAGCAGATCAATCTATTACTGGTGGTGCGTTGGTTTATACATACCCTAACGCTGGTCATGAAGTTACTTATGAGGGAGAGACCTATAAGGTTATCTCTGTGTCGGACATCTTAACTGTAGTTGATTAAAGAAATGAATAATAAGATTATTGAAAAAGGTGACCAGGTTCAGAGCCGAGTCATCGCTGGTGTAGTGAAGGCCGTTGAGGCTATTAAGACAACTATTGGACCTTCCGGTAAAGCTGTTGCCATTGACACTGACTTTGGCGTGGAGATTACTCGTGACGGTGCTACCGTGGCAAAGTCTATCCAACTGAAAAACCGTGAGGAGAATATTGGTGCTGAACTTGTTAAGAAGGCAGCTACCCTCACGGAGGATCAGGCGGGTGATGCTACTTCCACAACATCACTTCTTATCGAAGAGTTTTGTGTAAGGGGTCACAAAGCAGTCACCAATGGAGCTAATGTGAATGAGCTTAAGGCTGGTATGTTGAAGGCTGGTAAGTGGATGGAGAATTACATCAAGGATAATGCCATTGAAATTGATGGTGACCTTGAGAAGATTCGAAAAGTAGCCACTATCTCTGCTAACAATGACCCCGAGGTCGGTAACTTGGTGGTAGAAGGTATTCAGAAGGTCGGTTTGAATGGTTTGATCACGGCTGACATGGCATCTGGTCTTGATACTATCATTGACGTTACTACCGGTATGAAACTGGATCGTGGTTGGGCATCTCCACAGTACATAACTTCCCCAGAGGATGGTAAGTGTACTATGGATAATCCTTACATCCTGGTTGCTGGTGAACGTATCTCTAGTATGGGTCAGCTCATGACTCTTCTCCAGGATTATCAGACCAATTCACAGGGACGTCCCTTGCTGATTATCTGTGACGACATGGACGATATCGTTAATGCTACGTTCGTTATGAATGTCTTGCATGGAGCTATTCGTTGCTGTGTTGTGAAAGGTATTGACTTTGGTGATTCCAGAAAGAACATCATGGCTGATATTGCCATTGCTGTTGGAGCTGACTACCTATGTCAGGAGAATGGTACGACCGTTGCACAGGCCACCTTGGCTAACCTTGGTATGGCTACTCGTGTAGTGGTAAGTCGTGATAGTACGATTATCTATGAGGGTCATGGTGATCCAGAGGCTGTTCGTGAACGTGCTGAGATTGTTAAGGCTCGTCTCCAGGCTGAGGGGGTTAGTGACTATGATAAGACCAAGTTTGAGAAGCGTCTCGCTAATCTGACGGGTGGTATTGCTATCATTCGTGCTGGTGGTGCAACAGAAGCTGAGAAGCAGAATCGTAAAGCAACCATCGAAGATTCTGTACTCGCCGCGAAGAGTGCCATTGAAGAGGGTTGTGTACCAGGCGGTGGTTATATCTTCTTCAAGGGTAGCCGTGCCGCTAAGAAAGACAAGGCATTCTGGAAGAACCTGACTCCTAGTGAGAAGGAAGGTGCCATGACAGTGTTTGATTCACTGCCTGTTGTCCTGAAAACCATTGCAGATAATGCGGGAGCAGAAGGTGTTATTGTCTTGGAACGAGCTGCCATTACAAAGGACGGTTTCGTGTTTAATGCCAAGACGAAGCAGATGGAGAAAATCGAGGATTCTATGATTCTGGATTCCGCTAAAGCACTTCGAGTATCCTTGGAGAATTCAATCAGTGCTGCAGCCATGATTCTCTTGATTGACTGTACTATTATTGATGACCCAGAGATCAAAAAGGAGAATGGTGGTGTAATCTAAAAAGAAAGGAAGTACCCTATAAAACGGGTATTTCTTTTTCGAAACAAAGAAAACGCGGATCCTTACCCTCGAATCCCTGATTAGTGAATGAAAAGAGATAATATTTTAGGTTATGTTTGATAATGATTTTAGCAAATTTGATCCTACTCCTGGGGAGGGACCCCCTGATGGAAACTGGATAGATGGTGGTGAAGAGCCTGACGAGGATGATTGCCCTTGGGCCAAAACTATCTTAGCAGCTACATTGATTCCCAAGCCGTTTGGCATTCCCTGGGACCCGGACAAAGTTAAGAAATTCCTGAGAGATCGCGGATATGCCGTGATTGATAGATTTGATCCCGAGACTGAAGAAGAATACACGATCGTGGCTAGACCTGATCAAGAGTATATTCCAGACAGTCCGAGCGAATCTAATCTCATGGATACGTTTATTGATGAAATACAAGATATCATATTAGGATGGTTGAAGAAGCAGTAATACAGAAATGGGAATTCTTGATTAATGCCGCAAAAAATTATTGGGTAGATTCTCTCCCGACCGGCATGTCAGATGAAACTTTTGATTCCTATGAACGAAAAGCAGCCCAAGAGGATGGATTTTTCGTAAGGGACTATGTTTTTGATACGTTTCTGAAAGGAGCGAAAACAAAAAATGAATATATTGAGAAGATAAAGAAGTTTAAGGTGGAAGGTGTAACAATGCTGGAGGCTATTAGACAATCTTCTCAGGAGCTTGGTCTTAGTAAGGACGAAACTTATTGTACTCTGAAGTACGATGGTAGTAGTATTGCTATCTATCTTGATTCCACAACAGGAAAACCGAAACGTATTGTAACAGTGGGAAACCTGAACTTAAGTGGACTTGGGGTGGATCAGACATGGAAGCTTATGAAGTTTCTCCCAAAGAAATTCCCTAAAGGTATTGTTGCTATTCAAGCAGAAGCATTAATTGATATAGATAGATTAAATGACATTGACCCTGATCGGGCTAGGCAGAAAGCTAATGGCTTGATTAACTCGAAGTATTGTGATGCAGAAGTTTCTAGTCTCTTGACTCTTCGAGCCTATCGGTATTACACAGATAATACTCAGCAAGGACAGTTCATTAGAAACTCCAACTACAAAAACGTTTTAGGATCTTTCCAGACAGTTACATCTGCGCTTGACGGACATGTTATGTTCGCCCCAGCACAGGTATGGACATTGACGGAATTGGAGACTATGGGTGATTTTGTAGAACATGATAGAACTTTGACAAACACTGGCAGATTCCTGAACGACGGTATTGTTATCTATAATGCCCAGGGAATTTGTCAGAGAGCCCTCAAATACGCGGGAGCAGGTTCTGGCACAGAGGCTATTAAGACTGTGGTTCACTCCATTCAGTGGAATGATCAGACCCCGAAAGGTAAAGACTCTTGGTCTGCTAACGTAATAGTAGATCCAGTTACCATTCATGGTTGTACAGTTAAGAAACCTAGTGCAGGTTCTGTGGCAAAGTTAGTAAAGAATAACATTACTCCAGGTGCTGAGGTTGGTATAATCTTGGCCAATAGTACTATTCCCATGGTGGGTGAAGTATTTAAGGGTGGTAATGGAGACTATCAGTGGCCTACCTGTACTTGTGGATATACCATGTCAGAGAAAGACGTTTATGGATCCCTAATTAAGTGCGGTAATCCAATGTGTTCTCAGAGACTAAACCGGATGCGAGCCTATATGGGAAGTGTTAAATCCATTGACGATCTCGATCTCAATCAGTTACTTGTGATTGATCGTTTTAGATGGGAAAACACTGGTTTTGATAAGACTGTACTTCTCATGTATATCAGAGCAAATGATTCACAAGGGTATCACGATTACTTAGATTCATTCCTGAAGACATCACTTCAAAAGAGAAACCTCGAGTTAGTCTGGGCAGCCAGTTTCAAGGTCTTAACCGAAGTATGTACAAAGTAGACAAGAAGAATAAAAATTATCCGGCCACAACCTTGGAGACATTCCATCGTGTGGTCCGTGATTTTGGAAGTGCAGCCAGGATATCCAATATGTTTGAGATTTGGAAAGACATCTATGACGTTGATGAGTTCATGCTACTTGACCTCAGACAATGTCAGAATGGACCTTTCGAATCCTACCTGATGGATAGACAGCTAGATTGGATGAAAGGAGAAGAAGTAGATCTCACAGAGATTTATGAGGCCATCTTGACTACAGGAGATTTTACTTCTAATGAAAAGAGACTATTCCAGGTTGGAAAACCTGAGGAAAGGATTTGGGGTATCTTACTTGCTATCACGGATCCGACTAATATAAATAATATCTAAAACAACAAATGATTGAAGTAAGTTTGTATGCAGTTCCCGCAGGTAGCGATGTTAACGTTACTATGGGACAATGTGTCGATCGTTCACGTTTCGACAAGGAGACTATGGGCGTTAGTGTTATGGATTTCGTTAAGGGATTTCTGCGCACGAACGTTGCATCTATTGAAGTTGCCTTGGGAAATCCGGACATTATCAATGTAATTAACGGTGACGCCGGAATTACGACCAAGGATTTTGCTTGTATTAATTATTGGCTGGCTAAGGCTGGTTATCTGGTAAAGATTCAGAATGTAACAGACGACGAGGACAATGCTACTGATGTTCCTGCTGGCACAGCCGAGTGGAATGTTATTGATAGCAACTTTGTTCAGTATGATTATCCGACTGCCATTAAGATTATTCCCACGGACGGTATGGATATCGTAACTGTTCTTCGTCAGGCAATTGATCAGTCTGGTCTTTTTGATGATAGTAAGTTCAGTGGTACTAAGAATCCTCTGAAGGAGATGATTGAGAATCTTGAGAAGGTTAAGGAACTGACTGGCCGTATTGAGCCTGGTTACGCAACCCGTATCTATGACATTCTTGATCAGGTAGGAGTTAAGCTGTTCTTGGCAACTAGCACTGAGGGTTAATGGTTACACTTCAGAACGATCTTCTCGAGATCTACAATAACTTAGTAGAGTTTTCGAAAACAACTGTTCTGACTGATAGACCCATTCCCATTACAGTAAAGTATGAGAAAGACGGAGTTGGATCACCTCTCCTGCTAGAGCAGAAAGGAATATCCGTGAGACTTCGTCTTCCTATCTACTATTGTCTTGGACTTGACTCTATAAAAAAGCCCACTTATCTTCTCCCGGATGACTATAATTATCTAATGAATACTCTTCAATCTATGATTGCAGATGATAGGATCTTAGATGAAAGGACATGTCTTTCCCCAGAGAATTATGGGTTTGATATTTATGCAGTTGATCTCCGAGAATTTAGTAAAGGGCCAGATAGAATAGGAAGTGTTAGGTTTGTATCAGGCAATTCCTGGCTCTTTAGACTGTTTACTAAGTGGAAATATAAACTATGATTAAAGTAAAAGTAATTAATAAGTCTAACTACCCACTTCCTGAATATGCAACATCAGGATCAGCGGGAATGGATCTAAGAGCAAATATAGAACAAGAAATAACTCTCAAACCACTTGAGAGAAAACTATTCCCAACGGGACTATTTATTCAGTTGCCACTTGGATACGAGGCACAAGTAAGACCTCGTAGTGGACTGGCATTGAAGAAAGGATTGACAGTTCTTAATGCCCCTGGCACAGTTGATGCTGATTACAGAGGAGAAATAGGTGTGGTTCTAATTAACCTGAGTAATGAGGAATGTACTATTGAGCCAGGTGAAAGAATAGCTCAATTAGTTATTGCCCAACATGAACAGGCTGACCTAGAACTCACTACAGAATTGTCAGAAACAGAGCGCGGAGACGGAGGATATGGACATACGGGTCGGAAATAATATAGAGCGACTCCTGAAGATGAAAGGCAAAAGAAGGCTGGGAGTCAAGGGAGAAATTGCTGACGCGATCCAGTCTATACCCTGGGATAAGTTTCCCGGTGCCGATCTTAAATTCATTGAGTCACAGGCCATCGAAACAGAACATGGCCAATGGGAAGAGTTCAGTCTCTTAATAGAAATAAAAAAAGTTATAGAAAATCCACAATGGTTAAGACATATTTTTAATGTTCTAGATATAATAGGACAGTCTTTAGTAAGCTTGAATGTAGATCAAATGGGAATACAGCAGGTAGAGTGTGGATTACCAAATTATTATTACGTACTAATTTATATTATTAATAATGGAAGAGAAAAAGAGAATCCGGAAGAGTCCTTCTCCTATGGAGGACCCGAATCCTATTATGAACAACACGAGTTCTGAAGAAGAATTTACTGATGAAAGAATTAATCAGATTGTATGGGGATGGGATAGTGTTGATAAGGCAGCTGCTGAAGTATTTGCATCTATTCATCGTACGCTTCTTGAAGGCGTTCCCGTGTTCCTCTATAAAAACACTAATACAAAGAGCGACCTATGTCAGGTTGTGGTGGTTAGAAATATAGATGAGCAAACTGGAAAGCTATCAGATGATTATGGAATGGGTATGATTACAGCAGGATTTTCTGTCTTATATCCACACCTCCCTATCGAGTATCTAGAGTCAGATCTTCTTTCGGACTTAGAGAAGTACAAAGTAGATAAGAAAATCATCAATACATACGTAAGTATTATTAATGCACTTAAAAAGTAATTATGGGAGAGGAAAACGAAATTAAAGTATTAGCTCTCGACTTGGGTTATAGTGCCATCAAGGCTTGTTATACTGACCTTGAAGGCGTACTCCAGTATGAGAAGTTTATAAGCGCAGTTGCCAAATTCCCCGAGAAGCCCTTGGAGATTGACAACGATGTTATGTTTCAGGTAAACGGAGAATATTACATCATTGGAGAAGCAGCTCTTCATGTACCTAAGTCATACCTTATTGAGATTGTTGACTATAAGTCCATGAAAGCATGTTATCCAATCTTAGTTAGTTTTCTCCTTCAAAGATACAAGACTTATGGCCTATCTTTTGACAAGGTAGCTGTTGGTCTTAGCATGGCTTTTAATCAGTATGCCGATGACCTCTTGTCTTATCTCTACGAAACTTTAATGATAAATCCCTCCACTAATTACTTCCTTTGCTTACCACAAGGCCTAAGTTGTAAGGCATCTTATAATGAAATGGGCCTTAGCCTTCAGGAGAAAAGTTCTAAGACTAAGATGAACTCTTATATCCTCTTGGATGGTGGTATGCTTACTTGTGATTTTGCTAATATTGCTTCTTCAGGAACAACTGCAGGTAGCTGTATTGGTGTAGAAGGTAGTGGTGTTATTAATATAGTTAACAACTTGTCAGATTATATCTACAAAACATATGAGTTCCGTTTAAGCAACCGAGAAGTTCAGAAGATTATTGAGGATAGCCCTCAGGGTCAGTTTGAGCGAAGAGGTCGTCGTTATGATGTAACGGAACCTATGGATAAAATTTGCAAAAAATATCTGGCTGATGTATTAAACCTACTTGAAAACAAGTTAGGTGAAGCTATCGATGCTGTGGATGGTATTCTTGTATGCGGCGGAGTAAGTTATATATTCCGAAAGTATATGAATGAACCAGACATGAAGGCAGAGATTGAAAGACACTTCCCGCTTAGTTTCTTAAAGCTAACGGAAAGTCTGAGCGAGTATTATAACTGTGATAGTTACCTAAGAATCGTTCAGAAACTTGCCCGAGAGGGAAGAATTAAGTAAGAAAAGGAAGAGTGTGACCAATTGATCATGCTCTTTTCTTTCATTAAAAAGTTTAAGTTTAAAGGAATGACAGGAAAGATTATTAAAGGACAGGCTATGATTATTGGTGATAGCCTCGTTCAAAATCAGACCTTGATCTCATCGAGTGGTGTCTCCGAGAATATCGTACCCCTGATCAAGAATATTTGGGAGGACTTACTCAAAGCGGATGGCGCACACGAATATAAGAGCAACCTAAAGAAGACATATTTCTATTGGGAGTATAAGATGACTGATTCGGAAGATGATACTACGGAGATTACGAGAATGATCGAGTGTCCTCGTCCGAAAGAAGGTCTTTTTGAGGAACCCTATGATCCTGCTGATGGAAAGGGTGACTATGCAAAAGTATGGCTGACTCGATTTAAGACGGCTGCTGATAATGCTAAGAGTTCTTATACTATTCAACCAAAGGAGATTGTATTCCCTGGCACGAAGTATATTAATCCCCAGGGCGATATGGTTGACGTAGAAGAGAAAAGAGTCTGTAATGACAACCTAGGAGACATTACTAATCTCCTTGCAATATTCTAAAACGGCTAAAATGCGGCTGAGGGCCATGGACGCCGTTATATAATGAGAATAAATTTCAGGTTTTATTTTCAGAATTAAAAATTATTAAAGAATATATAAACAAATGAATGAAGACGATTTTTTGCTAGATGATGAAGAGGATCTCGAAGATCAAGAATATGTCACTCCAGAAGAGGACGTAGATGAAGAAGGAGATTTCGAATCAGAGTCTGATGAAGAGAAAGAATCGAGTCCTCAGCTAACGGAAGAAGACTATGGTGGTAAAATGACAAAGGATGAGATTTGGTTATCCTCTGCCTACGACGACATCATGGCTGCCTCTAAGAAAGAAGATCGTGTAAGTATGGGTGGTGGACGTGCATTCCCAAGTAATATAGTGGATGCTGTTCGAACCATTATTGCCGCTTCTCCTAAGAATACAGCTCAGATGACCGTTGAGAACTACACCAAGGAACTTTTCCAGACACAGGGTCACAACCGTATCCCCGCTAGTATTTATGCACCAGATCAGCCGCTCAGAAGTGGAGACCTGGATGATGAATTTGGTGGAGCTGATGATGCTGGATTTAATGAAGCCTATGCAAAAGAAGCCCGTGCTCAGATTGCCCGCTTTGTTAAGTACCTGTCAGAACGTGACCTGTCGCGTGATTCTATTGTGTCGAAAAGACGCAAACAGAGACAGCTCCCAGCACTTATCATATTTCTGTTCTCATCAGGAATGTATGATCTTATTTTAAATTGTGAGACCATGCCTCCCGAATATGCAGTGCAGATTAAAAATGCATTTGAACGTATTCAGAAGCAGAAGTATGTAATTGTGGAGCAGCTTGCACAACGTTATGAAAGCCGTGGACGAGATAAGGTGGCTGAGCGTGTTAGGAAGATGGGTATCGAGTGGTTCACTAAAGAGCCAGCCGAGATTCGTTCTCTTGCTGCATACGCTGACCTGGATCTTGACCATCAGGATGTAATGGATTATCGTGAGTTTAGACCTCGTTTTACTAATGCTAGTCGTACAATTACGCAGGACTTAGTATCAGACTTAATCGAGGTAGTTATTGAGCCTAATAAGCTTTACGAGAAGCTCAAAGATAAGACACGTTCTGATGCTATCGCTGATGTCAAGCAGGTATTCAAAGAGTGGTCTAAGGACAACCCAATGGATTCCGAGCTTGCTGATAAGATTATATGGAAAGACTTAAAACTTGTAAAATAATTATACATGGCAGAAGTTAGTCTTGAATTGTTAACCGATGAGGATATCCTTGACTATACCCACTCAGAGGGTAAGGATAGAGTTCTAACCTCACACAAAGACCTCAACTTGAAATTTGGCTCAATTCAGCCTGTTCCAGGGGGTGTATACGATGTGGAGATCTTTGGATCCCCGTATGAAGATCGTTGTGTGTGTGGTAAGATTCGACAAACCTCCGCTGAACCTTGCCCTAATTGTGGAGCACGTGTTTTCACAAAGGAAGAGGGTCTACGTAGATTTGCTAGGATTGAACTCCCCTTCTACTACCTGAATGACTTACGTTTTGATATCTTCAAAGAACTCTTCGATCAGATTTTTGACGGAGTCAAGATAAAACTTGATTTTCAGGGAGAAGATCTAAGAAGAAATGGTTATGCTGGACGTTCCGCTAAGAAGTTGGGTATAAAAGTATTTGATACTTGCCAGTTCGAATATAGCAAAGCCAAAAACGAGCTCACTATCTCTGAGTTTATTACAAATGAGAGTAAATGTTCGTATGAAGGTTTGATGGCTATTATCGAGAAATACTTCCCGGAGCATTTGCTGGCATACAAACGAATGATTAACCGGTATTACTTAGTACAACCGGCTATGATGCGACCATTTAGCTTGGTTATGCGTGGAGGTCAGAAGAAAATGAACTCTCACAAACTGAGTATATGGTACTCTATTGTTATTCGCCTGTGTTGTGCGGATGACGTTAAATCAAATCCCCAGAACTATGTAAAGACTCTGGAGCAGTTCAAGACCCCTGGCGAGCGTGTGAGATACACTGCCTTGCTGAGGATGTTACTGAATGCAGGTAAGAAACAAGCAACAGACCTCTTAAATACATCAAAGAAGAATGAGGCTCGTGGATTGTATTCAGTTCGTGTTAAGAACTCTGCTCGTTGTCCTATTGTACCTAGTACAACATTAGCTGTGGATGAGATAGGTATTCCCCTTCATCTCGCTTACGAAATGTGTCGTGAGGGCTTCATTAAGCACTTAATCAAAGAGCTTAACTTCACACAGGAGGAGGCTGAGAAGTCAACGAAGGAGGAGTATGAAAATCCTGAACTTATGCGACTCTTTAAGGAGTATGCAGAAAATCAGGTCGTGCTAAGTATTTAATTGGTACGTATAAATTGATGAATTGCTGGGATTAAGGGTGGATCCTTAAAATCAGCAGCTTACTTAAGTTTTGTTAGAAAAAAAAAAGAAAGGCGTTGAGCATGGTAGTATTAAAAAGAAAAACATACTCAGACCTAGGATGGAATCGAAGTGAACACATGAAACAACTTCACCAACAAGGTAGATACCTTGGGACGTCGAAGATTGGAGTGTGGAATCAGAGCCAGGAAAAACATGATAGGATGGAAAAAATTCGAGAGAGAAATCTCTTAGATAAATCCGCTCGTGGTTATGGATCTGAGTATGCTATGAGAGTTAATAACAGAAATCTCTTACATAATAAATTCCAGGGAGCTGATGGGTATATATATCTACTCGAATTCCCACAAAGTATAAAAGTTGGGTTCTCAAAAGATTGGGAACGCAGAACAACAAAACAGATATTAGGTGGTCGTGTGATAGCAATTATTTCAGGGCCTACTGATGATTTGGCTGATCTTGAATTTGATGTAATGATCAAGTTCCAAGATTATACGAAACTGGATCCCAATGGAATTAGATATACTGAGTTCCTTGAGAAATCAAAGAAAAAAGAGGTGTATCAGTTCTTGAAAGACTCAGTTAGGAAGAATAAAAATTTAAAATTTGAAGTACAAAACTAGAGTAAGTTCAACGACTATGTACGATTACAAAGATATAGTCTATCTGATGATAAAGCTAAATGCTTAATAATCAGAGTGTTAATCGTCAACCGACGTTGCATGAGTACAGTATATACTGTTGCAAGCTTCGTCTTGTAGAGCAGGACGCTATTGCGTACCCGATCAGTTTATGTGGTCCATTGAACGCTGACTTCGACGGTGACACAATTAGTGTCGTATTAGTACCAGAAGAAGCAAAAGAGGACACGATGGCGAAGATGTCGCCCCGCGTTAACAAGCTTTATAAAAAGAATCTGAAAAATATCTTCGAGTTTAATCACGAAACCCTTGAAAAACCTAGGGGTTATAAAATCTTACAAATTGCTGGAAAGTATTAAAACAGATCAGCAGTTAATAACAAATGTAGTGTAATTTTATGAATGATCTTTATGAATATTACTCTAAGTTAAACCCATTTAATGGAGTTGGGCTTGGAATAGAGAATTATTGTAGGAAATCGGGAAGATTTTGGGAATATTTTATACCATCTTTTATTAATAAAAACAATAAAGATGCCTGGGCAAAAGGACCCTGGTTACTTAAGAATTTAAAAGAAGGTGTAAATATACAAATATATTTCGATTTAGTAGTTTTAGGTATAAGTAGTGTAAATGATAGACCTAAATGTCAGTTTTGTGGGAAAGAGTGTATGTTTTTGTTTATTAGGGATCCTAAGAAAAATAGATATCCCGGATATAAGACTTATTGCAAGAATTGTAGGTATAGACATACTGCAGAACTTAACTCTATTAAACTAAAAGGGAAACCTTTGTCAGAAGAGAATAAGAAAAATTTAAGTCTTGCTAAAAAAGGTAAGAAACTGACAGAAGAACAGCGGTTAAAAAGACCTAGGGGATACCATTTTAAATTATCTGAAGAGGCAAAAGAAAAAATTTCCAAATCCAAAAAAGGAAAAATAAAATCTAGAAACTATTATGAATCTGGAAAATTTGTCTCAACTAAGTTTAATACTGAGATAGGTTACTTATCTTCATATGAAAAAGACTTTTTAACGATTATAGAATCGAGTCACTATATAGTTGATTTGTCTATACCAGATCCTATAAAATATAAAATAGGGGACAAATCACATTATTATTATCCAGACTTCTTAGTAACTACTTTATCTGGTGATAAATTTATGGTGGAAATTAAAGCTAAAAATTTATTAAACACGGAGAAGGTTATTAATAAAAGGTTGGCTGGAAAAAAGTGGTGTAGAAAGAACAACGTTAAATATATAACTTTGACGGAAGATGATCTATATATCAAAAGAAAGTTTTATGAGAGAAGAGACAGTAAAAGATTAAATAGATCTCTGTATCTATACGACTACTATGTATAATTTCTGTTAAACTACATTAAATTAATTCAACGACTATTCATGAGAACTTATGATATAGTCTAGTCTATATATGTTTTATATAGACCTACGTAATGGCTTAGCTAATATTTCGGAGTATACTCCGGATAGTCCTGACGACATGAAGAATCCTAAGCATTATTATACCGACTATGCTCAGCTCTTAAAAGATGTTGAGGTAGATGGTAAAATAAAAGCAGGAACTCCTATTGTCTTTACAGGAAAACTAGGTGGCGTTGATTATCAATCGAAGATTACTACATATGGACGACTCAGAATTTCAAAGATCATTGAAGCCGATCTTGATGAAATTAAAGTAGGTGGTAAGCCCGTGATTGGTCCGTATGAGCGCATTAACGCAAAATCAGCTGGAAGGTTGATGTCATATCTATATGGATATGAAGATTGGGTAGAGAAAGCTAACAAGCTTCAGCGACTTGGCTTGAAGTATGTCACACGTACTGGTGTTGTTACGTTTGACTACTCTACACTATATGCTAACACCGATAATGATACTTACAAGGAGATTAGAAAGATTGCTGACTCGTCTGAATTAACAGATAAGCAGAAACTTATGTTGATCTCTGAAAAGTATAATGGATACTTGAAGACTGTGGAGAACGAGTTTAGTTCTGACCTAAAAGCAGAATTAGACCGTGCTGCTCGAGTGAAGTTGGCTTCTATTGTGGCTATCAACGCACCTCAGTTCATTATCTCGGGTGTGGATGAGAAGCCTATAGTTAATAGAGGCAGCTTACTTGGTGGTCTAAGTGAAAGCGAGTACATTTCACATGCGATTGAGAACCGCAGCTTACAAAGTATCAAGCAAAGTGGCGTACAATATTTACTAAGGGTGCGCCATGCACAAAATCTAAAAATATTGCTGGAAGAAAAATTTATAATTAAAATCAGCAACTTGTTATGAATCAAGTAGTGAAGATCTTGACAGCTCTTGGAATGATATTTTCTGGGATTGGCCAAATGCTAGCTCAGTATAACGACATCGTCCAGAAAGCTGTTCCTCCCTCTAGTGATGAATGTGGGAAGGAAGGAAAAGAAGAAACTTGTAAGTAATAAGATCAACGACTATTACTTAAGAGGCTCTATGGTGTTGAGTCATGGTATAGTCTTAATCTGTATGAACGAATACAGAACTTATTACCACCCGACCGGGAAATATAAATTCTCGGTCTTGACCCTTGGGTGGATATATGAACCGACAGATCACGTTCCTTTTGAACAATTATAAGTTCAGTGCAGAGGGCAGTGATCCAAATAATGAGGGACTCCTTATTCCCCGATACGTAGCAACGGGCCGTACTGCGCCTAATGGCAAAGTATATGGTGATGTTGTACGTCAGAATGAGGATGACTTAGTACCGGTAAGATCAATAGTTATGAAAAGAGAAGGCGACCTCGATATCATAACTCCGGACTTACTTAGCAAAAATTTCCTGAAAACAGATACACCAGATGGCAGTGGTTTAGGTTTGGCTGCAGGTTCGTCCTTCTCGGAGGCAACTACGCAATCAATCTTAGGCTTAAAACACGGTTTTGATTAGCTGTGTATAAAAATAAATTATTGCTGGAATTGAAAATATCATTACCAGCAGTTTAGAGATACTTAAAGAATATTTTAAATTAAAATTTATGAAGAAAAAGAAAGTTATCTATAAAGAAAAAGAGTATATCGTGTCTTGTCCTGGAAGAATTGAATACAGTAGGACTAACCTGGTTAGTCCTCGATCTAAATATTTTCAAATATTAGATCAACTAGATGACTGTAAAGAACTCTCTACTTCTCAACGAAAACAATACTTATTTAATAAGTACGGACTTACAGAATTTGAGTACTATATAATAGTAGTATTTGAAGGGGATGAGTCTAAAATACCTATATGTTCTTATAAAAATCCATATACTGGAGAAAAATGTAACCAACCAAGAGTATTTAGATCTTTGGTTCCAATTAAAAATGGAAAATGGATGAACTATTTTATGGATGGTTGTAAAGACCACCTAGCAAATGCTGCTACTCAAGTTGCTCAGAGAGAAAATTATAAAAGAGGAGTAACTGGTCTTCAGAAGGCAAACAGAAGATCAAAAGAGTGGCGCAAAAAGCTCAGTATTAATGCAAAGAAACAAATAGCAGATGGAAATAGTATATTTTCACCTGATGATGTTAGGAAACCTTGGATTCCGAAAGCAGAGACTAACATTGAGAAACTTAAACAAACAACAAGAGATTCCTATGATAAGGCGGCAATAGATATTGGTTTGCCGGTAGATAAAACATTTAGTGTTGATGAATTAATAGCTATCGACAGAAAAATGTTCCTAAACAAAGGAGATCTATTTGATATTTGTGAATATTATTTAGTAGAATTAGAAAATTCTAATGCATTTAAGCTGGGTGTTAGTAGAAATACTAGTAATCGTATTGACTTAAGAGGGTATCATGGATATAGCTATGGAAAAAGTACTGTACTAGCAAAATCTACTAGAGAGAAGATAGCAGAATTAGAATACAGCGTTAAAATGGAATTTAAAGAATTTATTGTTATAGGAAACGAGGGATTTTTGATTGAGAAGAAAGAAGAGATATTATCATTTATACAAGAACAGCTAAAACTTTTAAGTATATAATTCAACGACTATATGTTATTTAATAAGATATAGTCTAAATCCTAAAGAGATTTAGGATAATTTTGGGTCATGAAAGAGTCATCGATAATTCAGGAAATCTATATGCTCCTAAAGATTGTGAACTGAGAGAAGATGGTAGGTGGCTTGTTCTTAAAGTACGAGGTGGAGAGCTTCGTTATCCAAGACCAGACAACTGGGTTGGTATTCCCAAGCAGAAATATGCAGCGGGAGAACTTTTAGGAACAGCTTATCATACTACATCTCCAGTATATAAGCTAAACTCAGTTATTCGATTAATGAATGCTAAGGGTAGCTCAGGCACGAAATATTTCGAGAAAGATACGGTAACTGTCGCCGATTGTTACGCGTATGAAGCTGGAACTATTCACTACACCGAAAACAAACGTGGTGAGATTGAAGTGTTCATTGGCGGACGTCAGTATGCATACTCCCCCGAGTCAATATACTACTTCCCTGACGGCACAGAGATCAAGAAATACCAACGCTTCTGTTCAGGAGTTGTGAACATGAGACAGGTTACGGCTGACCTGCCCGGAGATATTAACGGGGCATTTAATATATTTAGAAATCAATATTATTCATTAACAAGTAATGACTTTCAGAAGAGCGGTATTGTAAGTCCTAGTGACATGCAAGAGGAAATTGTTGAAATGGTATTCTCTGGTCTTACTAACATGGTAGTTGATCCCAAGACAAATAAAGTTGAGGAGATTGAATATCAAGGAACCCAGAATGCTATTCTTAATCGTAAGTCCTTCTTTACAACTTTGTCATATGGTTGGTCGTCCAGAATTATTGGTCGTGCCCTCAAGGGTGAACTTAATTTGGAAGGCGATACCATGACAAGTACGGTATTGAACCTTCTCCTGAATGATAAACTTGACAGTAAATAAAAGAAGATGGGAATTATAAAACTTGAACTTGATATTCCCGACTTTGAGAAAGAACTTAACGTGAATATAACCCTAAAGAAGGATGGTGTTGTGGTTGACTCTATGTCTACTACCTCATCATCCTCAAAGGGGAGTATCCCTGTTCCCACTCCTAAGCCGGAGAAACAGAAAAACGTGACAACTCCCGTACCAGGTGTGTCGACTAAGGTAACTCCAAAGTCAGTTACGCCAATTGGGGGAGGAAATATGATGAACATAGACTTCTAAGGTTAGTATGATGGGTAATAATGAAAATGATTATTTTTATAAAATAGTCTTAGCTTATGAGATACCCTACAACGTCCTTGATTCCAATGACCCAGATGTAGTTAGTGTGAGAGAAAATTTGTATGAGAATCTGACTAAAATGGTGCCAGAGCCTAGGTATGATAAATTCTCCACTAAACTATGTCTGTATCAGAGAAAAGATACGTTTAATTATATAGTAGAGTATACTGCTTTCTTTATGTCAACTGTGGGCCTTCCCATGGAAGAATATGTAGAAGCAGAAAAGCTAAAAGAAAAAGTAAAAATTGAGTTAGAGACATTCTTTAACTCGCTCGACTGTGAGTTTAAACAGTTAACATTAAAAATACTTTTATAAATGAGTAACTTTAATCAGTATTTCAGAAACACAGGAGCAAAACTTATTGTAGATCGATTCTTTGGTAGTGAAATTGATGCGTATAATCCCAAGTACAAGTTAACAAACTTGAATTGGCATATCGAAGAGGAAACTCCTCGTCCCGCATCTTACTATATTGAGAATGGATTGACGGCTACTCACAAGGTTATCTTGGAGTATACCATAAACTATGATGATGAGGTTCGGTTTTCTGAATTTGAGGTCCCCAAAGAGATTGATGGTGCTTTCATTATCGAGGGAGCATATCGTATTGCAACCAATACTCTGGGCAATGACTACGATTGTAGAATCAATATGTCTGGAACTGGAAGGTATGATATCAACTTTGACTATGATCGTATCTATGATATCAGGAAAGGTGTCCTCAAGATTAAACGAACTAATCCAGAGCTTGGCTTGCAGGAGCGAGTTCGAGAATATACTCTGGATGAAATCGACAATGTGACGGGTCTTGAAAGAGAGGCCCTTAGACTCACTGACCGTCAGATTAAAAAGCTGGAAATTAAGTTAGACTTAGACTACAAACCTGAGTTCATAACAAAGCGCTTGATTGAAGAGTGTCTGGCTTTTGGAGATGATCGTGTGAAGGATTTGGTGATTGATAAGAGAATCGAGTCCATTCCAAGTGGGTTTATGAACTATTTGTTTAACGGATCCAATAAGAGAAACTACTGGGGAACCAGAAAGAAGATCATGAATTATTGGTCCCGTTATAATAAACTACAAGAGCAAGTTAATGTCTTGACAATGCTGTGCGTTAGATATTGGAAAGGCAGTAGCGATGCTAGTAAGGGAGGAAGTGATCTGCAGATAAGCCCGGGTATTAATGCCATAGAAAGATTTGTGGCTTTCTGTATAATTGCCGGAAAGAGAAAAACTACAATCGGCAGACAAAAGTTTCAACGACTATATGATAGAACAAAGGTGATATAGTCTAAAAGGTCTCAAGAAAATTGAGAGAAATAAAATGAAATTTGCAGAGCTTAACTGGTAAGATCCAAATACCTCAAAGTGTAGCTTACAATTCGTCGTTTTCCGACTTGATTTGTGTTGGAGCTTAAGTTTAGGTGGTAGGCTCCTAAATTGAAATTAATTGCTGGAAAGGCAAAAGTCAGATCAGCAATAATTAAAATAAACTAAGTAATGTCAATAGAAGAGATAGAGTATTATAATAGGGTTTGGTATTATAATACATATAATAATTTGATAAATAAATCCCTACATAGAGGGTTAGATAAAACAAGATTAGATTATTACACGGAGAGACATCATATTCTGCCAAAGTGTATGGGAGGTAAAGATGAAGAGTCTAATTATGTTTTATTAACTGCAAAAGAGCATATAATTGCTCATATGTTATTACAAAGATGTTACCCAGATAATGCGAAATTAGCATGTGCCGTAGATTATATGTTTAGAGTAGCAGAGGCTTTGGGAAAGAACATTAAAATCTCCGTATCAACTGCAGCATACTATAGAGAGCTGTGGCATGAAAAAAGAAAATTAATCGCTTCAAATATTGGTAAAAATATCTCAAAATCTACTAAAGGAAAGAAGCGCGGCCCAATGTCAAAAGAAGGATATGAAAAGTGGAAGAAACATATTAAATATGGTGTCGAGAACCGCACTTTTGGTACATCAGCTAGTGATGAAGCCCGGAAAAAGCAATCACTTGCCAAATTAGGAAAATCTACTGGACCTAGAGATGAAAAATTTAAAACAACGATCTCAAACAGGAATTCCGGACATCCTCAAGGAAAAGAAATTGAGGGACCTGATGGAACCATATATCCTACTTTAGCTAGCTGTGCTAGAGAGAACAATATTACTGTAGGAATTTTAAGAAACTGGATAAACAGACATCCGGAGAAAGGGTTTAAATATACCGGAAAATATACTAGCGTAATATCTTGTATAAGAAAAATTCAAGGCCCTGATGGTACTATCTACGACTCTGTTAAAGAAGCAGGGCAAGCAACTAATCATAGTCCAGTGGTTATAGGAAGATGGGCTAAAAATAACGAAAAAGGGTTTTCATATATAGATTAAATATTCTTAGTTAAAATTATTCAACGACTATATACAATTTCTAAAGATATAGTCTATTCTAAGTAGTTGATACTTAGATAATTTAGACACCGATAAATCAAAATGTTGGAAAACAAAATGCCTTGACGAAATCCGTACATGTAACGGACACTGACATACTTTTCGACGTATATAGTCCAGATTTTGTGAAAATAACAATTCCATATTTCGACTATCTAAACAAAAAAGTATGTGCTAGTGAGTATGTTGATTACGAGACTAATACTCTTAAGCCAGATGCTGAGGGTATGGTAGAGGTTAAACATAGATTGAAAAGAAAACGTGTTCCCGTGGAGGAAGTTGAGTTAGTGGATCTTCACCCCGATTATCGTTTATCGGAAGAGGTACGAAGAATTCCATTCGTTAACTATACAGATAGTGTGCGAATTCACATGGGTAGCTCGATGCTCAAACAATCTATACCTCTCCCCGGTGCCGAAAGACCATTGGTTGATACTGGCAACGTAGAAGAGCTCAAGGACAACGTTCTGAATGAAAAGTTTACAAAAGATGAGGGAGTAGTGAAAGAGATAACGGAGGATTCTGTTATTATTGAACTTCCGGATAAAGATACGGTTGAAGTTCCCAGACGTACTGCAATTCAATCCGTTAATGATGTCGACGTCTTTATTGAACCTAAGGTCAAAGTTGGCCAGAAGGTTAAGAAAGGTGACGTTATTACGGGTGCAGTTAACTTGGAAGCTGATACGTATAAGGCAGGACTAAACGCACTAGTTCTATTCCATGCAATGTTTGGCTATGTTAATGAGGATGCTCTCGTTGTTAGCGAATCATTTGCAAAGAAGATGTGTAGCTTCTCCATTATAGATCTAATGTATGACGTTAAGTCAACAGAAGCTCTTAAGTGGATTGCTCCCATCGGTACTAAAGTAAAAAGTAAAGATCCTGTCTTGACAGTGTACAAAGCTGTTAGGTTGGACGAAATTAATAAAGCACTCCAGGATAAGCTTGGTAGCTTGTTTGGTGAGGGAAGAGATTTCTCTGAGTATACGATCGAAAATTCCTTAATAGTTCCTCCCAATATTGACGAAGCTTATGTAAGTGATGTTATGATCCAGGAGAATAAAGTTGTTCGTACGCCAGGTAAAGGTGTTAAGCGACCTGATCTCTCTTTCTCTCATACGTCACAGGATGTGATAAGTGAATACGAAAAGAACAAGGATAGAAAGGTTATTTATGATAGATATCCCGAGTATATCGCAGCTGATAGGCTTGATCCGATAAGTCTGTCAGACAAAAATTACAAGGTGGTTTATACGATTAGAGTGAGACTGATCAAGAGAACTAACCTGATGATTGGTAGTAAGGTGACAAACAGATTAAATTCCAGGTCTGTTAAAAGTATTAATTGCTGGGACGATATTAAGTTCAAATCAGCAAGATAGGAATGTCTCCAACGACTATATGTATTTACGAAGATATAGTCTTAATACTAAACAAAGGTTTGGTAATTGACTTGATGGAGGTAAGGGAGTTATAAGCAAAATTCTCCCAGACAGCCAGATGCCGATCATGGTAGAGAATGGAACTGGGAAAAAACGAGTAGTCGAGGTGGTCATGAACCCATACAGTACAATCAATCGTAAAATCCCCAGCGTGAACATGGAACAACTTCTCTCTACCTGTTGTGTTCGTATTCATGACATCGTAGAAGAACGTAAGAATGGTAGTAAAACTGAGCGAAATACTATTCTTCCTCTCGTACAAAAATATTATCCCGGCCGTTTTGATAATATGACCCTCGACGAGTTTATTGAATATCACAATACTCATAAGCTTGAGGACGTCTATTACATGAACGTCGGTTCGTATAGCACTAAGTTTACTCCGCAGCTGGTGGATCAGTGGGCACAGGAACTTGGTGTTACACCACAATCAAAAATACTCATTCCAACAAATACTGTTGCTGATCTTGATGAGCTTAAAGAAAACCTCCCCGAGGACGAATTTGAAATCATCAAGAAAAACATGGAAGGTAAATACATTGAGGTAGATAAACCACTTAGTGTGGGTTATATGTCCCTCATAGAATTGTACCATATCCCTAGATTACATTCATGGGGATGTAAAATCAGTTTAATAGCTGGAAAGATTAAGTCTAATCAGCTAGAATAAAATTCCACAACGACTATGTACTGTTAGGTGATATAGTCTTAGCACTAAAATAATTTAGCGAATGATAGATGTACAGTAACAAGGTAACATCATCGATGTTTGGCGTAGATGTGAATGAGTTTAAAGATGATCCTATCATGGGCCGTGGTCGTTATAGACAAACGGGTCAAAAGATCGGTGAAATTATTTGGTTTCATAAACCTGAGAATTACTGGAACTGTAAAAACAAAACCAGTAATATAGTTAAAATAAAATTAAACAGATGGCAAATAAATCTAGACCTGAACATATTGCATATAATAAAAAGATGATGCAGTATAAAAATCCAGATTATAAATATAAAACTTGGCACGATAGTATAATAAATAGAGCCAAGAATCGAGAAAAAGTATGTGGGGAATATTATGAATTTCATCATATTATACCTAAATGCTGTGGAGGAACAGATGATGTATCTAATACTGTATACTTAACAGCGAAAGAACATGTATTGGTCCATAAACTACTACATGAAATATATCCAAAGTGCCCCGGATTAGCAGAGGCTGTAAATGCTATGGCTCTTAATAAAAAAGGTGGTAGAGAAGGTGAGAAACGATTTTCTACCAGAGAAATAGCATATTATAGAGAACAGGCAGCAAAGGCTCATAGAGGTAGAAAGATGCCTGAAGGTTTCGGACAGAAGATTGCAGAAGCTAATAGAAAAAGAATTGTAAGTAATAGCCAAAGACAAAAAATGTCTAATTATATGAAAAATCGAAAAAGAGATATAGACTACTTATTAAATCAATCTGAAGGCCACAAAGGACAAAAGGCATGGAACAAAGGTGTACCAATGTCTGATGAACAAAAAGCTAAGCTTAGTAGTATAAGAAAAGGAAGAAAGCTCCAAAAGGTAGTTGATCCGTTAGGTCGAATATTTCCAAGCTTAGCAAAAGCAGGGGAAGCTAATGGATTATCAGGAAAAGTAGTTAAAAGCTTAATAACTAAACACCCTGAAAGTGGATATAGATTTTTGCCAGAAAATTAAAGCTATACACAACGACTATGTACAAGTCAGCTTTCATTGCTGAAGATATAGTCTGTCTCTACATATAGTGTAGAGAATTTTACGGGAATTGTCAGCATATCTTTCGAGAAATGCTAAAGACTTTCTTGACTCAGCCCGAGGTGATACCGCAGCCGAAGACAATCAGCGATTCCTAAATCACTTGCTTGGTTTGGGACTCACGGTAACCGACTCAAAGGGTTATAATCAGGGAGGCTCATCGCTCAAGAGCCGTCTTGGTGATATGAAGGTAAAGTTCCGCTTAAAAAATCAAAAGTAATATGAGATATGGAAAACGATAAGAAAGTAACGAGCTGTGTAATGCTCGCCTGTGACTTACAGACCCCTGTCTCACTTGCTACGGTTTTTGAGGCAGAAGATCTTAAGGACACTGGCATAGAATTTGAATCTCACATCACAATTCTATATGCCCGTGATCGATTTATTGATAAGACTGATGTTATGTTTGACTCTCCGGAGTCACTTAACTCAGAATTAGTCAACTTGAAGAGTTATGGAGAGGTTTATCCCGTCTTCGATCTCTTCGAGTTAGGAAATTTTGAAAATGATAGTGGTTATGTAGTTCTGAAATTAAAGGAAGATACTTGGTGGTTTAAGGTACTCTCAGAGTTTAACGAGAAACTCCTGACCAAGTATGGTATTGAACCTACTTTCAAAAACTACACTCCACACTTAACCTTGGCTGAAATTCAACCAGGTCTTACTCAAAAGTACGTGGACTTAGAACAGCTTCGTCTCATCTTAGAGGCATCTACTGTTCGACCAGAAGATATAATCATAAGTTATGATGCAGGAGATAAGGACTATAAAGTTCATAATATTACCTACAACAATACCGTTGATAGATTCTTCCGGATTCGCGATTTGAGGCGTGAGGCTGAGGAGATTTACCGAGGAGAGTGAAAATAAAAAGAGAGCCTTAGAGGATTTAAACGTCCCCTAAGGTTTCTCTATTTTTATTCTTCTTGCGTCGGAGTAGCTGGAGCACCACCTGGGATTCCAGTTACGTTAATATTTCTGTCCGTCTGAGCCTCAATGCTACCGGCCTTAATGACACCAGCCATATCGACTCCGGTTGCACTCTTCACCGTATCCATGACCTGCTTGATCATGACAGGCACAGAACCTGCCACAGACTCCAGACCAGAGCCACCATTCGTGCTGTAGATATTGATACTACCAACACCGGCAATGCTCTTGGCGATAGACTCAGCCATACCTGGGAGCTGCTCAACGATCATCTGAGTGATAGCAGCATCATTGTACTTCTTGAAAGCCTCAGCTTTCTTGTCCATACCTTCAGCCTCTGCAGCGAGACGAGCAGCCGTTGCTTCTGCTTCAGCTTTACCTTTCTCTCGGATGGCATATGCCTCGGCTTCACCCTTAGCTTTGATACCAGCCGCCTCCTGCTCCATGGCATACTTCCTAGCCTCAGCTTCAGCATTCTTAGCCTGTGCCTGCTGTTCTGCCTCATAACGCTCGGCCTCAGCCTTACGCTTACGAGTCTCAAGGGCAGCCTGTGCATCCTTCTCAGTCTTATACTTCTCAGCATCAGCCTTTCTCTCAACCTCTGCAGTCAGCTGGTTCTGCTTAATTTCAATCTGCTCCTTTGAGAGAATTTTCTCCTGACGAGTCTGCTCAATCTGAGCTTCGACGGTCTTGATGTTGATAGTCTTCTGCTGTTCCTGCTGCTGAATAGCATAGGCAGCGTCGGCATCAGCCTGAGCAGTATCTGCTTTCTGTTTAAGGGCGGCCTTCTTCAAGGCAAGCTCATTCTGTTTCTCGGCGATAGCAGTATCAGCATCAACACGAGCTTCATTAGCCTCACGATCAGCAAGAGCCTTTGCCTTGGCTACGTCACGTTCTGCGTTAGCCTTGTTGATGGCGGCGTCCTTCTTAATGCGGGCTGTATTGTCAGCACCCAGGTCCTTGATAAGACCTTCACGATCAGTGATAGACTGAATATTGAATGAAAGAATCTCAATACCGAGTTTCTCCATATCTTTGGATGCACTCAACTCGGCCTTCTTTCCGAAACCATCACGATCCTGATTAAGAGACTTCAGGTCAATGGTACCTACAATCTCACGAAGATTAGACTGCAAGGTGTCCTTCAACTGTTGAGAGATATTCTCTGCTTTCGCGTTAAGGAAGTTCTTTGCAGCCAGACGAATACCCTCTGAGGAAGGAATAACGCGCACCTTACAGCAGCCGTCCACAGCTACATTAATAAAGTCAGATGTGGGAACGTCTTCTTCAGTCCGTACATCTACGTTGACCTGACCAAGATAAACCTTATCCAGGCGCTCCAGGAATGGCAGACGGAATCCACCACGACCAATGAGCACACGAGGTTCCTTGTTGATACCAGAGATCACGAAGGCATACGAGGGAGGAGCCTTGACGTAAGACATCGACGCAACTAATACAAATAGCAATAAAATTGCTCCAATAATAATGTAAGTTACCATAATAAAATAATGAGTTTAAATAAAACTAAAAGTTTATATCATCTTTAAGGAAATGAAAAGAAAGAGGGAATTAACCCTCTTTAGTAATCTATTATGGATTTTCCTTCCTTAACTTGTTTCTGTAAATTCTTAAGAACTTTTGAATAGGTTGTTTCTTTCAACATTACAGAACCTCCAGTCATATCTAACTCAAATCCATCCAGGTATCTGTCATCTTCATCGAGGTGAAAAGCCATAAGGAAATTACATGGCCCTACTTGAACATAAGGACTTAACTTAATACACCTTTCCTGTACTCCTTGTTTCTTGATAAGTTCTAGTATTTCATATCTAAGTTTCTCAGCAGTGGAAGTATCTTCATCATCTCTCCAATCTTTATATGGATCGTCGTCTTTCGTACTTTCGTATAGCTTTTCGTAATATTTTTTCTCATCTTCAAATCTTCCTGCTTTTTCTAATTCTTTTATTCTAGATAGAAGAATATTAGCGTCTATAAGAGAAACTTCCTCTGGACGCAAAGTAGAGACGCCTTCACTGTTATCGAAGAATACTAAAACTTCTCCACTCTGCGTTGATGCCCCAGATATATTATATGGAGCAAATTCGTCATCGTCTATTTTTCCATGAATGATTATGTAATCTTCTGGCTCAAAGTATGCTTCTCCTTCTTCACCTAAGTCGTCATCACCAAAAATTTCAATTATTTGTTTTGAAATTTCTTCATACGATAACAAGTTCTCTTTAGGGTAGAACAAGCCGCCGCGTTTCATGAACTCGTAAACATTCTTTCTTATGTCTCTATCGAGTTTGTCCCAGGTAATTTCTTCGTAACATTCATTTCCATCTAATCCAAAAACGATCTGTTTATTTTTGGTATACATATAGCTAAATAGGTATTCTCCTTCTGGAGTTCTTTTTCCAACTATTTGACCAAAACCAATAGGATACTTAATTTCATTATTTTCGCCCCATGCGTTTAATATTCTTTCTCTGTTTGTCATATAAGTTTTATAATTTTATACACATATAAGGCGTAGAAAAAGAAAAGGGTTGAAACCCTTTATCTTTCTTTGATTTCTTGTGATATAAAATTTACCCAAAGTACTTTTATTTGCTCACCTGTAAAAGGCAATCTTTTACATCTTCTGGCTTTCTTTGATTTTAAACATATTCCTGCAGCATGTTCACAATAATCCATAAACCTCTCAGCATGTTTATTATCTGTAACTGCAATGAATACGTAATCGCTAATACCAGGTTCCTTATAACTATTTACTGAACCAAGATGCCAATTACAATATTTGTTTCTTTCAAGATATTCTAAAGCATAAAAATACTCCCCTTTAAATGTTAAACTTTTCATAATTTTTTATTCATATAATTGTTAATAAGATAAATTTGTCTGTTAATTTATGTCATGGTACTCTAGGTCAGTAACCTATTTCCCAAAGGTTCATTAATTCTTTAATAATTCTCTGTATAGAAATTTTACCCAGAGTTCTCGTACTTGATCACCAGTAAACGGTAATGCAGTAAATCTTCTTGCCTTTCTTGATTTTTTGTTTATTCCTGCCACTGCTTCACAGAAATCTGCGAACTTATCAGCATGTTTCCAGTCAGTTACTGCTATAAATTTATAATCAGGATTTCCAGCCGTTTCATAGCTATCAGTGGCAGTAGCATAGTGCCAATTTAAATCACCATTCTTCGTGTTTTCAATATACTCTAGGGAAATAAATCCAGATACAGTTTCTTCTTTGAACTCTAATTTTACTGTTTTCATAAACTTTTTTTGCTTTTCTTGTTAATATTTTTGTTAATTATCACAATTCAAAAAAATTAAAGGAAGAAAATTACATTTGTAATTTCCATCCCCCCCCCGGTGTTTGAAATTTCCGGGTAAAATTCATATTATATTCTTCATATATAAGGCTTTCGCAGCTTTTTAGACGGTAAAAAAGAAAACTCCCTTCATTAGGGAATTCTCTTTATAAATCTATATTACCGACCCTGCCTTGTATAAGCGGCAGAAGGTACAACTGCAAAACTCCTACACCCTTTCGAGTGATGAACTAATCCAAGGATTTTGTCTATCTTTAAGCTATGATCTTTTAACTTTAATTTTCTCATAAGCTTTAATCTTTGAACTTTCATCTTTATATCTTTGATCTTTGAGTAAATTTTAATAAGTGTTAATACTAACACAGCGTTGCAAGCTGCATAAACCCAAAACCATGGCGGTTCTAGAAAACATATCTTAATTTACTTCCAGATATAAAGAAGGCGTTATTTCTTGCCGCTTTCCGGGTAAGTAATATTATTCTTCTTTAGTCGGGTATATTGATAACAGTTGTGCTGTTACTTTCCGACAAGGCATAGTCTACATTATTCTCAAACTCAGAGATATTATCCTCTAGGTCCTTAATAAGTCCATCGATAGCGCAAGGATCAATCACACTAACCTCGCGGGTTCTGTTGATATACTCCTCAGCCTCTTTTCGTGCGGCTGTCTTTTGTTGTTCGCTACCGTCACGACCAATAGTTGATGCAACCATCTTCTCGATAGCTGAGTTGTTCTCCTGAATTGCTGAATCATAATCCTGACGCATACGTACTGCCTGTGATTTCAATTCACTGAGTAAGTCATGCTTCAACTCTAAGTACTTTTTCTGGACGAGGACTTCCTGGATAGTTAGCTCTTGACCACATATCTTAACCTTCGTCACAGAATTGGACTGGTCAATGGCGGTCTTGAGAGCAATAATCCTTGCATAAAGAGCGTTGGAACTCTGAAGCCCTGCTCTGGCTTTATCTTCAAAATCCTCCTTCTTGTAGGAAGTGAAGGGAGCACGGAGCTTTGATCCCTGATTAACAGCCACCAGGTTAAGGTCTCTGAGTGACTTTTCGAATCTAGCCTTAAGTGTCTTTAATTCACTAAGGGCTCTTGTTACTGTAATTTCTGCCATATATAAACTTTAAAATTTAGTTATGTTTTATGTTTTAAAAGGAGTGCCGTAGTGGAATTGCACCACTCTAAATGGTTTTGCGGACCACCCACTAAACTACTCATGCAACGGCACTTATTAGGTTGGGGATACTGGCTCCGCCCCAGTAATATAGACTCCAAAGATCTAGGTGTTACTAATTACACTAATCCCCAATTTAGTACGGCTGATGGGCCACGATCCCATAATCCCGAAGGCACTAGTTCCTAAGACTAGCCTGTATACCATTTCCAGCACAGCCGCATAAAAAAGTGCTCGATACAGAAGTCGAATCTGTATGGTCCTTCCGGGCCAGCAGGGCTTAAACCTGCCGTGTCTACCATTCCACCAATCGAGCAATTTCCATATTTAAGAATTTCAAGGTTTGGTAAAAAGAGGTTTCGTTATTAAAATAACTACACCTCTAAAAATCAAACACTAAAATAGAAATTGAAAATGAAATATATTGGCCGAAAACTTTTAGTGACCTAGCTCGGTGCCTACCCGAGAAACTATGGTTTTAGAGACCATGTTCTGAGACGTCAGCAAGGCCATTTGACCACTTTTTAAGTCTGTGGTCAAGACTTTTAATCATTAGGGCCACTCACCGAGAGGCTTTCCAAAATCACCACCTTTTACACCTTTTGTTGGGTTAAAGGCAGGATTCCAGTTACTAATCTCACCAGTAACGGCATCTACGAAAATTACATCATAAACATCACCAATGACCCACTGCGCATTACACTCACATGGACCGACAGGATAACGTAATGACATTCCATTAGCAGGAGGAATTATTCCATTCCATTCCTTCAAACGTTTTAGTACATCCTCTGCATTCAGTTTAATCTCTTTTTCGCTCATATCAGCATCCTCAATCCATACATCATTAATAGCAGGTGGAATGAGCGTTCCCTTTTTCACATCAGTCGTGATAAACTGAACCTGTGGTCCTTTCTCCTTGTTCCAATAGTAGAACACATCAGTAACATTAGTTACATGCAGATCGTCAATGGTTTCCATTTTAATGCTATCATTAAATAGCACGTTTGAATTTCGCCATTCATATCCACCCGTTACAGATTTTTCATTCTGTACGAGGCCAAACATGGTTTGACGATGCAATGCTTGAATGTGAGCTACACCAGCTGTGAAATCCTGTACTACTCCATCATAGTCAGTAGCGCTAAGTTTTTGTTCATTGTTCGACCCACATGAATTACAAGAGGTCAGGCCAACCATAACAATGGCAGCCAAAAATAGAATAATCTTCTTCATCTAATTAATTTTAAATTTTTAAAAAGTTTTTCATTTCCTAATACAGCCAGAGACGTAGTTTGGTTCTTAAGATCCGGTTCCTGAAAACTTGTGTAGTCTATTCCTAGGTACTCAAGCTTATCTTTCCATCTCTCAATGTCAGCCGATAAGTAGATCAGGTAACTATTGTTCCATCCCTGCTCCGGATGATCTAAGAGCCATTGTGCCACTGCATGTCCTCCCTGTACACACCCATAAATGGGGTCAAGGGTCTTATCAATCAGCACGTACAATCTCTTCGGCGGCATACTTTTCACAGATATTATCAACCTTTTGTCTAAATAAGTTCTGTAGGTAAGAATCCCTGAGGGCTTTGTATGATTTCTTAATATCCTCATTGATAAATTCTTCTTTGTTCTCTACACGGTGTTTCAGAATATAGTACGCACAATAGATAGGGTGCATCCATGTTCCTGCATAACCAGTTTCCTTCTTTTTAGCAACTAAGGCCTTAATATCATTCTTAAACTTCAATACGTTCTGTTCCATTGTCAATATTAATTTTAAAGGTTTGTAATTTAATTCTCATCACATAATCTCTCGCAAATAAACACTGACTCTGGCTTCCTGGGGAACGTATTCCACTACTAGTCTACCATTTCTGTTTCTTAAACTTCATTCTTTTCATTGTTATTATTAAAGTCAGAGCGAAACAAATGTTCGCGGCGGAGAGAGTAGGTGTCGATCCCAATACGTTTCACCGTACGAATAGTTTTCAAGACTACCTTGCAGGCCGCTGCAATTCACTCTCCTTGGGGTTATATACATAGTCAATCCAAAAGATTTCATCATGAAAGTTCTCCTCTTTCATTGGAATTATTGGAAAATCCAAATCATAGAACTTGACCTTTAACATGTGGTTCTTGAATTCAATTGGTCCATAAAGATTCTTATCAATCTTATGTCCGAACACTTCAAGAGTTTCATAACTCCAGTGATCCACCTTCATGTAAATCGGAGAATCAAGGAATCTTATGCCAAAACCCTTTTCAACCAACCACACAGGACAATTATCTACAAGTTTGATAATCTGTCCTCTCTCAAAATTAAAGTTGTAGTATAATGTTGGTCGATCTTTCCACCAATAAATTCTTTTATATCTAGCACCAAGACCGAGTTTGTCTTGGACTGGGCAATAAAATATCAATATGAATTTTACTATGTAATATCTTATCCATTTAAAAATCATCATAGAGCCTTCTATTGGGCTCGAACCAATAACGATCTGATTACAAATCAGAAATTCTACCAATTGAATTAAGAAGGCTTAAATAATTCCCTAACAGTTGGGTATCTGGTTTGGAATTATAATAACTTTATATGAACCCAATTTTATTTTCACCATACTTTGTCTTCCTCCGGATATTTATACCAATCCGTAGAGGTAACTAAACCTGTTCCCCATTCATTAAACTTCAAGTAAGCTCTATTAATACAAATTCTTTCTAAGGGCCACTTAAAGTCGTAGGGGATCATAATAGCATGAGGATCTTGTCCCTCTCTTGCTATTCGAACTTCCCAATTCTTAGTTTTGTCGTACAGGTAAGGTTGAGTATCAGCATTAAGAAAACTGAAACTACTAGTCACTGTAATTGTATCAACTACGAATGGGGTGTTATCATTCTTAAGGGTATTAACGAATTCTGGCTTTGTTCTACCAAATATAGAATGTACTTCCTTGTCATGCTTTATTCGCTTGCCCTCTACATTATAGATAAAGAGCTCATCCAAAGCACCACAAGCCATAAGTGTATACTCTACTTTCGTGTCACTAAGTCTTCGTCCTTTCAAAACTACATCATTAAGATCATAATCACCTAATCTCTGGTCTTCATAACAGAATACGTAGAAATTAGATTCGATCTCAGGGATGACGATAAGTCCTTCAATACCTCCCTCTACTTCAAAGATAATATCATTGAAATCTGTGTCTGTTCCTGATTCACAACAAAGAAGCATTTTATTGTTTACCGTTAACCATGCCATTCTAGGACCATCCTCGCCAAGCTTAGATGACTTGAAGTTTCCATAGTTATTAACATGATTATTAAGGCGACCATCACCATAAAGTTCACCCTGCTTCTTTTTTCCTTCTGCTTCCGTTTTAGCTCGAATCATGAAACCGATCTTGTACCCCTTCGGGAACTGAAAAGATCCTTGAGTCTCACCTACTACAGGAACACCGTCTCCCCAATACATAAGTGCGTAGGAAGCATGTTTACTAATTACATCATCTCCTTTAATACATTCATTCAATTGAATGGCTTTGTATTTAGGAAGACTCTCAATATAACCAACTGGATCACTTCCTAGGTCCTCTTCTTTAAAGTAATAGTAGTACAAGTCAGAATTTTCAACCTCCTGATAACCACCATCATTCTTGTAGACTGGTGATAATACAATCGGATCATCTCCCGTTGTGATAGGATAGATTTTCTCATTGTAATATCCAGTCTGCTTAACAAGTGGAAGGTTATTATACTTTCTACCGTTCTTAAAATAAGAGAATACTAAGAGTCGAAGGGTTTCTTTATACTCATCATCATATTCTTCAGCATCCATTTTCTGAGTGGAATACTGATAAAGCATTTCACCAGGAACCCAGCCACGTTTATTGGCATAAGATTCCTCAGAGGATGTAATAAAGAAATCTCCTGTCGGCAAATTATATCCACTAGGGTTAAACGATCTTGTCAATCTCCTAGTCTTTGAGGGCATACTAACCTCATCTCCCTTGATCTCTACGAAATGGTAAGATCCAGAAGAAGTTATATATGTAACGTACAAACCTAAGTTATCCTTAGGAGCATCATAATTTAGCTTAACAAAGGTCTCTCTGGTTAAGTTAAATTCGTTGAGAACTTTAAGACATTGGTTCTCGTCATCCTCTTTGATAAGTGCCATAATTTGAATTTTATTGACACCATCACCAGGATTAACTCGAACACTTACACTGCTAGAAAAAGCTGTCTTCCAATCTTGGTTCTCACTAAACTCAACGCCAAAAATATTTTTAACGTTCTCTTTCACATCACTTCCTTGCCCCTGTGTTGTATCGAGGTCGTGACTCATACAGGACATCATTAAAGCAAAAGAAGTTACAAATAAAATAAGCTTCTTCATAACTCGTGGACCGAGATGGAATTGAACCACCGACGCGATGCCCTTCAAACATCCGCTCTACCACTGAGCTACCGGTCCATAAACGGGGTTTTTATTTTGGAGAGGTTGTCTATTGTTTTATCCTTAGGTTGACCACAACCCTAAAACCATGAAAACAAATTTGTCAGCTTAAGGAGACTATTGCTAGCATTATAGTCCAATATTTTACCCCGTTGCCCTCTCTCATATAGCTAGGAACACCTCATTTCCAGCTTTTTTGCTGTGGAAGGAGGATTCGAACCTTTTAAGTAACTACCGACTAGTCACCTTCCACAAATCTTTTTATTACTTAACTACGCTAATGATAGCCAAACGATTAGAAGAGTCTCCAGTTGAACCCTTACCAACCCAACTATTCACCTTTATACCACGCTTCGTCAAGTAGTCTGCTACAACTGCAGCACGCTTCTCCGATAATGCCTGATTGAATTCGGCTGAACCTTCGGGAGATGCTGTACCTACAATATCCACTGCCTCTGCTGAAACCTTGTCAAGAACCTCTTTAGCCTCGTCAGTCAGTGCAGAACTGCTCTTAGCAAATTGAATATACCACTGAGACTCAGCCGGAACAACTTTTTCAACAGTCTTGGTCTCTACTGCAGCCACTGCATTTGTTGCAACAGGAATAGGTTTATTCTCTAACTCATCTACACGACCTCTCAAGTAATTAATCTCACTTTCCATGGCACTAATGTCATAGGTTTTGAAATGATGAGTACCATTTGATGTTTTAAAGTGATAGATGTAAGTAAGATTAAGTGCCAACTGCGCATGATTTTTATTAAACTGAATCTCTTTAAGGCTATTAAGATTCCAGTAAATAGCTGGAGTCAGAACAATAGAATGTGCCTTAGCCTTGCCCAGGTTAAATGCAAAGTCAATACCAGTCTTACTAGATAAGCTATTAACCGACGTATTCCACTCATGCAGCCAACCAATACCAGCCACAGGAGATACCTCAAATGTTCTGGGGGTACCTTTATAACCAAACAAGGCATTAGACAAATTAATTGCACCAAGCAAGCTTACATTAGTTGCCTTAACAGTCGTCTTGAGGTCCGTGAAATGATTGTCATTAAGGAATGCAAGACCTTCGATCTGAATACCGAAAGCAGGAGTAAAGTCCTTCGTAATCTTCAAACCTATGTTCGGGTTAACCGGAAACATAGAATTGAAATCCAAGGGAGTCGATACACCGCCTGTCAGGCCAATACCGATGTTATCAAAGGCATTACTATTCTCTGTAGCAATCTTCTGTGCGTTAGCACTTACTCCAATTCCAAGAATCAGAGCCATTGTCAAAATAAATTTTCTCATTCTTTCTTTTTAAAATTTAAGTTAATTATTAACAAATTGTTATCATCTCTTTTATAGTTGCGGAGGTGGGTCACGATCCCACGATCTTCAGCTTATGAGGCTGACGAGATACCAGCTTCTCCACTCCGCGATGTATTATTTTTCTTCATTGCTTAAGAATTATACCCTTTCCTGAACGCGTTTTTTACGTTTCAGAGGGAAAAAATAAAGAGATTACCCTTTTAGTAACCTCTTTTTACTACTAATCGATCGTATCTGATCTGATCTTTGTTCTCTTCTTCGGTTTCAAACCTCTTCGCGCTCCTATAGCATACCTTGCAGTTAGGGATAAATATTTTATAGAACTTCTGGTTATAGGACTTGAATCTCTCCCTAAAACCTCCCTCTAAGTATTCATCCACTTTTGCGTAAGGCCAAACACCGAAGTTGCATTTGTAGATTAGACCTTCTTCGTCAATCAAGAAAGTATAGTGCTCTTCATCTCCAGCACATTGATTCTGTATCGTATCAAAGAATCCCCAGAAACCCCACTCTGCACGGCCGACAGGAACAATACTCTCTTGTTTCGTGTTGCTCTTGTTGGCAACGATCGTTAGAATATTATTTTCCACTAACCATTTCTCAGCCTTCTCTACACCAACATTTGTATGCCACCTATCTTTTGAAAGTGACATATGAAACTTGGGTCCAAGTGCATCTCTCAAAGAAAGGAGACCTTGCTTCACGGTGTCATTCTTATACCAATCACTGTTCGATACTAATCTGAAATAGATAATGTGATCTGGAAGACCAAGTTCCATGAGAACTTCCAACCAATCTGGGTTACAGAAGAATTCTCCACCCATCATGTTCAAATCATGGATCTGATTGGCCTCTAGAAACTTAGCAATCTCCTTTGCCTTCTCGACAGTCATATTTGTATTAGACTTCGGAGAAGATTCAAAACAGCAATGGCTGCACTCTTGAGTACACCTATTGGTTATCCTAATAGTTGGTCTGAGGATCTTCGGACATTTATCTTTGACTTGGCAAGTATCGCAATTACAGTCACGTTTCCCGCCACACTGTTCTTCGATGCATATATCACACCTTCTTTCCACTGTTCTTATATTCATTCAGGGTATTCCAGAAATCTCGGCTTGAGTCAAACCTAAGTTCCCAGAATCCTATTGAAGTACTATCCTCAATGTGCGCTATTGGGTAAGAGTTACCTGAGTGAGAATCAGCCTGAACCATAATAAAGTCATCATCTGATATACTACTAAGCATCTCTTTCAATTGGCCTACCCTAAAATTATGAAAGTTCTCAATAGGATGATAACTTTTTACTGGAGCAGCAAAGTTATATTCTTCGATGGGCACATTCCTCATGCCAAACTCAACCGATAAAACAACTTGAATATCAAGTCTGTCCTGAGACCACTTGAATCTATCGACGGCCTCATTCCAGTTACTAATATTCTCCTGCTTAATCTCAAGATCTTTAAACTCATTAGATTGTCCATTGAATATTATCCTCCTACTACTAGTATCAACGAACCAGGTAGAGGCCATAACATTCCAGATCTCTCCATCATCTGGGGTTAAGAGATTTCTATCATACTCTGTCCACCCCATCCTGAGAAAACTTCCATTAATACTCTCGAAGTAAACTGCTCTAAGCTGTTTTGTCGCCATACTTAAATTTATAATTGTTAATATCTGTATCCTCCACTTTTAAAACATTCTTGAGGATTCTCTCTAGATGCCAAGAGTTTAACCAGTCTGCTTTAAAATCTTTCACCAAAGATTCCCACCCGTCGGAAGGCATTTGGCCAAAGTCGTCGGAGAAGCCGTAGAAAATAACCTCTTTATTCTCTTCATCTATATTCCACCTAGTTCCTCCTAAACAAGTTTCACCAGAATTAAGGAAGTCTCTATGATAGAAGACATACCCTATCCTAAGTTCAAGTTTTCTTTCTTTTGTTCTTACTACTACAGCTTTTAAACTCTTTTCCATCTCTTTCTATTATCTCAAGTCCCCGCTTCAAATAATCTTCATATTTCTTTTTATCTTCTTCAGGAATATTAACCTCTGGTAAAACGGAAAGAATCTCCTCTGTTGTCTTCTTTGATTCCTCACATGCCTCTAAGTCAGTCAATGTATCTGACGAAATGAGCGAGACAAGCAGTAGAAACATACTTCCGTTTTCGTGTAATTTTTCTAAGAGCTCTTTATCCATTATTAATCACGTTCATTACTTTGTCCTTGTTTGGTTCCACTAAGTAGTGGTTCTTAATTCCATCCGACACCCTCTCAATGAGGTATGGGAGTTGAGCAACTTCATTTTCTGTGAATGGTGAAAGGACATAATCAAATTGTCCACCTTCCGGAAAATCGTGACCTATTCCAAACTTCAGGCGATCATATTTCTGAGTGCCAATACATTCCTCAATACTCTTTAAGCCATTATGTCTAGTGCTGCCTTTTCCTTTTAATCTGAGGCGACCAAAATCTAGGTCAAGGTCATCAACGATCACAAGAATATCTTTAGCTTCAATCTCATATTCAGTCATAGCAGCCTTGACAGCCTCACCGCTAGAATTCATACCAACTGTTGGCTTAAGATAAATGGCTTCAGGGGTTTCAAAGACTAAGCCATACTCTTTTTCTATATACTGACCGTCCCCTACTAACTTATCAATACACATCCAGCCAATATTATGCCTGGTTTCTTTTCTTTCTTCTTCTGGATTTCCTAATCCAATAATTAATTTTCTTTCTATCATATCTACCTATAAGGTGGTTACGCTCTTTTCCTTATACTTGATAACATTAAACTCATAAAACATCATGAACAATTCGGAATTAGTACAGAAACTTAAAGAGCAAAATGAGAAAACTCCAATTAAGCTCTACACAAAAGATCATCCCCAGAAACTTGGACAGCCGAACGAGGATCAGATTAACAAAGCATATCAGAAAATCTGTGAACTCTGGAACAAAACCGATGGTTCACGTGAGTTTGTAAAACACCTCATTCGCGGTTTCCTGCCCATCAATACCGGGACATTGGTAGCCTCTTTCACAGAGGAGCAGGTTAAGAACAATATAAACCGATGCTGTATTCTTAACATCAGAGTGGCTGGTGCTAATAACATTATCAAGTCACACGACGAGGTAAAAGCAGAAGAAGCATTAGTAGACAAGGCAATGACCGAGGCTGGTCGGAAGGAGAGGACTAAGGAGGAGAAGAAACGAATCAACAAACTCCTCAACAAAATGCCTATTGAAGTACGAACTGGTACAACAGCTTATTGCAGCGCCACTAGTGAGAAACTCCTAAGCAATGCCGCTGAATGGGCGCTAAGTCTGTTCGTCTCTGACTGCATTCGTGGTGAAGAGAAGGAAAAGGATATAGCCTGGATAATCCGTGCCAAAACACGTGAGGATACCGGTCTACCTGCCAAGGAGAAAAAACCAAAGCAGAAGCCGATCAAAAGCACGTATGGCATGGGACATTTCCTAGACGAGGAAACAGTGAAAAAGCTGAAGGGGATTAAATAAAAAGAGATTGGGACACGAAGTCCCTTTCTCTAATTTTTTTTATTCGGAATATAATTTTATACTATCTAACAGACCGAGATCCTTTATTTGATTCAGGAGTTGAATTTTTAATAAAGACATATCACGTATCTTGTTTTCTTTAATAAATTCGTTTATAGATCTAATACTTTTCAGATCTTCCATACTAGTAAATTTTAAAAAATTTATATCATCTATAAATTCATTATTATTAAACGCATCATACTTTTCTTCTTTACTAATGTATTTAATTTCTAAAATTTCAGCAGGACCTCTCATATTAATCCCATCTGAAATCCATTTCATTATGGATGATCTACTATGTCCTGTCATTTTTGAGAACTCCAAAACACTTCGAATTTTATAAATTTCTCCTAGATAATTAATAGAAATAGATCTTTCTTGTTTTATCTTAGTATTCTGATTATTAATATTATCCTTTAATGATACTATTCTAAGATTATGGTAATTATTATTCTCTTTATTAGTATCTATATGGTCTACGGAGAACTTTTTACTATCGATTGGTTGACCGCTATTAAGGAAATATTTAGCTACTAGTATGTGAACGTACTGAGAATTGTCTTTCCTGGCAGTCCTATTATTGAACACATAATAACCATTTTTATTTATAGATCCGAAAGATAAATAGAGTCCAAAGTTCGTACTCATTTTCAGAAGACCATTCTCCCCAACGTATAAATTGCTTGTTCCTACTTTTTTCCAAGTTTGATTTAATAAATAGCTTATATTATTCACATTTTTTATTTTCGAAAAACAGTCTTCTGATAAAGAGATTACTAGATAATCTTTCCTATTCTCCCTAAACCTATTTAAAGTGGTATATAACTTCGACCCTTCGTTTGGAAAAGTAGCAGATTTTATTATATCCCCATTACTATTAACTAGTATATATGCTCTGCTCTTTCTAAATACAACTCTATTCTTATTATTTTCAGTGACAGTAACTAATCGAAGATTACATAATCTATAGTCACATATATTTCGATTTATATGATCTACAACTAAACCCGATTTAGAAAAATCATAACTACCGAAAGAGGATATCATAGCTACATGAGCACGATATCTAGAAACTCTACCATCTCGGATCAAAAGAATGCCCGGATATCCTTGACCAATATCATAGACAGAAATATCTCGTTTACTTCTTTTTATTCTAAATTTTCCAGAAATAGATATCTCTACTTCTGAAATATCTTCTAACATTCCTTGATCTTTTCGATAATATTTCATAGATTTCCAACAGTCTAAATATAACATAATTTTAAATATTTAAAAAATAATAGTCTCCATATAATAGTAATTTTAACTATTACAACAGAGACTATAAATTTAGCTTAATTTATGGAACTGAACCTTGATATCAGAAGTATCCTTTTCTATAGAACATCCACTTTCGAGAATAGTTCTATAATATGGATCAGTGATCATCTTTCTAGAATCCATAATCTCTTCTCTAGTCTTATTACACTCAACCTTTATGTGCTTACACTTCATGATTTTATCGTAAATTAAGATTATATTAGATGCAGGACCTGAAAATTCTATCGTATTTTCATCTATCTGCTTAAGAGGACATGCTGATTCATAACCAAATCCTACAAGCAAGTCAAATAGTAGACGAATTTTAGGTCCACATTGAGCACAATAATCCGTATAATTCTTCTGATAGAAAGCAAGTATATCAAAAATATGCTCAACAGGGATGAGATTTGTATTAGACGTATTTTCCTCAAGCCTCAACTTGAGGGCAGACTGTATCTTCTTGCTAAAATACACAGTCATTGAAACATTAATTATGTTTGCTGATTTCTTATTAAGATTCCAGCAATTCTTCTTAATTACATGACCTAATCTGATCATGAACCGTTATAATTGGCTGTAACGGCTGACTCCATCCCTCCTTAATAGACACACGAATATTATTATCAAATCCATGAGCCATTATAGTGCTTGTACCTCCTTGTATAGGAAGATTCACACCAAGTCGTTTAATACGAGCAATTAAGTTATTCTTTTCTCTATCATTTTTTGCTTTAGGAAGATAATCATAGTACTCTCTCAGTCTAAGTTTATCTCCTAACATTGTTCTAATATATCCATCGTGATCTAGAGGATATTGTCCCTGTGAATCCACGTAATGTCTGAGCTGTGGGAAAGATTTATAAAGACCTTGTATAATATCCTCTGCCTCTTCAACAGAAGCATCAAGTCTTTCCGCAAGGCTTTGCTTACCTAGGCCATATAAAACGCCCAAGAATCATTTACTACCCATCATTTCTTTCTGGGATTAGACTATATCATTATCCGTACTATTGCGGATAGGTTGCACTTCGGAATAGGGAATTTCACCCTAAACCTACTCCCATGAAGGGATAGTCGTTACACTTTCTCGGATTAACTCCAAGCTTAGCACGGTATTGGCATATTCCTAATTTTTTAGGAACTTAGCTTTCCACCGTTAGCACTATTTTTTTAGCACACCTCGTATTTACGAGTTCACAACCTTTTCACTAGTTAATTACTTAACTATGCCACATCAACATATGGTCTTGAAACGTTTGCGCCAGGTTTTTTGTTGTTTTTTAGTTAACTTCCCCCATCCTTCATCACCAAGGTAGAGTTTTGCACTGTATATGTAAATATCAGTTCCATCATTGAAGCGCGAAATTAAGTCAGGATCTCCACTTGCATACCCAGCTGCCTTTACTTCCGCACTACTACATTTGTGTTCAAGAGGTACGTTACTTCTCCCGGTTCTCACTTAATCTAAACTAAGACGAACTCCTGTATGTCTCCATACAGATCAGACTATATCTTAATCTCAGAGATGAGATTCTTACCGTTTCCACTTAACGATTTCAAGTGTACTCCCACTATTGGGATAGTCGTTGGGGTTTAAGAATTCAATTGGTTAGTCAGACCAATCTCTTTTATTTTCTCTATAAGGATATCACTATCAGTTATAACCTCGGTGAAATATCCAAACTTATTATATACCTCTACCTCATTTGTAAAATAGAGTATAGAGATGTTATTTAATTTTGCATATTCAAATTTCACCTTATCCCTGAGTATAGCATCTTCATTGTAAAAATTATCATCCAGATCAAAATGTTGACGACCGTGATATTCAACCAAAATATTATACTCCGGTAAATAAAAATCATACCTTAATGGTCTACTACCTTTTCCGAATAAGTCTTGAAATACTTTTTGTATACAAAATTTAAATCCATTTTTATTGAATAAATCCATAAGAAATAATTCTCCAACGGACGAATGACAAATAGGTAGTAATAGATCTTGCTCTTCTTCACTAAGCATGGTCTTAAACCTATGATATCCAGCAGTTGATTTGTTTTGAAAATCCCGCCTAGATAATATATTATTTTTATTTATAAAATCAGAAAATCCAGAATAATCAACAAGACTAGACAAATCTTCTCTACTTGAAGGTAGTAAACTTTCTTGTTCCTCCGGTGAAAATATCTCTAAAAATTTCATATACAATCTAGAAAATCTTTTATCAAAATCTTTCCTGGAAATAATGTTATTATCTATTATAAACTGACTAAAACTCTCAAAATCTTTTATTCCAGAAAACTTGCTTTGAGAAAGCAGTTCTTCTTGTTCATTTTTTGGTAATTTTAAGAATTTTTTATAAAGTGCATCACATCTACTACTAAATTCTGTTCTACTTTTTATATCATTTTCCTCAATAAATTTTTCCAAATAACTATAAGTACCTGATTCATCACCATAAGTATTCTTTAGTTTAGGAAGAAGCCTATCTTGGTCTTCTTTACTAAAGTCTTTAATGAATCTTTTATATACATTGGGAAAACTTTTATAAAATTGGGTTCTAGTAGTAATATTATGATCTTTTATAAAATTACTGTACTCATCTATGCCACTCAATATTATTGGCACTACCAAAGATGGTAAGAGCTTATCTTTAAACTCCTCGTCTAGTAATAGGAATCTATCATATACTGAAGGAAATCTTTTACTTAGGTCTATACGAGACTTAATATCAGACTCCTTCAAAAATTTTTCAAAATCCTCTAGTGCTCCCATAATATATTTCTTCGTAATTAATATTATTTTAATTTCTTCTTTTTCTTAAACCTGCTGATTAACTCTATTCTCTGGATTATTACTGTCGTGACTAAATCGACTAGTACCAGAGACCTAACAAGTCTTTCCAGCATATAGTAAGTTTGTTTTAACATAGAATCACTTCTACGTGACACTAGTTTTATTAATGTCAAAATATGTCAGTAACTGATCAGCGCCTCCATATACGATGTCTCCATTTTCATCCCAGCTTGGGGCAGGTACAAGACAGTTCTTTATATCTCCATGACTGATAATCGTGTGGAAGCTTGAGCTCCAGCGCTTTGATGACTTCATAAGCACTTCGTATGGAGTAAAGTTTTTCTTCACTGCTCCTGGCTCATCAGGATCCGCATCTCGAATCGGAATGTGGTGTTCATCTTCGATTACATACTTAGCCCTCTTATTAAACATACCGTCTTCTCCAGCATACACTGACAACATCTTAGCATGCTTTTTGAAAACTAGATAGTTTATAGTGAACTTTCTCATGAAGTAGAATTCATCACTCAAGTCCAGAATCGGATCAAATGGACTCTCATAGTTCTCATAATCCTTTGCATATTCGGGGAAGAACTGTGTCTGGCAATTAAATCCAGCAAAATCAGTCCATATATCTTTTACCTTGTCAACTACTTCATAAAGAGTCGCTTTAACGCCCTTTGTTGAAACTTTTGAACTTGTTTTAGGACTACGATATAGTTCCATAGCGATGTTAAACACCTTGTCTGGATATAAAGAACTATGCCAATGGATCATGCCGTCGCTATCTACGTTCTTCCAGTAGGTCTCCCACTCCTTCATCATCTCGGCAAAACCAACATTAATGTCAGTTATGTTTCTGCTACTATAAAACTTATCTGTTTCTGGTAGCTGCTGGGTACTTTCAAGAATGGCACCTAAGAAGGCTGTCTTAGCACGAAGACCGGGAAGCTGTTGATTCATCATCATATCATAGACAATTTTATCGTTTTTCTCTGGGCTAAGACACTGGAAATAATTATCTTGCAAGTAGTTTGCATACTCTAAGATTTCCATCTTCTGTCCAAAGATATAGATAGTGTCAGGGATATTATTAACATCCTTAAGCTGTCTATTATTTATTCTCTCAAGCTCTTCATAAACTTTTTTGTAGTACATATACTTCTCAAGCTCAATGTGCTTGGAATTGATCTTTCCATTGTCATCGTACTTAAGTTGATCTAGACCTAACAAGTGTTTAGCATTTTCCGCTAAAACTCCAAGAATCTTTTTCTTCCTGACAATTCCTTCATCAATCTTGCCTTTCATTTTCACCTCAACCATAGCATCTTTGACCAGCTGAACGAATTGATCGGCGAATTTCTCACCATACTTCATCTTAATCTGACCTTCATTTAAGCCGGTTTCAGTGGTGTCCATAGTATCGATATTAGTACTTAAAAGGTACTTAACAATCTCAACGGAATTGCCCTGGAAGAAATTACCTTCCTCTAGGAGCTTAATGGCAATGTCTTTATATCTCTTTATATTTGTAGCCTTAGCTTTATGCTTCTCCATCTTCAACCAACAAAGAGCTCTCGTATTCCATGTAATCGACCAAGCCATCATTTGTCGACAATACTTATCATATTTCAAGCGATAATTCTCATCAATATAATGACCATGGCTCATCAAACGAGCACCCAGTCGAAGGTTATCCATAAATACTTCGAAAGCTTCTTGTGTATACTCTGGCTTCTTCTTAAGGTAGATCATCAGGGTATAGAAAGAGTCAAGACAACAGTATTTACCGAGAATCTCACTTGGGATAGGCATAAACTGATTGCCCCAATACTCAAGAATCAATGCTCTAAATTCATCTACATATTCAGGATATCTAGCACAAATCTCTTCCCACTCGGGAGTATTCTCAAAGGTATCGGGAGTAATCTTAACGACGAAATGTTTATCTCTCTTAAGTTTACCAACCTCCTCCAAAATCATGTGCTCGATAAGTTCACTAAGACGATCGAAATCAGAATCCCAAACATCAACTCCCAAGACAAACTGGGCAGTAAATTTGAGAGAGAAGTGCTTCTCGTGATTTCCATCAAGGACATTAACCACAGATGCATCACATAAATCGTATAGATCAACTCCTAAAAGTCTATGACTTACCTGATACTCATACTGAAGGTTATAGGTCCACATATGTTTTTGTCTTTTGACTAGAAGTTTAGCTGTTCTATCCAAAACTTCTCGATACTCCTTACTATCTTCTCCCACTTGATGCCGTATGTCTGTCAAGCTAACAAACCCCGCATACTTCTCAGTAGAAATAGCATACCCCGACACAGCAAAGACCTTCTCCATAGGCATACCAGATGCCTCATAGTCAAATCCAAAGTCCGTATCTAGGGGAAGTGAATCACACCAATCTAAGAATCGAAGTGCTCCCTCCCAGTCATGAATGACTTTATACTTAAATCCTGGAAAATCAATTTTCCGTGTAAACTCTGGGGACAGGAATTCATCAATAGTTTTCTGATCTGGAAAGTCGATAATCTCTTTAACGTACGCTCCACCCTCTATACTTAAACGATGAAGTTTAGCACAATCAAAGTAGTTCTCACCACGAATTCCGAAATGATAAAACTGTCTGAGATACCGGAAAGGCTCTGCTCCAACAAGCATGGCAGCATCTCCGGGTCCGAGAGCTAGTACCTGTTTTAGTTTATCTTCTTCAAGTTCCTGAAGATACTGAACAGTATAGATCTCGTTTCCTAGTCCACATCCAAAATACGCTAAATAATTTGGTGTTTCAATTTGATCAATAATTACTATTCTTCTCATATTATTATACTTATCCGGGCTCTTTGGGTCGCCCGGTTCCCTTTATATCACGTATAGGGTTTTCTGGTTCTCTGAAACGTAAAAAACGCGCTCCAACGGAAAGTGAAATTCTTATACACGAGGAGGACATTAAGTGAAGAGCCTCCTCATAGAAGAATTATTTATTTAATAAAATTATCTTTATTTTAAAACAAACAATTTTTTATGAATCAGTTTAGTAATGTAGACAGCTTTTTGGAGAAATTACAGAGTTTGAGCCCTTCTAATAAGAAGCGCAATTTCGAGAAAAAGAGAATGATTGAGCGTGTATATCTGTCGGCCCCAACTAACATGGGTCGTTATCAGATTCTGCCAATCCCTTCCGTAATTAGTGGATTCCCTTATGTGAGTCTGGCTAATACACGTGAGATTAGCATGCCTCGTCGTAATGTAACGGCCGATGGTCAGGAGCAGAATTATCAGGCTTGGATTAAGTTCTTGCCTCTGCAGGCCTATACCATCAAAGACCAGACGACAGGTCGTGAGGTTTCGTCATTGACGGCTTCCGATGAGTCACTTTTGCGTCAGGCTTATGCTGTCTGGGAGGAACTCTTTACAGAGCTCGATGCCAAGAACAATGCAACTGATCCTACTGTTCGTAGTCTGATCCGTCGTAAGAACTATACCGTGTTCTACGGTAACTGTCCTAACTTCTGGTCAGTTCAGGATACTCGTACTCCTGTCCGTCAGAACTTTAATGCTCTGTTTGTGATGACGAGTAAAGCGTTCCCTGAGATTGTTGGTAATAGCATTGCTGACACTAACATCACCTCTGGCATTGGTAACGATGCATGGCTGGCTGATGTGTACAACCGCGAACTGACAGGTCGTAAAGGATTCATGCTTCTTAATATTAGCAAGAGCGATGGCCCCGGATTTAATATCTCGGTTAGTCACACACTCGGAGCAGAAGCATTCCTGAACGGTATTAGTATTGACCCCAGTGACATGGAGTTGATGCAGAATCCAGTTGAAACATTCCTTGGCTGGCAGGCTAATCGTGAGGACGAATCTGTACCTGCTGATCAGCGTCGTCTATTCAATAAGTCTCTCATTCAGGAGGCCATTGAATTCATGACCGACCAGTTGGCTAAGATTCGTATGGCTAAGCAGAACGGAACTTCTGTTGAGGAAGCTATCCAGGCTACCAATCAGACCGCTCTCGCTAACCAGGCTGCTAAAGCTGCTGCAACCCCACAGACAAATGATCCTATCTTGGCTCAGATGAATGTGCAGGCTGCACCATCAGCACAGGGTGTAGGTGGATACGGCAACAATAATGTAGTTCAGAATGGTCAGACCGTTGCTGATCGTAACGACAATCCATTCCAGAATCCCGCCGCATCACACATTGATCCCTTGACGGGAGCACCCGTTGCAGGTACGGCACAGCAGGCTGCTCAGCCCCAGAGTGCACCTTTCTCACAGCCCTCTTTCGCAGGAGGCTTTGGCGGTGGTGCTAATGGACTGCCTTTCTAACGATTCAACTCAGGTAAGAGAACAAGAGCTCTAGAGACTCACTCTCTTACCTTTATTAATTCTTTAAAGGAGAACATGTTAAGTACTAAATATGCATATGCAATCATAGACTTCTCAGTCATCCTCCAGAAGAATCTTTTCGGTGTATCGAAAGATAAAAAACCTGGAGAATACACGGCAGCGGAGCTTATGCGAACTTGCATTTACACGATGAATAAAATTCCCAGAGACTATGGAATAAGTGCAGACAAGTATGTACTATTCCTAGATAAATGGGATGGAGATAAAGGATATGTCACCACACAAATCCTTGAGGGAGCTTATAAAGACGATCGTGGTGATATAGAAGGGGAAAAAGGAAAAGGAGATCCCCTAAAAGGATACATGACCCGAGATAAATACGAGGCCATGAAAGCAGACCCAGATACCTCTCAAGAGGACCTGGAATTAGCTTATGAAAAACTCTATAAAAACGAAGTAAGGTTTGATGCTAAGTGGGGATTCGTTAGAAATATGAATTCTTTCGGAATACCTTCCATTAGTGTCCCCGGTTGGGAATACGATAACTTGGCTTACCTAGCTTCAATGCTCTTGTATAGTGAAAATGAAAAACCAAGTGTCCTAGTGACAAACGACTCTGATATAGATTATTGCTTGACTCCAAAAATGGATAAACTCAAGATCCCCAAATACGGACAACAAGCAGAAATTGTCACCTATGATAAAGTCTATAATAATATTCCCGACAACCTGAAAGGAAGATTAAGTCTTTATGCGTATGGTGCATATCAGAACGCACTAGGAAATAGTCATAATGGTATGAGAACATCAAAGAAGGATGGAGTTAATTACGATACAGCCATTGATCATATCTTATCTGGGGATTACTCGGATGTAGAAAATCGTGAACTTTTCGATAAACAGCTTAGTACATATGACGTAGCCAAGTACCCAAGATTTGAGGAAGCCAAAAGACTGATTCTTGAATATCTCCCTATCTGTGGTCGCTTAGGTTCACTCCAAGACTGGCATAAGTTCTTGGATAAGTATGGAATTACAAACATTAGTGACTCCTTCTTTATGACGTTCATGAGTAGATTTGACCAAAAAATGTATTGTGAGCGATGATAGAGATAGTAAGTAAGGCTGGAGTCTATAAGTTTGACCCCGAGACAGAACGCCTCTTTAAGGATAATATCTTTATTCCTAAATCCGAGATAGAACCCCTATATAGTGGAAATGGTAGAGATAAATCTGCCCCATCTTTTGCAGGGCTATGGATTAAAAATAAAAATCAAGTGATAACTTTGACGGGAAATGTTAAACCTCTCGTCGACATTAACCAAATTCATTGAGAGATATGGCTGGACTACTTGATAATATACTCGGGAAACCCTATACATTAGGTGAACTTATGAAGGTTGATCAGGGTAGACAAGATCGAGCTGCCAAATGTGCTGTTCGTCTAGATGATACATTCTATACCCTGAAAGAAGAAACGCCACTTAGTAAGTTTAAGAATCTATTTACGAAGAATACTCTCAAAGTATTTTATATAACCCTTAAACTGGCCGTGACATCAGATACTGGAAATACGCACTATATCTATATTCAAATTGACCCAGATTTCTCCCTGACTGATTGGGCAGAGAATCGCGTTAAAATTTACTGTGACTGTGCGGATTTTATGTATCGAAGTGCATATCTCTTGGATAAGCGCGATTCACTCTTTAAGAACGAGTGGATTAGAGGTACCTTAGGTCAAGCCATGACTGAGGAACCTAAAGGAAAGAGAGGAGTAACTCTCCTTTGTAAACACTCCTTTGCTGCTTTCCAATGGCTGATGGCAAACTATAAACAGATAATGTCTACTCTATGACGAAGATCCTAGCAATAGCAGATATTCACATACACGATTACCCACAAAGAAACCCAAGCGAAAAGTATAGACTCTATCAGACTAGAACAGTCTGTAAGAACATAATAGAGGCTGGTCAAGCAAATGGCTGTGATGTTATAGTCATCGCTGGAGATACCCTAGAGAAAAGTATAGTTAGACCGTATGTACAAGCGGAGGTTAAACTCTTCCTTGACACGTTAATGAAATATTTCAAAGTTGGCTATATAATCTGGGGCAACCATGATGCTGATGCTAAGAGTAATGATATCGAATTTTCAGACTCTTGCCTATCGGTTATGTTGCCACCCAACCTCTACTATGCGGATAAAAAAGAAACTACCATAGATGGTTGTCGAATCGGATTCTATAACTGGAGACCAGAATTTGATCTCTCCTGGATAAGTGGAAAAGTGGATGTCTTATTCACTCATGCTACTATCAGCTACAGTGAAGAGGATCAATTCCATTCTCAGAAACTTGATGAAAGAAAATTCGACATTGCCATATGCGGCGATATCCATAAGCCGGGGAGAACAGGAAAGTATATCTCAATCGGTATCCCCCAGAGATGTAAAATGGGAGACAGCGAGTACTCAACGGGAATTGTCCTAGACTGTAGTACCAAGAAAATCGAATATGTTAACCTAAATCCCCACAACAATCTCATGAGATTCCAGCATACATCAATCAGAGATGAAGAAGGTTGGAACCCAGAGAATGGCATATGGAGTGTATATAAACCAGAGAATCAAAGCATCTCAGGAGGTGTCAAGGATATCAAAGTACCTGCCTGGGAAGAAATTGACAAACTTGTTAATGGTATTATCCTAGATAATGGACTGAAGGACATTCATAGTGAGGTCTTAAAGAACATAAAGGACATTGACAAGAAAGAAGTTGACTTCAATTTTGTCATCACTAGATTCTACTGTAAGAACTGGCGAAGTATAGAGGAGGTTGAGCTATTCTTTGGTGATATGGATAAAGTTCTAATCACAGGATCAAATGGTTCTGGTAAGAGTAGTCTCCTAAGTGCTATTAAATATGCATTCCAAGAAAACTCTAGCCTGAAAGACTTTGTTCAGTTCGGTACGAAAGAATGTATAACTGAGGTTGAATTCTTGTACCAAGGAAATGGTTATAAGATTCAAAGAGGTTCTAAGAAGTATGGATTCTGGATAAACGGAGAACCACAGAAGTACAATAATGTAACAGAATTCCGAAAGGACATGCACGTTAGGTTCCCCTTCATCGACTATATGGATATCTACTTCTTCGACTCCGACCATCCGAAACTTATTGGCGACATCACTCCCGAAAGGAAAAGTGAAATAATCAGTAAGTTTTATAAAATGGATAAGATTGATGCCTATAACGACACCGCAACAGAACTCTACAATAAATACGTAGAGAGTTGTAGAGGATGGAAGGCTGAGATTGATAAAACTCGCGAACTCTTGGGATATATCCGAACTAAGCTGGATAATATTCAACTTCCTGGAGTTTCTGAAAAAGAACTTCGTGAAAAGAGGGAACTTGGAAGTATCCTACAAAAAAAGTGGGTGAACTATAACCAGTTTATGACCATGACGGCAAATCTCCAAGCACAGAAAGAGAATACAGAATCTCGAATAAGTTCTCTCATGGCGGAACAGAGACAACAGAGAACTGTAGCCGATATAGATCAGGAAATCGCTAGTAATAGGGAAACCCTTGATTGGATTGCCACTAAGACATCTGCTCTCCAAGAGATTAAACTAGAAGGACGACGTCTCTATATGGAACGGCAGGGACTTGATCAGAAGAAGATCTGTCCTGGTTGTGGTAGACCTATTGAGAACAATGAACACCTGGAAGCCCATAAGAGAGAACTTGACGAAAAGATTCAAGAACTTCTTACCAAGCAGGGACAAGTGTATCAAGAGTTCTGGGATGCGGGCTACCATGAAAAAGAAGATATTGATTCCGGCCTGAGAAATACGACATCCTCTCTTAACGCAAAAACCAGCGAACTAGTCTCAGAGAAACGTGACATAGAAAGAATAACAAAGGAGCTGGAAACTCTCCAAGGAACCCTAGCAACGATTAATATGCACATCTCTCAGACTGGACCAATCCCAGAGAAAGTTGAACTGCCAGATGACTTCATGGATCAGATGGCTAGGGTTGAGGCTGACCTTATGTGTTGGCAACAATACAATACCCTCAATGAGGATAGAGCTAACGCCGAAAGAACCTTGACTGAATATCAGGGACAGATTGATCAGATGAGTCAGGTAGTAGCTGCTTACCAGGAATACATTAAACTGACTGGTCCAACGGGAGTTATCTACAAGGAGATTATGTCTCGCCTGGCAGAACAGTTCAGTGATAATCGTATTAAATACGGTATTATAGAGACTGAAGGTAAAGGCAATCGAAAAGATCATCTCAATCTAGAGTCATACTACATGCTCTATGGTAATCCAGTTCAGTATAAGAATTGTAGTGAAGGTCAGAAGACGCTCTTGGATGTAGACTTCCTCTCGAAGATTGTTACCAGGATGGGTCTCTTGGTCATGGACGAATTCTTAAAGCACCTCGATGCAGGAAACCATGATGTAGTACTTGATTTGATCAATCAAATGAATGTTGGTCTTATTATGATATCATCTCATATGGAGAGCATCCCAGCCTTCAATAACAAGTCTCTCACCCTGAGCCTAAACGACTCTGGAGTGACAACTGTTACGATGAAATAAAGTTATGGCTAGTATTCATTCTGGTATCTCATTTATTAGGATGAGTTCAAGAGAAAACTTAGAGAAGAGTTGGGATAAAATTCAGGAAGGTGCTATTGTATTCGTAACAGATACAAGAAGCATCATCCTGAAGGCAAATGGTCAACCCACTGAATTCTGTTGCCAAGCACCTGTCTCTGAGTATATAAATGCACCGGCCAGATTAATGTCGGATAATTTCCTCCTGGAGGTAGATCCGGAACTAAAAGAAAAAGACATTACTGGCTGGACACTCATCAGTCAGGTAGACTTTATCTCAGGGGCCTTTAGAAAGTTTGGGCTCTTGGGAAAGTCTGATGTTTGGCTCCTAGAATTCAAGCTCTTCGTAGAGGTACAGCCTGGAACAATCAGGATATTCTCTGACAAACCAGTATCATTCTTTGATGGAGTCTTAGATGATATAATAGAAGAAATTAAAAAGCTATGTTAAATACAGAGTACACTAAACAAAAATTTGCTCTTGTTAAAGACCCAAATAAGTTTTTTCAACAGGAGCGAGGATCATCGGTCATCCTAAAAGTGAAAGCTATGTATGAAGCAGTTCGAGTTGTATTCAATGTCACAGCCCCAAGGTTTGAGATAATGGAGAGCGACGAGGATGAGGTATATCGATTCACTGTGGCAGGAACGGATTATCCTAAACAGGATCTTGGGTCGTTGGTTTTTATTCCAAAAGCAAGACGACTGGATGTATGGGTGGCAGGAGACATCATTCCCATCCTTCAATTCAAGGTAAGGACTCCTGTTTTCAGGAACTATTCAGCTTTCTTAGATAGGGCTGGTATAGCTAAGATCTTTGACCGAATGGTTAATATTCTCTAATAGATAGGGAGGGGACAGTATAAGTTCTCTCCCTTATTTCTGTAATGAAGAAAACAAATAAACAACAGATCTTAGACAACGCAATCTCTGAAGACGAATACGGACGAGTATGTGGAAGATGCTGGAATTCAGTATGCGATCCCACTAACAGGGACTGCGATTCTCATCCTATTGGTTGGCATCAAAGGTGGTGTCATAAGAAAGGAAAGGCGGTTGAATCACTAACCCCGGCAGACGACTGTAGGGATTATAACGACGACTAGTATGAGAAACATGATAGGAAAAAGGATTTTCGATGAGGAGATCCAAGATCACGAACACTACTATGGTCATGCATGTTGTGGACAATGTATGTGGTTTGATTCGGAGAGACCTAGTGAATCAGGTCACTGTGGATATCGTGAGTGGGCAGAAAAACATGGACGTCCAACGAACGCAGGACATGGTCGCCCAGGAGAAGAAGAAATATGGGCATCCACAGAAGGTTGCCTTGAGTGGTTTGATTAGAGAAGATGAGAATAACAGACGATTACGTATTTTTCTGGAAAGAGTGGCCCAGTAATTTTAAGAGGGCTCCTTTCTTTGTTACCCTAGATGATAAAACCATTATAGGGAAGATAACAGGGACTCCAATACAAGAGTTCTTCTGCACGGAGCAATACTTCATGTGGTGGAAAGCAATTACTTTCAAAGATTGGGAGATCGCTAAACAGATTCTCCTAGTGAATACGCCACAGGAAGCAAGAAATCTTGGCCAAAAGGTTAGGGGTTATAACGATGCCGTTTGGGCACCCATTAGAGAGAAAGTAATGTTCGATGGAAACTTCCTTAAGTATTCTCAGAATCCAGACCTTAAAGCAAAACTTCTCAACCCTGATTGGGCAGAGAAACACTTTGTTGAGGCCTCCCCATACGATAGAATCTGGGCTATTGGCTTAAGTTGGGAAGACCCTAAGTGTGAAGATCCAAAGAACTGGAGAGGAACGAATCTCCTGGGGAAATGCTTAGACAAAGTTAGGGAATGTCTCATTGCTCTAGCGGAAAACAAGCATACGAGATAAAACCCTTAGGAATGAAATGACGCTATTGGCGCGCCGTTGATATAAGAAGAACAATTTTTAACAATTAAACAAATGAACGGGTTAGTTACCTAAAGATGAACAGACCGAGAGACACAGAACAAGGGAGTTTTTGGCAGGACAAGAAGAACATTAGACAGAACATAACCGAATCCGAAAACTCTCAATGAAGGCGAATTACATTAATATCGCTGCCACTGGTATCAAACTCTTGGCTGCGATCGTGGGGGGTGTAGCTCTTTACGCTGGGCTAAGTAAGCTTAGTCGTGGAGGGAACACTTTAAAGAACAACGAAGAAGACAATCAGCAGGATCCTACAGATGAACCCATGCCTATTATGGCTCCGAGTGAGGGGTCAGTAAAGCTAATGAACGGGTTAAGAGTAGGTCAAATGGCACTGAGTGGAACAATGAATATACTCGGTGGTGTAATGGATGTAGCGAACAACATAAATCGTATGTTTGATCCGTCCTATTATAAGACTATGCTATCAGATCCCTATAACACGGGTGGTTATTATGGAAAGCCAATGATCCCAGGTTATATCCCGGGAGATTATCCTTGGAATAATCAAGGACGACAGACAGGCTATCCGTGCGATACACCAATCAGGATGGGAAAAGATAGTACAGGTCAGGAAACCTATTGGTTGAAAAGACCCAACGGAATCATAGAAGTTTGGTAACAGTGATACCAAAGAATAAGCCTCCTGGCGTTACATAATATAGGATAAGCTAACCAGAAAATAGCGTTAAGCAAAAAAATCAAAGACTCACGTTTAGTTTTGTGTCGTGAGTTCTTTTTATTTTTGTCCTCGAAAAAAAAAAGAAAAGGAGCTATTAAAACTCCTTCCCTAAACTGGAGAATTGATTTTGATACCTATATAGTATCTGAAGCGCTTCGTCTCTGGAGATAAGCCTTGCTTCCTTCTTATAGGTTAGTTCAGATATATCTATTGTATTCGTATTAAAGTGGCTGATAGAAAGATCCCAGTTCTCCTTCTTCTCTTTTATCTCTAACCTGAATCCTTCATAGGTAAAGGAATTGCCTCCTTGATATATTCCAGTTATTCTTCCTAACATGGTCCAGGAATGATTATCCTCTGTTACGAAGTACTGGCCAATATAGAAACCATATCTCTCTAGGGCATCTTTTCGCTTAAGCTCTTCTATCTCGTCATTAATACTCCTCCTACATTCATAGTAGTCATCTCTAAGCGAATTACGCTCAGATTCTGCCTTTTCATACTTAAGTCGCTTTTCCTCGACAAGTTTCCATTTCTCGTCAATCTGTTTCTGTAAGTCAGTCATTGCTCATTATAAATTCTTCCTCCGTGGAGGGTTCTGTTTTTGACATATAATAATCGGTCGCCTCTTTAGCGTACTTCTTAAACTCCTCTAAGGTCAGGTCCCTAACTCTCTTTGGAGCAGGTGTTCCGGGAGGGCGATATGGACTATCTCTGAACTCCAGACAATGTCTCTCTACATAAGATAATACAATGTAGTAAAGATCGTCAGGGGTTTTATAGTGTTCAAAGATTTTCATAGTCGAACCGAGTAGTGAGTCCATACACTCCAAGGACAACTTTAATATCCTCCAGAGTCTCTACACGAACCTGAGCCCTAAAACCCTCAACAGTAGTTTTATCACCATCGTGTACAACTAGGTCTGTCCTTCCGTTAGCATAAGCTATAACTCTAGCAAAAACGCCCTTCTTGTTTTTGTGAATATAAACCTCTCGCCCTGGGTACACATCTACAATCCAGTCATTTCCTTTGAAAGCTTCTCTAGTGATCGGGTGGGTTTGAATTTTTCTTAGAGGTCGCCCACACTTAGGACAATAGTTAATTCCGATCTGATCCGTCTCTGAGGTAGCTGAGTTATAGACAGTCATAGTGGCGTCATTTGTTCTCTTATAAATTGGGGAGTTAATATCATCGATAGCTAGTACAATATTCTTTGTTTCAGCCAATGGCTCAATCATTTTATGTTCTTCGTCTCCGTAAGCTAATTTCTCACAAAATCTACACATAAATAAAAAGTTATTTAATTATTACACCTATAAGGCTGTGAAAACCTTATTAATGAGAAAGAAAGGAGGAAAAGAAGGTGGGACCGTAGTGTCCCTTTTTATTTTTACGTCTAGAAAAGGTATAAAACCCTTATATATGATAGATAAAATAATCCTAACTTTCGCAAGTGGGGATTATTTCTTTTGGACAAATAAAATATAAATTAAAGGATATATGACTAAAAACGTATTGGTGGTACCTGCCGGAATCAGGTACATTGGTGATTGGAAAGAATTTGAATTACCACAGCATCCACACATCATGGACAAACAAATTCCTGGGTGTGGATTTACTGAATGGTGTTTGACTAATAACCAAGATACTATTTTGTGTAGTCCTAGAAATATGTTGATTCTAAATAAGTGGGAACAACACTTAGGAGAGGTTTTTAGAGTACACAACGATAAGTATGACGTGGACTTGGGAGTAGACAAGGAAATTGACAAGCCAGAAGGAGAAGATGATCCAACGAGAGAAATGACTGAAGAAGAGAAAAAGAAATACCTAAACGACTTAGAAACCCAAAGAAAAGAGGATGAAAGAGTCTTTACTGAAAAACTTAGGGTCGAACTGGGAAATTATATTCTCGATAGACGGTTTCACGGCAAACCTATTAAAGTACTCGTTACTTATGATTCTTTTCGAATTCTTAAAGATATTCTAGAAGAATTTGACAGGTATCAAGTGATTATTGATGAGTTTCAGTCAATTTTTACCGACAGCAGATTTAAAGCAGACGTTGAATTAGAGTTCGTGAATGTCTTACAGGGTGTGCAGAAAGTTTGTTATGTCTCCGCTACTCCCATGCTTGATCAATATTTGGCTATGATTCCAGAGTTTGCTAATCTTCCTTATTACGAACTAGATTGGGAGAGTGCAGACCCTAGCCGCATTAGAAAACCAAACTTAAAGGTAAGAATAATAAACTCTATCTACACTCCAGCCAGAAAGATCTGTGCTGATTACAAGAGCGGAAGATTCGAAACCTTTAGTCAGGTTGATAAAAAGACAGGTCAAGTAAAAACAGTTGTTTCGAGAGAGGCCATGATTTATGTTAATTCTGTCAAAAATATCACACAGATCATAAAAAAATGTAACCTAACTCCGGATGAAACAACAATCTTATGTAGTAATACCCCCGATAATCTAAAAAAGATTCAAAAGGAAATAGGCAGAGCATGGACTATTGGAAAAGTTCCTCTAAAGGGAGAACCAAGAAAAATGTTTACGCTTTGTACAAGAACTGTTTATCTTGGTGCTGATTTCTACTCTGATAATGCTAGAACTTTCATCTTCTCAGACGCTAATGTAGATTGCCTTAGTGTAGATATAAGCTTGGATCTTCCACAAATACTAGGAAGGCAAAGATTAACGGAGAACCCATGGAAAAACTCTGCTGAGTTCTACTACAAAACTATCAGAAATGATAAAGCAGAGAATGCAGAAGAGAGGAAAGAGAAAATGGATAAAGAGAAATACGAAATGGTTATAGCTAAAAAGACTGAAATAACTAATCGAATAATTTCTACATGGCAAACCTCAACTGATCAAGAGGTTCTAACTCAAGTCTTTACAGATCGAGTAAGTGACCGTAAGTATAAAGATGACTACGTGGGTATAAACCGGCATGCAGGAAAAACACCAAAAGTAGTTATTAATCACTTAGTCATGATCTCTGAAAAGAGAGCTTTTGATATTCAACAAATTGACTATAAGGACAGATTTAGTGTATTTAATAGTATCGAAAATACTTTTGAAATTAACGACAACGACACTATTTCTGAAGTTAAAAGAGCTCTAATGGAAATAGAATCAAAAACCATATTATCTGATAAATTAAGATTTCTCTGTGAAACAAACCTAAGTGAGAAGACAAGAGAAATAGTAGAAAGTCAGATGGATGAAAAGGTTCGAGAATACCTAGCATTAGGGAAAGATAGATTAAAAGCCTGTGGTTATAATATAGCTTTACTAAATAAAGAGTTGCAGGATAAATGTACAACTAGTCAAGGAGGACTTGAACTATTAGTATATTCTGAATTTACAATCGGAGATAAGATTAGCCGAGCTGAAGTAAAGAAAAAACTAGCAAGAATTTATGAAAAAGTGGGTATTAATGCTACAGCTAAATCTGTAGATCTAGGAAAATGGTTTGAAATTGAAGAAACAACGCTTATGGAAAATGGAAAAAGAGTGAGGGGATTAAAAATTATAAAAACTCTTAATTAAAATAGCTCTAATAGGGCTGGGGATTCTCTACAAAGAGGTCCTCACCCTTCTTTTTTTAACCCAAAACTGATTCCCTTTTATGTAGCACTTTTCTCCTTATTCCATGTAAAATCTAAAAATTAACAAATTCCTAGGAAAATGTTACATATTCATGTAAATATATTCTTTAATAGGGGAACATTTTTTCTGTTCTTTTCTCTTTATAGGTTTTGCATAAAAATATAAAAAAATGTTCTCTTAAACAGAAAATTTAAGACAAGAATACCTACTAAGTGGAAAAAATCCTGGATAATTTTATGCAAAACTAAATATAAGTAATTTCGGCCAAAAAATTTTCCATCTAGAAATAATAAAAAGAAAACCATCTGTTATTTCTAGTATAGGTATCGGATAAGAAAATGCTATCAAACTATGTAACGTTTTTCGAGTAACAAAATAAAATTGCCAGTGGAGATTTTCCTAATATACAAAAAGCATAGATGTAACATTTTTTCTGTTCTTTTCTCTTTATAGGTTTTGCATAAAAATATAAAAAAAATGTTACATATTCATGTAAATTTCTCTGCCTTACTTCTTCTCAACCAGTCCTTCTTTCTCCCTAACGGTCGAAGAGAAGTCCTCGGTTGCTTGAAGTCGCGGAGGGAATTGTTCTCAATTCCCGAGTAGTCGGGCGGTGTGGTGGGCGAGCGGAGCGAAGGGCAGCCCGACTTCATTATTTCTTTTCTTCTTCTATGTCTATTAGGAGAGCTTTCTTCCGCTTACGCTCCAGACGCTCAACTCCATTGGCCCCTCCTGCTGCGCCACACAAAACCAGCCCCGGCCAAAAATGGGCCCGCGTTTTCTCAACACCTTACCCATAGAAACAAACAAATTAGAACTTATGTGTTTATTTATCGGAAACAAAAATGGATTTGTAACAAAAGAAGAGATTACAGTTTATAAAGCACTCTCAAAATCCGGAAGAGGATATAAAACTCCCTCACAGGGCTATCCCGCTAAAATAGGTCAAGACCTGGTACCATCTAATCCAGAGCCTTCGATAAGTAAGTGTGGATTTAAGTTTTCCCTAGATGGTGGTGCAATACATACTTTCTTGAATCCAGTGAAGGCCCTAGAAAACTATTCGGGGTGTGAGATATTCAAAGCTACCATACCTGCCGGGACTCACATTTGGATACAGGATGATTTAGGACAGATAGCTGCCTCACGAGTATACATAAGCAAGGATACTATTACCAAGGCAGATAAGGCTCTTTATCAGAGGTCCTTAAAGCCTCTCCACGATCAGTTCCTAAAAACAGCAGAAGTTAGACTGGCCGATGGTAGAGATGTTACCCTAAACCCAGTTCAAGCCAGGAAAGGTGATAAGGTGATCGGTATTAAGGTTGCCGGACATGTAGTATCTACCCAATACTTCGAAGCCCTTGAGTTTTGTCATAACTCTAGAACTATATCCACCCCAAAGCCGATGAGTTGGGATGAAGCAGAGAAAGATAGTGCTGGAGAAGAGAATCAGAAGAACATTCTCGCCAATAACCCAGACTATAGCTTCCCTGCTATAGAAGCAGCTAAGAATGTGGGTGGTTATCTCCCAGCTATTAAAGAGCTTAAGGATGTTTTCTCACAATTCTTAGAGCTGAACTTAACTCGAACAGCCTTAGGCTTAGATCCAATGCCTTTTGCGTGGTACTGGTCTTCGTCAGTGAGAGACAATACCACGGTTTGGCGCCTGCTCAGTGATGGTTACTGGCTCTGCTGGGGCTATTGCGGTTACCTGGGTTGCGGGACCCATGTGTTACCTTTCTTCAGCTCTTATGAGGAAGGGTGATGAAAAATAAGAGCTGGACTTTGTAAGGACAGCGATCAATATAAAACTTAACATAAACTTATGAATGATAATAAACAGAAAAATTATTCAGAATTAGAAATTTTCTCCGAGGCATCCTCTATGTCCGCTGAGTTGAGGGAATCAATTAAGCAGATGTCGAGGTATTATAGATTTGACGTAGGCGATGAACTAAGGAAACTCCTTCGTCAAATTAAATACTTAATAGCTGATGCTTCAGGGAAAATAGAAATAAAGGGTAAGTATGAGGCAGTTCAAGAACTTTTAGAGACAATTTCACATATTGAAATAGCTCTTCAGGATTGTCTTGAGGATAATGCACTATCAGTTAGTGGAAGGTATAATATCAATCAGCCTTTAATACGGTTATCAAAGATAAAGGATCAGGCCACTAGGTGGAGAAACTACTTGCACGATGTTTATGTTAGAGGAAAAGAGCAAGAAGACTAACCTTCACAAATGTACAAACATTGCCCTATTCTGCAATGGTGGGTTAGTGAGCTTAAAATAAACAAATAAAAAGAGGGTGCTATGCAGGGTTTAATAAGCCTCGCTAAAATTAAGAATAGCATAAGAGAGGTTTGGAACCTGAACAGTAATGGTAACTGGAACAACTGGAACTATTACGATTACCTGAATTACAGGAACCATGTGTTACCTTTCTTCAGATCTTTTTATTTTCTGTCCCCGTTATTATGTTCACGTATCAAGAAGTCTTAGATGCTTTTAAAGACTGTTACAAGTCTAAGAAAAATACACAAGCCGCTCAAGAGTTTATCTTTGGCGGTTACATTCCAAAGCTTATGGCCTTAACTGATGCTATTAATAATCATACCTACAGACCTTCTCCATCAACTGTTTTCATAATTTGTGACCCAAAGATTAGGGAAGTTTTTGCAGCAGCTTTTATAGATAGAATCGTACATCACTTGATAGTCAGAGAACTTCTTCCACTGTTTCTTCAGTACTTCGTAAAGGATACGTATTCATGTCTCCCCACACGAGGAACCCTAGCTGCTGTTGTGGCTGCAGAGGAGTATATTAACCGAGCCTCACTGATTGATAGGGATTGGTATGTTATGAAAATGGATGTAAAGAGCTTTTTCATGAGCATCCGGAAGTCTCTGTTGGCGGAACGATTAGTTGATTTTATCAAGGAGAACTATCATAATCAGAGGAAATTAGAAGACTTGATTTGGCTAGTTAGGCTTATTATTCTTTCTGATCCAACTGTAGGGTGTATAAGAAAAGGCGATCCTAGCTTGGTTAAAGCCCTTCCTCAAGAAAAATCTCTTTTCTTTCTGCCTCCCGATAAAGGTTTACCTATTGGGAATTATAGTTCTCAAGTCTTTGCTAATTTTTATATGACTCCTCTAGACTGGTTTATTCTGTTTTACCTAGGGATTCCAATGTATTGCAGGTACGTGGATGATTTTATTATGTTTGGTCCGAAGGAGTTACTTCTGGAATCAGCTCCACTTATCTATGATTTTGCCAAAGATAATCTAGACCTAACTATATCCAGAGATAAATTCTACTTACAGCCCATCCGACATGGAGTTAAGTTTATCGGCTCTATGATCATGCCAGGACGTGTGTATTGTGGTAATCGAGTTAGGGGTCGCTTAGAAGAAGTTCTCTTTAAGAATATCCCAACTGAAGATAGATTATCTAGTGAGTGCCATTAATTCCTACCTTGGTCTTATGGGTCATTACAGTTCCTACAATATTCGGAAAGAGCTCTTCACTGATAAACTTCCTTCCCAATGGAAACAGTGGATTCGCCCTGTATACCCCTACACGAAGATTTTGCGTTTTTAGGGCCAAAATAACCTTACCTATGGGAGGTTAAAGGTCCTCCCATGTAATGAGAAAATATGTCAATTTATTTTTATGAAAAAAGAAATTAGTGAAGAAGTAATTGAGTATCTTCCATTTCCAGAATGTGTCCGTCGGCGCGTAGGTATGTATCTTGGAGGCAATGATAAGAATGCTGCCAATACAGCCCTACGTGAGGTTATCGATAATGCCACTGACGAGATTGCAGCTGGTTATGGAAACAATGTATTAATTAGTACTAACCTTAATGGTTATTGTTTTGTAGGGGATGATGGTCGAGGAATTCCTATCGTAATGAGTAAGGATATTCCAGATCGTACTTCTGCATACTTAGCCATTAGCGAACTACATTCAGGTTCTAAGTTTCAAAGTACAGAAGGTGTAGCTCGTGTTGGTCTTAATGGTCTTGGCATTTCCCTGTGTAGTGCTACCTCAACGAGGTTCGTGCTCATGTCAAAGATAACCGAGAATAATTATAATAGATCTATTCCCGCCGTCAAGGAATGTTGGGAGAATGCAGGACCTAGAAGTAAGAAAGACTTATTCTACATTGTAGTAACTGAACGTGGTTATAAAGTCTATGAAGGAGCGGGGCGTTTGAAGGATCTTGAGAAGATGATTTTCAAGGGAACTAAGAACTATGTTCATATTCCAGAAGGACTTTCAACTATAGTTCTTCTCCAACTTGATCCAGAGATTTTCGAGAGCATTGAGCCTGAGATTCCCGTTAAGAATTTACAGTATTTCCTCTTGATTCAGGAGAAGTTTTTCAAGCGAAATGTTAATGTAATAATTGACGGACAGACTATTAAGAATGATTTCCGACCCTATGAATTTGAATTACTTCGAACGATAACTCCGAAAGATAATTCAATGAACAAGGAAGTAGGAATCTATATGACCTTCGAGGCGGATCCTGAACTTTCTCCTAAAGTTGAGTTTGGATCTGTTAATGGTCTAGATTGTACTGGTCAACACATAACAATTGCAGAGACTCTCTTTAAAACTGCTATTAAGGACTTCTATAAAATCAAACACTCTTACCTGGATGCAGGCCTAAAGATGTGTGTGATTATGTTGGCAAATGAGACTATCTTTGACTCACAGAATAAAGTGAGGGTAAAAAGTATAGCTAAAGTTAAGCCAACAGACTTCATAGAAGTTGTTAAGGACATCCAGAGAATCTTCAGGAAGAATCCTGAGTATTGGGACTTGCATGTAGAGAAACTTAACTCCTTGGCTGAAGCACATAAATCACTAGGGGCCGTTGAGAAGGCACAAAAGATTATGGATGCAGCAGGAGGTAATGGAATTTACAGAGTGAAAGGAACCTTAAAGAAAGGTTTTGCTGATGCTACTGCTGGACCTAGCGAAAGATGGAATTGTGAACTCTTCATTACAGAGGGCGATAGTCCTGCTGGTTCATTGAAGGCTGCTAGAAAAGCTATAGATGTAAAGTATAAAGCCGTGTGCGGCCTCAAAGGCAAGGTTCTTGATACTAGTGACTGTAATGCCGATAAGATGATGGATAATACTGAATATTTTACGATTTTCAGTACTATGGGTCTTGGTATTTCAGTTAACTCTGTTATTAAAGATGCTAAAAGTCCAGAAGAGGCTTTTGAAATGATTAAAAAGAAAACTCGTTACGGAAAGTTAGTAATAGCTACAGATAAAACGAAAGTTTGTGTCTGAAGGTGTAGAGATACACCTAAGGAATCCTATTGTTGCGAGGAACTCTGGTTAAGTCTTAGGTACTAAAGAGGTGTAGTTAACTCTTAGTAACAATCCTAAGAATACAGACAATTCGCTTTGTTATAAAATTAATCAAAAATAAATTTCAGGTTATGATACGAAGAGATATAATGGATAAATTAAAAGACTCTGATTTAAACTCACTATTTATGGAACATAGAGCCATAGATCAAAGCACTTATCGGGTGGGAGAAATAAATGGCGAAATAGTGTGTTGGAATCCTTCTAATGGATATATCATGGATTATTTCTATGATGATATACAAGATGAGTGGTTTAATATAAAATTAGTATATCCGAATATAAATACTAAACACTCATTTGAGATAAATAGGAATGGTGTACTTAGGAAAGTCAGTGGATTCAATACAACTATTAAGAATGTATTGTTCTCTAATGAATATCCTTCATATGTATTGGCTACAGATTCTTCTGGTAGAACTACTTTACGACCCTCTGTCCATAGATTACTGGCTATAATATTTATTCCCAGATTAAGTGAAGATAAAGACTGCGTAGATCATATTGATAGAAATAAATATAATTATGCTTTATCTAATCTACGCTGGGTAACAGTCACTGAAAATAATAACAACAAAAGAATGGCTGTTTTTACGAGTAACCTAAGGTTTGAGGCATATTACGACAGAGAGTTAACTCAATTAGACAGAATATATTCAAATGAGGATATATACAATCACCCTACGCTGCGAAAAAGAGGAATAAGGGATAAAACGACAGAGGGAGTAAAATACCACGGACGTTATTGGAAAATTGTAAACATTGACATAGAAAACTATCTTAAGTCTGGTGAGACAATTGATGATAGTTTATGGAAATTGCATTTTTCAGGAAAATTTGAAGTCCATCCGCTTGGCTTGGTTCGGAATTTAAAGACAAAAAATATTATTTCTCTAGGTGCATTAGATAGTAATGGAAAATATAGATCTTTTAATGGCTATAGTGTACATCGTGCAGTCGCAGAGGTTTTTCTAAATGATAATAAACCTATTGACAAAAACCTGCACGTAGATCATCTCGATACTAATCGACAAAATAATAGAGCAACTAATTTAAAAATTTGTACAAGAGCTGAAAATATGAATAACCCACTAACACGTCAAGCTATGGCTACTAAAGTTATTGCTGAAGGAGTTATTTATAATTCAATTACTGAATGTGCAAAACATTATGGACTTACTAGACAAGCAATTACTTTTAGGCTTAACAGTAAGCATCAAACAGACTTTAACTACTATAACGAAGATTAATTTTATAACAAGACAACGACTATCCCTCTATGGGAGTAAGACAGCAAGTCAATAATGGCTGTTTGAAAGATAGGATACCCAAACGTTCAAGACGTGGGTAAAAATATAGTCTGATCTGTATGGAGACATACAGGAGTTCATAAGAGAACCGGGAAATAGTGACGATATTTCTTGAACAAAATGGCCGATGAAGATGGACTTAGCATCCAGAAAGGTATATTGTATACTATCTTGAAGTTTGCTAGGTTTATGATCGATTTTGGTTTGGTTTATATTGCTGAATCTCCAATATTTGAACAAGGTGGAAAATATTTCTATCCAAGTGATCCACGTATTCCAGGATCTCAATTTTGTGTGGGAATGGATACGAGTAAGAAATTTAGACGTTTCAAAGGATTAATGAAACTGGTCCCATTACGTAGAAATATGTAATGAAAATCCCGTTGTTGCGGAAACTTCTCGTTAGGTCTCAGGTACCGAAGTGTAATAATCCTGAGAATAGAGATGATTCGCTTAGTGAAAACTGACAACGACTATCTTGAAAAGGAGTAGGGTGGTAAGTCATTAATGACCACTCGAAAAGCGGGACACCTAAACGTAAAGTCGTAGGTGATGATATAGTCTTATCACGACCCGAGAGGGTGTGGAGTTTTTTAAGACTCATACTGGACTGACAATCTAGTGTAAAAATAAATGTAGGTGCTCTTGAACGAGAGGATGTGTATTATTCTTTCTACAATGAGCAAACCAGACGTCTAATTCAAGTAACCCCCGAGTATGCAGAATATGCTATGAGTCTTGTAGAGAATATTGATAATCGAAAGAAACTTCTATACGATAAAGAAATACTAACTAATCCGTATAATTTTACAGATCTTTAATTATGGCCCCACGTAAAAAAGTAATAGAAAAACAGCAACCACAAATTAATAACACAGGTCTTACTCGTTCCGTTGGTGAAATCACAGAAGAAGCTTATGTCCTCTATGGTGGATATGTATCTAATTCACGTGCCCTTCCTCGCTTAAGTGATGGACTTAAAGTTTCTATCATGCGATTAATCTATATGTCGCTTCTTCATCCGAAAGGGAAAGATCTCCCTACTCATGAGTTTGTTCCTTCAGTTTCGCGGGTTCACCCGCATGGAACAACGGGACTAGAACTCTCTGCAGCTCATATGGTTAGGTCGGGTGTTTTTACTGGTCATGGATTCTTTGGATATACGAGCATTGATGGTGTGGTCAGTCCACCTGCCGCTACTCGTTATACCAAGATTCGACTCAGTGACCTCTACTGGGATATTCTCGGTGACTTAGTTAATCCAGAGTATATTGATTTTCATGAGTCTCCACAAGGTGAACGTGAACCAGCATCAGGTTTACCGCTCCCTCTCCCTGCTGCTCTCTACCTTCCTATTCAGACGATGGGATTAGCGGTAGGTGTGAAGACACAGATTCCTTCCTTTAATCCGCAGTCTTTGTATCGAGCATGGAAAGAAAATAATCCATACCTCCTAGAAAGTTCGGTGGACTTGATTATTGATAAGGAAAATTCTGAACTTCAAAAGTTATGGGAGACTGGTCGTGGCCGAGTTATCTATTCGTATAAAATTTCACGCACCAAGAGTCCCGACGGTAAGACAGAGGGAATTCTATTCGAATCTAAGTCTGAGTGTGCTACCGAGATCTTCACTCCGAAAATCAGCAAATATGACAAGCTTGTGGATGAGGGTAAGGTGTATATTGAAGACCTGACTGATGAAAATGGACCGAAGCTTTTTGTGGGACGTGTACCGGGGGCTAGAAACATAACAGTAGATGACATAGAAGCTATTGCTAGAAAGATATGTTATTCAGCAACAGAATACCAAGTGTGGGTAACAGATTCTGTGAAAGCATTCCGAATTCCAATTAAAGATTGGGTTGGATATACCGTTAACAATTATATCAAACTTCTCGTGCGAGTAAACGAGAAAAAGATCGAGAAAGTTAACTTCCAGATTGCTACTAACGAAGCCCTCCCCTATATATCGGAATACATAATCAATAACCCGAAAGCTACGGACTCACAAATTCAGAAAGACTTAGGTTATTCGCCCGAGATAATCTCTGCGGTGATGTCTAAACCTATTTCGTACCTTAGAAAGAATAAGGATACGTCAGATAGAGTAAAGGCACTGAAGGATAAGCTTAAAGAACTTAAGAAGTTTGATCCCGTAGCCTATACGGAAGATATAATTAATAGACTATGAAAAAGAAATACTTGATAGTCGACCAGGACGGAGAGGATTGGAGTGAATCCGCCTTTCCTGTTCTTTGGTCTCGTCTACCGTTAGAGATTATTCAGGATATTCCTGACTTTTATCTCCGTACGGAATACGTTGTGAATAAGGCTGGTCACCTCCAAAAGAAGACCGTAGTATGGCTTGAGGAGGTTGAGTCATTGAACGAAGATGAGGTTTATATTTGGGAAACTCAAAAACATATATTTGCACTTTATGATTTTTAGTGGATCCTTAGCCTCAGTCTTAGAGGCAATTTACTTGAAAGAGCCTGTGACGAGTAGTTTTAAGAAGGCTCAGATTGCTGTTAATCCAAAGAACTTAGACTACTTTATTGGGAAGGTGATTATATTTAATCGTCAACCCAATGACCTAGAAATAGTACGCTTGGCTGTGAGGCACTTCAAAACAGTTATAGCCAGAGTTAAGTTTATGGACGAAACACTCAATCAGGCTGTTACATTCCAGCCATACATAACCAGGATTGATTCTGACCTAACTTGGGATGGACAAGTGATTAAGTATGATGGAGAGGAAGACATTGATTCTCTCTTCTGTGATATTCCGGAGAGTGGTATGGAGGTAGAAGACGGTCTTCCAGAGATCTCTATTCCAAAAGTCTTAGGACTACCACAGAATGCTCTCTATGACCCCGTTGGAAATCTAACCTGCTTAGGGTGGGCTCTACACCAGGTGGGAGTTAACTTAGATCCAAAGGCTAGATATAGAGATTTGGATCTCATTAAGACATGGAAAGTTTGGTGAAATCCTTAAAGGTGGAAGATCTTTTGGGTCTTTTGAAGCCATATTGAAGGGACTTGGTTTGAGATAAATCGAGCCCCTTTCTTTTTGTTTTTCTGCCAAATTGTCAGTTTCTGGAAGGTATTTTGGGGAGGGTGGGGGATTTGTGGCAGTTTTGGGGTCCTAGAGGGTCAAAAGTACCCATTTTCCCCCACTTTTTTTGGCCCAAAAATAACGAAAACCTTATATGTGAGACAAAACTGTCTTCCGGTTGAATTATCCCGAAGTTCAGTTGCCTCAAGTGAATTGCGATTTGAAAATATTGCCTTTCACTTTTGTTTTGGTCAGAGATGACTTAAACTTTATAATAATTTTCAGGGGAGCGTCCAATACAGTTATTATTGTTGCGGTGAGTGAGGAAAGAGTGGATAATCTTCTCCTGGTCCCAGCAGTAGTGCTGTATTGGCCTCTTTTTTACTAAAACAGAGAACCAACCATGATAATACTTAGAAATCAAAAACTCTATTTGGCTTCTCTGCATTCTGACCTTGACAGAGATGTCATGATTCCGATGGTCCCCAACGATGAAGCTTCAAAGAGGGGTTTAGGAAAAACGAAACTTCCTAGGACAACTTTCTATCCAAGCATAGACCTAGCTATTAGTGGTTTGGGCGAAGGATTGACTGGAAAAGTAGTTTACATCTATGAACCCGTCGGACGAATTAATCCTTTATCGAAGACATATCCGAGCCCTACTGAAAATCCTTTCCAGGAAACACAGGAGGTTTGGTGTCTTACTACAACTAGGTTAAAATTAGTTACTAAGGTCAGAGTAAATCGAAAAATCAAGGACAATATTTTAAAACAATATACGCCCAGACTTGTCACGAAGTCTTTTCCTAAGTGGTCATGGTCTGACCTGACTCGCGAGAGGAAGACATCGAAGGTGGTTTGGGTAACTGATGAAAATAAAAGTTCTATTACACTTAAACCGGAAATTAAATTTTACAAAAGTATAAGTGATGCTGTTAAAAACTTAGAGAATAAAAAAGTAGGTAAAGAATATTATGTCTACAAACCTAAAGATGATTCTAAGCTTGAAATTATACCAACAGATAAAGATGAACTTTTATACGATAAACCTATTAAGCTTTTCCAAAAAGCTAAAATTCTAATTACCTCAAACGATTCTTATAAAACATGTTGATAGATTTTCTGAGAGCGGACATAATCCGGTCCTACACCTCGACGTGACTCTCAGAACTAAACGAAATTCCGAGTAATTCTCAGGTACAAGAGGCCTAACCAAGGTTCAAGTCCTTGGGAGAATTCTAGTATGAAGACAGTAATTTGCAAACTCGGAAAGGCTGCAAAGAAGACTGGCAAGGTGGTTATTGTCAAACCTATTGTCTGGTATCTTAACAAGTCGGCTGAAAACTACGAGAAATTACTTGGTCCGGAGTGGTATAAGTATGCACGCTGGATTTAAGTAAGTGTGGTGAAGAACAGTAGCCAACGTAGTTAGGAACTTATGAAAGAACGCTAGAGAGGGAGCCCGGAAATGCTGGGAGTGACTCTCCCTCCAAGATAAGTGAAAACGAGTTATGATAGTCTTACGTAGAAAAACTTTTAATGCTGCTATGGGAAATGCAGGGACCGATATGGATAGGTCTCAGGCAAACCAAGCAATAGAAGATAGTTCAGAACAAGCTCAGATTCAGAGAGCTCAAGAGTTCATGAACACCGACCACAATCAGATGGTCTCATCCCAACTTAAGTAAAAAAGAAATATGGAAGCAATGAACCCATTTAATAGCAAGGAATTCAAAGAGAAGATTCTTGCGAAGGAAGGGAAACAAGAGGCTTCCGACGATTATGAGCTTTTTGATGATATCATAGAGGAGAAGTCAGATCTTAAGAATATAATTGTCGGCGCTCCCAGTATCCCCAAAAAAGCTGCAACTAATATGATCCTTGATGCTAGTGCCATTGCCAAGAATGAGAAAGAGAAAAAGGCAGCAGAGATGGAGTTAGCTCTTAATGACATCTTTACTTCCTATAATAAGCAGTATGGAATCCAATTAAACTTGGATTTGCATTCTCTTTCAAATACGCTAGCTACGGTTGCAACAGATCCTAAATCGACACGAATATTAGAGCTGTATACCAGCCGTATATATAGAAATGCAAAAGCTGTCCTGAGTCTTCACTTAATACAGAGATTGTCTCTGGTTATTGACTATGTGACGAGACCAGAGAACATGTTAGATTCAAGCGAATTAACCCTGGCTGATAAGTTTTTGGTAATTGAAAAACTTATTTCCTATATCCAGACCTTAGGTGATCTTAAGGATACTATGGAAATTGAAGGAGATGATCTTGAACTTCAGAAGCTAGCAGAAGAAAATTCTGATTTGGATTTTGATAGTGAAGAAAGTAAGGAAGCAATAAATAACTTTATGAAATTATTTAATAACGAATTTGGCAAAGTAAAGACATGAAAAAGCAAGAAGGATTTTTCCAGAAAATGTTTGGTGGAATAGGTGGTTGGAATAGCCGAGTTCCACTTAAATCAAATATATTTGGCTCAGGTGGTAGAGGATACTCGCCTATTGGGTCTACAAAGTTCGGAGCAACAGGAACTAATCGTGAATCGCCTCTTTTGGGTTCAAGTTCTCCTTCATCCTTAATCAGCGGGTACTATGAAAGAGTGGATGAACTGAAAGGCTATCAACTCTTAGATGTTGTTAAGCTTGCTACAAACTTTTTTGCTGACTATGTAGTAAACTTTTTAGAGGACTCAGGTCAGCAAGTAGTAACGATCTTAGATGACGAAGGCAATACTGATGAAGGTAAGACAGAACGTATTAATGACATCCTGACAAAAGATATTAAGATCTTTGATTATATTCGAGACCATATCAAGGATACAGTCTTCTATGGTCAATATACTAGTATGTTATGTCGTCAGCGTGATGAGCTTGGTCATCTTAAGTTTCGTGTAGAGGAATTATTCGATCCTGTCTCAGTAATCACCAAGAAAAAAAGAAATGCAGATGGTGAAATAGAGGAGACCTACATTGTTCGTGGTGAAGATGGTAAACTCTACGAGATTGGTAGAAATGATGCTTTCACTTTAGGCTCCATCAATCTTCGCTTAATCAATGACTTGGAGGATGATTACGGACTTAAGAAGAAGGACCAACAGGAGAAACCTAAATCAGCTACTCGATTAACAGATGTGGAAGTAGCTAAGAAGATGGTTCTCCGTCAATGCAGCTACTCAGCAGGTGAACCACTGTTCTACTCATTGATTTTGAAAGTTAAGGAGTTAATAATCAAAGAGTTACTTGTTTCGCTTATTTCTTTGCGAGACTTAAGTAGCGTTCAGATTTTCCTCCTTCAATTCGATAAGAGCACTCCAATGGAGACTGCCAATGAGCTCTGTGCCCGAACAACAAAACTTGCAAACAATACAAACGAACTTGCCTCGTTCTTGACTTCTCAGTTTGATGTAGTATCATTCCTTGAGAATACGATGACTCAGAGTGCTAAGTTTGTTCCTGACTATAATTCAACATTGGGCAATAAGAATAATATGTTGCCCCTTGATAAACTCTCTGATAAACTTATGGATATCATGCAGAACTTGGATGTATGTAGAAATAACGTCCTCTCTCCGCTTGGTATCCCTAGTACAATCCTTGACTCAACGAGTGGTTCTAAGTGGGCCATCCTTCAGAGCAGTGAACGTGCTAACTCAAGGGTTGCTGGTTTCATGACTGGTATCAAGGATAGTGTAACGGCCCTTGTCTGTACTCTTTATAATATTTTGTATGGAGAAGAGATTGACCCATCGCTTATTCGCCTTCATATATCAGAGAAGACAAGTGTTGAATATAACAATCAGATTAATCAGAGTGAATCCATCTCAGGTCTTGTGACTGGTATCACTGGTATCCTAACCAACTCACTCCAGGCACTCGACATGGCTGCTCCACTTATAGATACAGATGCATACCTCAACTATATCCAGAACCTCATTAAAGACATCGATCCTGATACGGAGGCTCTCATAACGGATAAGACAAAGGAAATGTATACCAAGTGGATGCAAGCTAAACTTACTGCCCAAGCAGAACAGCAGGGAATGGATGCTTCGATCTTAACTGAACAACCTGATCCTACTGAAGAGGAACTATGAAGAAAGAAGACAACAAAGACAAAATAATCGCAAAGACAGGTGTCGCTGCCGGAACCACGATGGCTGGCCTCGGTGGCGCCATGTCTTTGGGTGCTAAGAATCAGGCTGACCTCTTCAAGGGAAAGGGAAAAGCCAAAAAAGCAACCCCAGAGCAGTTAAGAGCTCTCCGTGAATCTATTCAAGGACACTCCCGTGACTTGGTAGGAGAAGCTACGGAAGGAAAGAAGTTGGTGGTTAGTAAGGCCATCCGAAACCTGGATAGGACTGGTAAAGCGGTAGCTCTTGCTAGTGTTCCTGTTTTGGCAGCTGCTGGTTATAAATATCATAAGAGCAAGAAGAATGATAGTACTGAGAAATAAAGCCTTCGCACAACAGGCTAATAGAATCCCCAAGCCCGGGGAAACAATTGATCCTGGGAAGCAACCGCAATTACCAAAGCAAGGGGATGATAATTCTCAGGAAGTAACTGCTAAAGACCTTCAACTCGAACAGATGAAGCTGCAAAGACAGCAGATCCAGATTCAACACCAGCGTCAACAGCTCCTAGCCAAAGAACAAATGGCTAAGGCTAGGAACATGACTCAATTGCAGAAGATGGAAAACGAGAAGGAGCAGTCTGAAAATAAAGATAGAATTAGAACACGTCAACAGGAAGTGGCTAATCAGAAACCTGATAATACAGCCCTTTATAAGACTAAGTCGAAGGCTGTTCAGCCTGTTGCGATGCCAAAGTAATACTACTATGAACATGGTTCAAGAAAAAGAAAAACGCTTCACAGCTGAGGTAGAAGACCAGCAGCTGAATGAGCAGAGGGTTGAACGTGGGTTTGATCCAATGATGAAGATGTTCTAAAAGAATAAAATGGCAGTCCTGTTTTAATGGGATTGTCAATAGTAAGGGTAACTAGAGTCAAACATTTCTTCAACAGATTGACCAGTTTCAGTATTGATTAATCTTCCGAAATACGGTTCTTCTGGAATTTTTTCAAATTTATATTTTCCAGGAACTAAAAGAAGAATATTATCTTCCCCAAGTTCTTCTTCTAGAGTTTTATCTGAATCAAGAACTTCCCAAAGACAAGCACTCTCTATTCTTTTTAAAGATAGTGGATTTGGAGCATATTTTGGAACTATAATCCCTGTATCAAATCCATCCCACTTAGATTTTAGTGGCTTTATCGATAATAAGCCAGATTTAATTGCTATTTTCATAGGTTTAAAATTAATTTACCTACACTTATAGGGCATAGCGATTAAATAAATTGCAAAATTCTAATTAAAATATCTCTTCCTTCTTCCTTTCCGTTTTAAACGGGGGGGGGGGGAGATTAAGAAGAGGTATATGATATTACTACGTGATAAGAACTTCTCTAAGGACGAGAAGAAGAAAGATAATAAAGATATAAAGCGAGGAGCTGCTATCCTAGGTGGTTCTTTTATTGCTAATTCGGCTCTTGCTGCACCTATAATGATTAGGCAGATCAAGGGCGACAACAGAGTATATTCCCCAGAACAACAAGCACTTTCTGACAGGTTGGTAGCTGAAGCTGAAAAGAGAGGAATTAAAGTTTCTCCTGAGAGTGGAGGAATTCCTGGTCCTGCATACGGAAAAGGAACCGTCTTTAGAAATGGTTCTTACAATCCAAGTGAAATTGCTCACGAACTAGGTCATGCACACTTTGATGTAGAAAGAGGTGCTGGCACTAGAATAGGTAAGGCTGCCCACAAGGTTTATTTAGGAGGTGGTGGTACTTATGGTTTTGCTGGACATTCACAAAACGCTGCTATCATAGCCGGAATAGGTAGTGGAATTGCTAAGGCTAAAGCAGAAGAACAAGGAAAACAAGAGAATAAGGTTATTCGTCATGCCGCCTGGGCAGCACCAGTACTTGTTGCTTCTCCTATGCTGGTTTCTGAGGCAGCCGCTAGTGCTAAAGGACTTAGATACCTGAAAGGTGCAGGAGCTAAGAAAGGGCAACTCTTAAAGTCTGGTGTACAATTGGGTTCTCTTTGGGGTACATATGGAACTCAGACAGCTATGAATGCTGGACTAGGGGAGCTTAGTAGAGGTATCTCATACAAAGTTGCCAGGAAGAAGAAAAAGAAAGAGGATTAACCCACTACTTTGGGCCCATCCTCCCGGCTACAAGTCATCCAACGACTTATTAATTGCCTGATGTATTCAATAAAACTAATCATAGTTATTATTAGTTAGTTTGTTACATATATAAGGCTTTGAATTGATATTTATGGTAATTCTTAGGAATAAAAACTATTCTGGCTATCAACCCATTTTTGGGACTAGCTATAAACAAGGTTCTGCTCAACTTAAGCAGGATATTGATGATGGCATAGTCAGAACAGCAGATATTCTTGACGATGCCTTAGACAGAACGGAAGGAATACATCCCGTCGTTGATAAAGCTTCCAGTAGATGGAGAAACCGAATCAAAGGTTATACTAAGCCACTGAAGGTGCTTCATGGCAAGAAGAAAGTAAAGAAATGATATTACTACGTGATAAGAACTTCTCTAAGGATGAGAAGAAAGTTTCTCTGAAAGACGTTAAGTCTAATCGTGGTATGGTTCGAACAGCGATTACCTCTAAGGCCAGTTTTGGTGGTGCTTATTTTGGTCGCAAGGCCGGTAAGAAAGCTGCCGATAAAGCTGACGAAGAAGGTGCGCGTGACATAGAGATTATAGATCGTGCCAAGAAGGCTGGTCGGAATGTTGGTGCACTTAGTGGCGGAGCTATTGCCGCTGTAACGGGTGCTGTGATGGCACCAAAAGGTAAAGCCTGGAAGACCATTGGTAAAGGCGTTCAGCAAGAAGTTACCAAGAGAACTGCTAAGAACATGGCCCAAGGTGCTGGCGTAACTGGTACAGTTGGGGCTATCTTAGGTGGAATAGGTGGTCGTGCATCAGCTGGCGTACAGACTAAAGCACGTCTTAGAAAGAGAGCAGAGAAAGAAAAAGAATAATAATCTCCTAGCGAACAAACAACATTGGTTCTACGTTTCGATACGACTAGGAGAACTAAGAGAATGAAAAAGACGTTTCCCTCGTTTAGAATCGATACTGGGGGGGGGGGACGTGTGTAAGAGAATAATAATCTTCCCTCAGTAGGAGAGAATAAAATGATTATATTGAGGGATAAAAACTTTTCAGAAGAAAAGAAGAAAATTGATAAGAAGCGTCTAGCTACTTATGGTGCCGGTCTTACTGCTCTCGGAGTAGGTGGTGCCAATGCTGGAATAGTTCACGGAACCTATGAAGGTGTTAAAGAAGGTGCTAAGGACTATATTAAAGATACCGAAGCATATAAGAGTGCAAAAGCCGGTGAGAAGGAAATTATAGACACCCAGAAAGAGGTTTCTAAACAAGCCAAGGAAGCTAAGAAGGCTATATTAAAAAGCCCGGCTAGTATAAAAGATAAAATTAAAGGTGTCTTGAAAGTTCGAAAACTAGAAAACGACGCCAAAAAGTCAGTAAAAGCTGGCGTAGTTGCAGATAAACTGGCTAATAAGTTTGGCAAGAAAGCAGGCTTAGAATATGTTGCTAAACATAACAAGAAGAATATAGCTTTAGCGGCCGGTGGTATTGCTACAGGCTCTGCTTTAGTTGCAAAATCTCTAAAAGATAATAAAAAGAAATAATCTTATCATACCCTATAAATCCCATAACTGAGATGAAATACGTCTCTATGCATCGAAGCAGTTATGGGAACTCTAATACCAAACTAAACTAATTTAAAGGAGACACATAACAATGGATAATAGTACATTACTCATGCATTGTCACTTGCTTCCTTTTGATCTTGTTGTTTCCTATACCTCCGATAAAGAGGAGGCTTTATCACCAGAATTACAGGAAAACGGTAAGTATATAAAAAGCGCCCGTTGGGTTTGTCCAGTCTGTGGGAAAAGTCATTATCACTTAGAAGACTTTGATACACTTTGTCCCAATGCGATAACTGGAAGTGCAGGACACAATTGGGTTTGTGATAAATGTGGGTATTATTACCATGAAGTAGTAATACAAAACTAAATAAAAATAAATAATATGATTACAATTATTCTTATAGCACTGTATGTGCTAGGCGCTGTTTTCGCCTACAACAAGATGAAGAATTGGTCGCATACTACCATTGAAAAGATTGGCTTTGCTGCTATCTGGCCATTGGTTGGTATTCTCTATGGTATTCACTACTTACACAACAAGTGATAGAAGTACGTAACGATATTATTCCCTTCAAGGGATTTCTTGCAACATGTATATGGCCGTTCTTGTTTGTTCGAGAAAGTGCTAGAGAATTAACGGCAGAGGATAAGAATCATGAAACTATTCATGGCTATCAGCAATTAGAGGTGCTTATAGTTTCTCTGATTATTCTATTCCTCCTGAGTGTCGTATTCCATGTCATGTCCCCATGGTGGATGTTCGCTGCTCCTTTCGTATACTTTATATGGTATGGCTTAGAGTATGCAGTGAGGAAGTGGATCATCAGACAGGAGAAGCCATATAGAAAGGTGGCTTTCGAACAAGAGGCATATACAAATGAAAATGACTTAACCTACTTGAAAGGACGCAAACCGTTCGCTTGGGTTAAGTATTTAATGAAATAAAGTGTTGATCATCCCAATTTTCTAGCAATAGGGGGGGGGGTGATCGATAAAGTGATATAACAATACTTCCTCTCCCTAAGAAAAGGACAAGGAAAGATGATTGTTATAAGACAGAAAGAGTTTGGCCGAGTAAAAGCTGCCAACAGAGCTATGAAAAAGGCTTGGGAAGCAGCTGAGGGTCGCAAAATCGGTGATAAAATATATAAGAATACTGGCATTAATCTTGGGCCTGGTGATGAGAAACATGTATTCCGTCTGAAGAACGTGATTGATGCTCACGGTGGAGCAGGAAAAGTTATTCACCCGAAGGATCCATCTAAAAACATAGATATTGCATCTGATGCAGTTCTCAGTGGAAAGAGAAATGTAAACCATAACATAAATACGAAAGCTATTATTTCAGGGCCAACTAAAGGAAAAGAGCCTTTGAATAAGTATGGAGATAATGCAATAGTTTCTGATGGTGGTGCTGGTACTGTTGGAGTTAACCAGAGTCGATGGGAAACTATGAGAACTGGTGGTCGTCAGAAAGGTAAAGGCGGAGTATGGAATGAACATCAGCCCAAAAACGCAAAACCAAATAGTGCATCAGAACCTCAGCCTAAGAAGCCAAGCAAGAAAGAGACACTCTTAAACAAGTTAGGTAAGAATAACGAAGAAAGAGCTACTAATGTAATTGCTGGTGTCGGTACTGCTGGAATTGTTGCCTACAAGGTAAAGAAAAAGATTGACCGGAAGAAGAAAGAGAAGGAAGAGAAGGATGATAATTCTAAGAAATAAAAACTTCTCCTTAAAGTATGATCCCAGAACAGGTAAGTACGAAGGAAAATATTCTCCGGCCCAAAGGATAGGCACAATAGGGATTACTTCTGGAATAGGAGCTGTCGGTGGATTTACTCTTGGTGCTTTAACTGGTAATTCTAGAGTTGCTACAAGTGCGGCTAAAATAGGTGCTGGCCTTGGTGCAGCAACAGGAATGTACTTAGCTAGGAACAAGAGAATAGATAAAATCAATAAAGCGATAGATGAGAAAAATAATAACTATCGTAAAAATGATTTTAATAGGAGAACCAAAAATCTTCCAATTAGTTATAAAGAGTTCCTGAAGAAATATCCATCACAAGCAAGACAGCTAAAAGATCTCGGAGACCTTGGATACTATTCTGATGAAAATCCTGGAGACATTGGGTGGTTTGAAGATGGCGGTCTAGAGAAAGGCCGATACTTACCTATATCCTCAGATGGAGACTATTCTAATTTGATGTTCGATACAAAGACTGGTAAGTATGTTTCTATTGATTCAGAAATGCTTGAACCGGAGGAAGTTAAGGATATAAAGTCTTGGGTTAAATATCAGAAGTACTAATATGATAGTTTTAAGAAATAAAGAGTTCTCTTTGTTGGGAACTATCAAGAATCTCTTTTCTGCTGGAAAATCTCAGAAAGAGGTTATGGATAAATCGTCGGCACCAAAGAAGCCAGTAGTTTATAGTGAAATAACTTTTAAAGAGGGTTATGAACAAGATTATTGGCCAGCCTTAGTGGTTGTTCATATCAAATCTTCTGATAAAGAGCCAAATGGTGGTTGGGAAACGTTTACTGAGTGGATGCAAAGAAATAAGTTTTTCGAAAAGGGTGGTACATTAACTGAAATCCATCCTCTTTCCTATAAAGATAATGTCAATGGAAAAGAGGGTGCTAGTGCTGTTGTACTAGTTTTCTCTAAAGATACTAAAATTTCCTCTTATGCTAGAGCCCTGTATACTCAGAACTTTAAATGGCCAGAAGACTTCTTCTGTACATATAATAGCTATTACACGTGGTATAAATCTGGAAAAGATTTGGCTTAAAAATAATTTTAAGTATGGCAAAGAAAAATAAGAAACCTGTTCCTATTCCTGCTGAGAAGACATTGGAGGACTATAAAAATTACATTGTCGAGAGGATGAAGAATAGAGGTTAAAGAATAAATCCTACAGTTTGAGTGAAATAAGCTTGATACCTTTCGATAGGACTGTAGGAGCTAGTATAAATTTAATTATTAAAGATTATGAACCAGAAGTTTATAGATCAATTTGATCCTTCTAGGGATCTGACGGATGAACTAGCTGGGATAACTTTTCAAACACAATATACAAATTTATCAGAAAGAGAGAAAAAGTTAGTATTTTTGAAGGTAAATGGGTATAACAGAATGCCTCCAACAATAGAACAATTATACTCTGATGACTACTACCTAGGAAGTGCTGATTTCTTTGATGGTGGTAGATCTATATATAAGTTTTGGAGAGATGAGTTACCAAAGATATTTCCATCCGAGGTGACCACAGCATATCCGTTTCTAATACTATCGGGAGCCATAGGAATTGGCAAATCTACAGTTTCGAGACTTTGCATGGCTAATTGTTATGCAAGACTTCTCTGTATGAAAAACCCTTCTAAAACTCTTCACCTCGTCCCTAAACCCTTTTCCTTCGTTGTGACCCATCGAGATGAAAACGTAGGATACGCTGAGTTTATTAAGTGGTTTAAGGATGAAGCATTGATGAAAGTTCCGTTTTTCAAAAACGTTAAAAGGAAATTTAAACTCCAATTTATTACATCTGGTCCTTTAGGTGGACGCGTAGGTCTGGGATCTGATGTATTGGTTTTAATTGGCCGTCTACAAGGGAAACTCTGTAGATAATCAGTTTAGATAATTTGGCGAATAGATAAATCTTAATGCCAAGCCAGAAATCCTGGTTTAGAGAATATGTGCTTAACTAGCCTTTTGGCTAAAGATATATTCCAAATGTTGTGTCAAACATGATATAAATATTGCTATATTCTAAGTGAGTTAAATTTCTACCCTAACCCAGAAAGAGCTCAGGGAATTGTTGAGTCGGCCTATGGTCGTATGACTTCGCGTTTCAATTCCCAAGCGCTTAAGATGGTGGGTAATCTCATTATAGACTCGTCTAGTAAAGGAGATAATTCCTCGACTGAATGGTTCCTAGATAATTCCCCTAGAGAGCTTACTTACTATTGTCACCCAACACATTTTGCTGTTAAGCCTCAAGATTATGTTGATTCTAAAGGAGTAACGTTTCCTGTCTATACTGGTGATGGAAAATACCCTGCTCAGATTTTACCAGAAGGCTATAAACTTGCCCTTGATCAAGACCCTGAGCGTGTTATAAATGTTCCTATCCAGCTTAAGGTGGAGGCAAAACAAAACTTGATTAAGATGCTACAAGATAAGTGCGGTATCTCAACAAGTTCATCAGATCTATTCTTTAATGGATCAATTAAAAAGTTGGTGGAGTGTAGTAGAGGTATAAAGAACCCCATTCCAGAAGTCGTAACCGTTGATTTCTTCGATAAGACAGATCGACTTATAGATAAACTTCAACCCGCCATAGACATGATTCCGTTCGGGACTTCTATTTGGATTGGCTTAGACCTAGCAACGAATAATGACTATGCTGGAATAAGCTGTGTTCAGTTTGATCACTGGGAATTTATGGGAGACTCAAAAATGCCTAAGGTAAAATGTTATTTCACTGTGGCAGTGGCGAGAAAAGATGGACAGGAGACAAGCTTGCATCACGTCTTTGACCTAATTATGGCCTTGAAAAAAGATTATAATGTTATAGTATCAGCCGACCAGGCATATTCAAAACAAATCTTACAAGACTGTGAGCGTGAAAATATAAAGACTAATGGGCGAATCTCAACAGATAATGTTCCTTGTGAACCAGCTCTCTACCTGAAGAACTTGATTATGCAGGGATTAATCTCATTACCCGAAAACAGACGACTTCAAAGAGAGGCCTATGACTTAAGATATGTACCGACGGGAAAGGGATATAAGATAGATCACCCGACTAAGGCTACAAACAATCCGCAAGTCTTTGATAGGAATAATGGAAAAGGCTCTAAGGACGTCTGGGATTCACTTGCCTCAGCTTGTTATAGTCTGAAAATGTCTATTGATGCTGGTGAGGAACAAGGATATTCGAATGGAGTCGATAAACAGTTACACCTGGTTACTGATATGGTTAAATCAGCTAAAGAAGATTCTAACCTACAGTTCCAGAGCATGTTGGAAAATATATTTTAAAAGATATGATAATCTTAAGAAGCAAAATGTTCTCGGATGATCGAGAAAAAGTCCCCGAAGATATCTTAGAGAAAGCCAAACGAAGTGGTGTTGTCCAGCAGGATAGAGAGGGACGATGGAGAATTATTAACCGGAAGAAAGGCGTCTATTGGGATTCACACTATGAATCTAAGGAGAAAGCAAGTGCGGCTCTTCGCGGATACTATGCCAACAAACATTAATAAAGCATACATACATGTTAGTACTTAAACAGGCCGAATTCGGCACAAAAAATAAAGGTGGCGGCAAGAAAAAAGTTAATCTTGCTTCCAATCGTTCTCGTCAGCGTTTCGCACAGGAGGCTGCTGAGAAAGAGACCGCACGTCAGGCTGAGATTGCTCAGTCTAAGACTCTCAAAGGTCGTGTAGCCAAAGCTGCTAAGGCTGTTGTTGAAACTGCCAAGGCTAATAAGAAGACTGCTATTGCTACTGGTATTGCAGCTGGTACTGTGGCCGGCGCTGTTGCAGTTAAGAAAGCTAAGGACAAGAAAAAGGAAAAGAATTTTTCTGAGAATGGTCGTCTGAAGTTATTCTCGACTGCTAAGGACGTAGCTGAGGATGCATCAACTGCTACTGCTCTAGGCGCAACTGGTGCTCTGGGTTATACTGGCTACCAGGCTGCTAAAGGTTTAAAGGCTACTGCTGATTCAACTGGCAATAAGATTCTCAGTAAGGCTAACCTCAAGGCTGCCAATACAAACGCAACTTCTAAGGCCACGACTGAGCGTGTGGCACAGCTGGCTAAGAGTCAGAGTGCTAAGATCGCTAACAAGGCTAATGCAATCAATGCCTTCCGTAATGCAGGTAAGGGTACAAAGATTGCCGCTGGTGCAGCTGCTGCTAGCATTGTGGCAGGCGGTGCTAGTAAGTTACTCGGTAAGAAAAAGGAAAATTAATACAGAGTATATCCCTGAGAGACGTAAAGGTCTATGCTTCGATGTAACTCAGGGAACTAATAACTAAAGAGACTTAAGATATGATAGTATTGCGGAATGGATGCTTTGCCCTTAAGTGTCCTAAGAAAGTAGAATTACTTAATGGACTTAGTTTAGTGAAGGGCAGTTATCCTAAGTCTCATAGAATTCTAAATAAATATGTTCAATCAATCCGGGAAAAACCAGAAGACTTTATCTACTACAGTATTATAAAGGATGGTAATAATATTGGAAGTCTTCACTTAAGAAAATCTGGAAAAGACTCTATGGAAGTCGCTTGGATTGATATTAACAAAAGTCATAGAGGTAATAAATATGCTACCAGTGTGATTGAGTGGTGCATAAGTTTAGCTAAGGAGTTGAAATTTAAAATATTGGAGTTAGAAGTTCCAGGAAATGCTCCAGATGCTAAACATATCTATGAAAAGCTAGGTTTTAAAGAAACTGGCGACATAAGAGAACTAGATAATAGCTCTTGGAACGGTCTTAGTAGGATGAAAATGGAAGTAAGGCCTAATTAAATTAAAATTTACTGTCTCCCTTTTTGAAAGTTGTGTATCGGGGGGGGGGGCCGTAAACAAAAGAATCATCTCCCTCTGATACCAAAAAGAGAGAATGATTATACTTCGAAATAAGGAGTTTTCGAGTAAAGCGCAAAAAGCCCTTAGAAAGGCCTATGATTTAGCGAAAGGCTTATCTTCTCCTAATATCGATACAAATGTACCTAGAAGACGGTTACAGGAGGCTTTGAAAATAGAAGATGTAAGTAACGCTATCCGTAAAGAAGGTAGACGTATTAGTAAAACATTTAAAACAGCCAAACGTAGTGTCGATGATAGGATAAATATTAGGGCCAGTCAATTAGGTAATGGTGCACAGGCTATTAGAAGTCAACAATCACCTATATTTGGTGGCAAAGAAATAGGTCCACTAGGTCGTCCTCGAGGAGAAGGAATATCAAAATCTTTGATGAAAAACGCCAATAAAGATTCACGTTATGGATACGATCATGGATATATTCCCAACGATGAAATCGAGGGAAAGAAGAATCTCGTAAAACAGACGCTAAAGCTAAGAAAGAAAAAGAAATAAAGACTAATTAAATGCTACATCCCTTCAATTCGTTTAACCGGGGGGGGGGATAGTAGCAATACATAACCACACCCTCTCCGAACTGAATTAAAAGAGATGTTAATTAAAAGAAAGGTTTACTTCTCAGCAATTGATGAAGAGACTGGAGAGGAGAGGCTGTTTAGTGCTGACTCTATCATAACAGAAGAGGAATATCTGAAACTCTATTCCGAGACACTTGAGCAAAGAGAGTATGGTGCAAAATCTAAAGCACTTGGACTTCTTGCTCCCGGTAGCTATCAAGCTAAAGAAGCTGCTAAGTATGGCTACGATAACAAGGAGGACTACAAGAAAAAGAGGGCTGGTTATGCACTCAAGGGCTTGTTCGCTCCCGGTGTTTCAACTTACGTAAAGAAGAAGGCCGAGCAGATGGCTGAGGAAGGAAAGTCGACTGAAGAGATTCGTGAATACCTCGAAAATAGGGGAAAGCACCACAGTACTGGTCGAGTTCTAGCAGGTACTGCAGAGGCACTTACCGGAAGTTTCGGTGGTGTAGGTACTACTGTTGCACAGGGTGTTGGTCTTTATGACAAAGTAACTGGCAATAGAAAGAAATTTAAGAAAGATTAAATTATAAAATTTCCTGTAGCGAACTATTAGGTTCTACTATTCGATTAGACTACAGGAACTAGGACAATAAAGGAAATTACTCCCAAACTTTAAACAAGGGGGGGGGGGAGTAATGGAACTGAAATAAACAATAATCTTCCCTCTCCTGATTAAGAAAAGGGATGATTATACTTAGAAATAAAAAGTTCTCTAGGGACATTAAAGCTGATGGAAAATATGGAACGATATCTCCTAACGATCCAGGTTTTAGATCAGCAATGGTTGCTAACGATTTAATGCATCAGAAAACTGGAAAACAAGCGTTGTTCATTTTCGGCTATGATACTAAGAAAGCAGGGAAGGGCGGAAAAATAGCAAAAGGCCATGCAGATGTAAAGGAGATAGATAATGCTTTTCATAAAGATGGTCCTATTGTAGAATCTGATGAGAAAATTATCAAAGACTCTAGCGCCTATGCTAAGAAAAAAGGAGCAAAGCGTGGAGCTATCTCGGGAGCTGTTGCAGGAGCAGCATTGGGAGCACTCCCTGGTATTGCAGCTAACAATAAAGCCGGGGCTGCTATTGGTGCAGCAACTACTGCTGCTGTAGCCGGTTATGCAAACTCTAAGCGTCTTGGTAAGAAGTACGAAAAACAAGGTAAAGAGACTTTAACAGACGTACTTGGAAGACGCAAGCAGGCTAGCGAGGATTTTAATAAATGGTTAGCTAAAGAGAAAAAGAAGGAGGCTAAAAATGGTAATTCTAAGAAATAAACAATTTAGTATTTGGTCTAGTACTGTTGATTGGGCAAAGAAGTTTACTCCTAGAATACCTATCGGCGGGAACGCTAAATTATACTTCTTATGGCCAGGAACTATTCTTGGTGCAATGGTTGGTTTCATTAAAGGTATCAAAGAAAAACATTCAGCAACAGGTAGTACTAGCAATGATCACAGTAAAGGTGATCACGGTCCTCTTGAAAAGAAATTTTCTGACGTACCAATGGATGCTAATTTTAACGAATATTGTAAAGAGATTAAGGAATATGCTAAATTAGCAGCATTATCTTCTTACAATTTTCGAATTTTGAAATCTGTTCCTGAGGAAGGGCAAAAGTTTATCTGGAAATGTTTCCCAAGTTTTATGGTGTTGGCTAAACCTGAAGAAATCAGATCATATAGAGAAGACTATATGTCAGATCCTAGTGCTAAGGGTGCTGGTGATTATGCTGAAGTTTTATTCACCTTTGGTAATGAACTAGTCTATCTTTGGGATTTCGATAGGAAAGCGTGGTATGTTCAAGATAGAACATATAATCCTCGCAAAGAGTGGAGAATAAAAGATAATGACTTATTTGGGGCAATAGAAATCAATTTTGACCCAAAGTACAATAAACTACTAGCTAATAGATTAGATGCGTGGGATAATAAATATGGTGATACTGGATTTGATATGAGAAAGTATTGTGAATGTTTATTAAGCGCCATTAAGTTAGTCAAGAATAGCAGAGTGGTTTAATTAAATATTTGTTAAATAAATGATAATACTTAGAGATAAATTCTTCTCTAAAAAAGATAAAGCTGAAAATGTAGCCATTGCAGCAGGAGCCGGAACAATTGTTGGAACGGGGATTGCTCAAAAACATATCATAAACAAGGCCCTCGATAAAGCAGCCGAAAAAGTTGGTGGTAAGAGGGTTGGAAATGATATACAGGTTCATAAAACAATCAAACCAGACGCCATCGACCTAGCAATGGCCAGAGCAACTGGTCAGGAAGAGAAGTACAAGGCCTCGTTGAAAGCTAAGGCAAAAAAGTTAGCACAGAAAGAAGCTGAGCGTGGTTATGAAATGGCTTTAAGGACAGTTAGGAGAAATAAGCCCTTCCAGAGAATGAAGAAAGCACAGATTGCTAGTCTTGCTTTGGTTGGGGCTGGAGCCACTTCTAAATTGGCTAAGAAAATAAAAGAGAAGAAAAATGATAATCCTAAGAAATAAAAACTTTTCAACAACTGGAAAAGTATTAGGATACGGTACTGGATATGTAGCTGGTGGTTTAGTTGGTGGACGGATTGGTGAAAAAATTGGAGCTAAATTCAAGAAACCACTTAATGAGAAAGATATTAAATCTCAAAAGGATCAATTGAAATCCCGAGAGGATTTGATTAAATATCTTAACACTCATACTATTTCTGGTAGAAATATCGGAAAACTAACTAGCGACGATGATATATTACCATTTCTTAACCAGTATGGAATGAATTGGGATGACCCCGACGAATATGACTATAATCTTCTAAATAAAAATAAGCAGAAGATAATTAATGGAATTCATGGTCTCATAAATCAGAACAAAGCTGTCCTAGCAAATCCAGAAAAGCATCCTGGTAATTATTCGAAAGCTGGAGGTCTTGTTGGAAGTACAATAGGTGTTGCTGGAGGATTATTGGCAGCACATAAACTTATGAAGTAATGACTAAAAACTTCTTTGGTCGACTTGAACCTGCTCGTAGAATACTTAGGAGAAAATTTATTCTTCCTAAGGCAACTGGTTCTGTTCGATCAATAAGTCTAAAGATGAGTTGGTGATATGATCATTAAACGAAAGGCAGACTTTATTCAAGACCTGGCAAAGAGAAGAATAAAAGGAATGAAACCCAAAGCCGTCGAGTTTTTGGATTCTAACTTAAAGAAGGTCAATGAGTGGAGTAAGCCAGGTCACTACAACTCGGACAAAGTAAAGAATACTAGAGAAGCTGCTTTAAAGCGAATTGGTCGAGCAGAAGCTACGAAGATGTCAGATAAAGAATTCGCTAAGGAGATTTCTAGATTGATGAAATAAAAACTGTTGCTCTCCCACTTAAATTTGAATACTGGGGGGGGGGGGCAAAAAGCTAAAATTGACAGTAATCCCTCAGTATAAGGAGAGAAATGATTATATTGAGGAATAAATTATTCACCTCTAGAGCATTCAAATTAGTTAAGAAGTCTAATATACTCAAAGAGATAGGAACTAAAGAGAATGGTGGAGGATATCTTGGTCATCTAAAAAGTGCTGCTGAAAAGGGAAGACATCACAACATCGTCGCAGAAGAGGCAGTTAATCTTGATAGAAAGTTATCTAAAAAGGGTATCGAGAAAACCTCAAGAGAACTTTCAGAAGCAGCTGCTGTAAGAACTCAACGTCAATTAGGGCATGGTGGTTATGCAGAATCTAGAGTAGTCCCTAAGTCTAAGCCTGGCAAAAATGGGCAGTATTTTAATGCCGACGAAACGGGGGATGTAGTAGATATGTACAAAGCTTTCAAAAATAATGGCATGGATAAAGAGGCTAAGAAGATAGTAGACTTCAAGAAGTATAAAAAAGAAGTCAAAAAGAATCCTTTAATAGATTTCAAGTAGATAATACTTGGAAAGAAGATAAATGAAAATTCATATTGATTGGAATTCTGCCAAACATTTCGGAATTTGCTTTGCACTTTCCCTAACTGGTTGGTATGGTTTCTCTGCTGCCTTAGGTGCTGCCATTACGAAAGAGTGGTGTGATAAAGTCTATGGTGGTCATTGGTGTTGGCTTGACTTAGGATTTGATGCCTTAGGGATGGCTAGCGGAATTGGATTAAATCTATTGTTGCTTTGACCGTAAACTTGGCAAGGTGAATATAAATCCCATAATTAAGTTGAAATATGACTTATACTGTTCGATCAGATTATGGGAACTATGGATAAAGAAAAAGATAGATTTGTTTGGGCAGGAAAAGGAGATCCAACATCAGAGCAGGAATATCAGCTGAGAAAAATAAATGAAGCAATCAATAGTGAACACTATTATATCTGTTGTCCAGGATTTTTCGAAGCTATGAAAAAGATTCGAGAATATAAAAGAAGAACTGGCGAGAAAATGCCAGAGGAGGAGGAAAGAAAACTTATTGAACCTTTTGAAGATAACGAATTTAAAAAGTTCAAAGAAGAAATTCGGAAAAGACATAAAGATTAATCTCACAGTGGTCTTGAAATAAGAGCCTGGTCGTTCGATCGAGTTGTGAGAACAAAGGAAAACTGACGAAGAAATCATGTTTTCTGATAAAACTTCATTTGTACAACCGAGGAGGAGCTTTGAGTAGCTACGGAGTTCCTCCTTTTAATGAAAATTTATCAGAAGAGGATTACGATTTCGGGATGCAGTATATGTACAAATGAAGAAAGTAACTAACAGCGTATTTAAAGTGGACATTGACTATTATTTAACAGAAGAGAAAATAACAGAGCTTAAGAAATTAATAATAGACAATGTAACTACATCTGAAATAGGTGCGAAGTATTTTAACATCCCTTCAGCCTCACAGCGAACCGTGAATATGCTCATAGATAAAATTATAGGTACAACTAGGAGCAGGTATTTAGAGTTTACTAAAATAGATTTATACTTATCACTAAAAGAGAAAGGGTTTTCTATTTTAGATATGGCAAGATACGAAGGGACGACTGGGCAGATCATTAGGAAAAGAATAACTCGATTTAGTAGTAAGATGAAAGATTACTATATTTTCAAGGAATTTGAAAAATCACAACTTGAAAGTATTCGAGAAAAGAGCAAAATAAATAATAAACTAGTTCCTATAGATCTCTATAAACCAATAATAATGACTGCCCTTTTTCATATAGGGAAAAACAAAGATCACGGAAGAAGGTTCTATTTTGTACCTGAATTAGGAACATGGTTTCCTTCCGGAAATATTTTAAAGAAAAGATTACTTAGTAACGGCCTGGATTATCTTTCTTGGGAATGTCGTTGGTTATTAGAATTGGACACTAAAGATATAGGGTCTCCTCTATGGGCTAAAAAGAAAGTTGAATATTACTATGGAAATGTGGGATATTATACAAAACAATATATTGCGGAAAATCTGCTAAAAGACCCATATTATGAGCCCGACTATTGTATGGTAAAAGAAGATTTTATAGTTGATTTTGTACAGCGCAGAAAAGAGGCTGGAATAATATTATATAAATTCAATTTTGATCTTTTACCAAAAGAAATAAAATCAGAAGATTATACCTATGTAGATATAATTATAGAAGAGAATAATCCAAAAACCGGAAAACCCTATAACGAAGTTTGGAGAACTACTTACAGTAGTTCAGTAAAAAGGCTAAGTTATCCTCCCTCTCTAGCTAGTTTCTTACATTATTCTATTAATAGAGAAGAGAGGAAACAAGATTTTGTCAATAGGTCTGTAAAAATCCATGGCAATAAATACGGATATCATCTTGTTAAGTTTTGGGATGTTAATACGCCAGTAGAAATATGGTGTAATAGTTGTCAAAAATCATTTTTACAAGAGCCATATAGACACTTAGGTGGACAAGGTTGCCCAGAGTGTCGAAATAAGTATTTCCGAGAGCTGTATTTACATGATCCAGAAGAAATAAAAAGGAAATTAGAGGGAATGTATAGTCCTAGATACGATTTCTCTAAAATGATATACACAGGACTTAAAAACAAAGTAATTGTTGTGGATACAGAAACAGGGATTGAATTTGAAAGAACCCCTAGAGAGATGCTTTGTGGATTAATAGGTCAATTGAAAGAGTCTAGTGGAGAACTTCTTGTGAGAACTTGGATCGAAAATCATAATATAAGTTATCGAAAACAAGTAACTTATAAAGATCCAATATTTACTGCTAGAATAACAAATTCTATCATAGCAGATTTTGTTATAGAACTTGATAATAGGGAAGTAATCATAGAATATCACGGAATCCAACATTATTCAAATAGGAGAAATATATGGAATAGAGAGGAGAAAGAATTTGAGCTACAAAAATTAAGAGATAAACAGTTAAGAGATTTCTGTAATTTATCAAATAACCCCGACTTAGTCGAAACTCCATATGTTTTAGATACATTTGATAAAGTTGATAACTTTTTAACAGAGGTTATTTTTAATAATGTTGATCCGTATACTCTAATCGATTATGAGAGTTTATATAATAATTAAATAAAGAATGGCAATAATATGCAGATTAAAGTTAAACTTTTAAGCGTGGGTGGTGTTCCTGCTAGTGATGGGAGCATCGTACCTCGTGAAGTTTTCGAAAGCTGGTTAAACAGCGAAGAAGCTAAAAACGCCATTGCATCACACAAACTGTTGGGCGCATGTACCCATATTTCCAGAGGAAAAACGGGGCTGAAGACTAATTTTAATCCTGCAGCCGCCAATTCAATCGGGCGAGAGGATAATCTTCTTCTTGTTGGAAATAACACTGCCCCTACACACTATATTGACAATATCTGGATTGATAATGATCAGTGGGTGTGGTGTACGGCAACTATCCTAGACGAAAAAGTCATGGATGATGAGGCTGTCCAAAATATCAAGAGGCTTCGGGGCTTGTTGGAAAATAATGTTTATCCAGGAGTAAGCGCTATCATACTTGGGTATTGGGATAGTCAGCAAACAGGTACTGATGTACTTAAGAAGCTAGTTCGCATAGATTTTGTGCCTAAGACTTGGTCTTAGAAAATCTCATTAATTGCTGGAAGTCAGAAAAGATTATCAGCATCCTAGAAAAATAGGTTCAACGATCATATATGAAATTAGAATGATATGATCTAGTTAATATACTTGAGTATATAAATTTCGGAAAGGCTTCGACATTACGTTAAACCCTAGCTGGGTTGATGCAACAGTGACAGAGATTATTCCTGATGGACAGGAGAAAACATTTTCCGTCAAGGCAGAGGAACTCACCGTAAAGACATTCTCTGATCTCTCTGAATTTGGGGATGTTGCTAAGTCTAGTAAAATTAACGGCTCTTTTACTAAATTAAAAGCAAAAGAGTTTAGTACGAACGGTGTTACAACTATCATTGAAGATAAAACTGATACCACTGTTCTAGAGGAAAAATTAGCTTCTGAAACAGCGGAAATAAAACAACCCGCTGAAAAAGAATTTTCTGTAGCAACTATTAAAGAAAGACTTCGTTATGCAACGAAAATGTCTACTAGAATGCGATTCCGTAGACTTTTCTTAGAGTATAAACAAGTTGTTAAACAGATGGGTGGCGCCGAGAATATGGATCCAGAGACGTTAAAAACACTCAAGTCTCTGTTCCTAGCTGATATTAATCAGATTTTCTCTGGTCTCACTCAAGAAGTTCTGGCTGGTAAACAGATCAATACATTAACTGGTGCAAGTTCTATTTCCAAGAACCTGAGACTTAGTGCACAAAAGCTTCAGCTTCCATATCGCTTGGCGTTCCAGGAGATGCAAAAGACAGGTAAACTTACTCCTATGCGTTTCCAGAAAATCAAGGAGGCTTATACAGAGTTTGCACAGAGTATGGTAGACGAGGTATTTGGTCCTAATCCAATCCCCGCTGAACTTGAACAAGAAATAAAGGAGGAAGAAAATGGCAAGGCTTAAATTATTTAGTGCCCAGTATCCCTCGCGTCTGAAGTTATTCTCGGACGAACCCCATGAGGAAGCTGAGGTAGTAGCGGAGGAGATTCTGCATGAGCTTATTTGCCAGGACTGTGGTCACGTAATCCAGACTGCAGAAACTCCTACCCACGCAGTGTGTCCGAACTGTGGAGGTAAAAGAATGATCCTTAAGTTATTCCCTACACCGAAAGTAGAGGAAGCAGAACTTATGGACGAGAAAGATACCGACAAAGACACACCAAAAGACCCCGTGGCTGAAATCGAAAGAAAGTCACTCTTTGATAGTCCCTTAGAGAACAAACTTAAAGAGTTCTCTGGACAAACTATGACCACTGGGGAGTATGAGAAGACATTTAGTGAGGCCCTCGATCGTGAGAGCCTAGAGGAAAGAGGTTTTGCTAAAGTAAGCGAAGATGGTCAAGTTACTATTGACCCTAATGCTTACATTATGCAGAAAACTTTCTCAAAGTTAATTATATCCGTTACAAAGACTCTTGAACTTGATCCGTCTATTATGAATGGAGATATCAAGAGAGAGGATATTATCGAAAAGCTAGAGGAGCGTCTCCCAGAGAAGGGAATCATTGCTCTTAAGAAAGCACATGGTATTCCCATCGAAGAGGAACACACCTATTCGGAGGACGCTGATACCTGGCTGACGGACTCAAGTATTATCCCTGATCTTGAGTTGGAGTATAATAACCAAAGTTTTGGTATTGAACAATTCATTAAGATTATTAGGGATCGCTACCCTGATGCACCAGAGAACATCTTAGATCTCCTGGTAGAGAAGGGTGCTATCCAGTTGGACGGTACACAAGTAACAATTCATTAAACAAGAGATGAAGAATACAAGATTGATGGAGCTCATGTTTTCTGAGAAGACACCCGATGAGCTCAAAGAGCAGGTAGGCAATGACATTAAAGCCGCAGAGAAGGAAGGCGTCGTTGATACCGAGGAAGTTAAATATGAGAAGCAAGATAATGGCGATGTAGCCATTACTGATAAAGGTACGGGTGAGATTACAATCGCATCTAAGAATCCCGATGAGGCTGATACCTATGACCTCGTTGCCGTTCCGGACGAGCAGCTTGAGAAGTTTGTTCATCCGTCGAGTGATGGTGTAACTGAAGGTAACCAGCAGGGTGCTCCTGATGAGAACGTAGAGTCTCACATGACTGGTGAGTCTGTTATCGCTCCTAATCAGCCCGATGGTGGTCTGAACCCTGAGGCTGGTCACGAGAAGTCAGTTGAGGAAACCGCTAAGGAAGGCCCCGCAGCTGAGGGTGAAGTATGCCCTGAGTGTGGTAAGGCCGAGTGTGAGTGCGGTAAGGAAGAGAAGGAATTCAGTGTAACTTCAGACAATACTGCTTGGCAGAAGATTTTCTCTATGCCGCAGGAATTCTGCGATTACCTGTTCTCAGAGGTTATTGAGTCTGCTGAGACAAGTAAGGTCGGTGATCTGAAGATTGAGAAGTCAGCCGACGAGGATAACGCTGTAATTGTCACTTCAGAGTCAACAGGTGATCAGTGCAAGGTAACGATTGACGACGAGAACATGGAGGTTACGGAGCTTGATAGCAAGAACTTTAGCGAGGAAGAGCAGTTTATGCCTCTCTTTGTGATTGGTGTTCAGCCCTACGATCACATTATCGTAGATGCACAGGAATACGATCAGGAGAGTGCAGAGCAGCTCAAGGCTCAGTTGGAGGAGGATGGCGTAGAGGCTGTTCAGATTTTCGATAATCAGGACAGTGCTCGTGAGTACGCAATCAATCTCTTGGAGGGTCTGGGTGCTAATCCTGCCGCTGGTGACGTTGACGAGGCTGTTGAGCAGAAGGAGTACTGTGAACACTATGGTGCTCAGTCGTTCTTCACCTACAACTACCGTACAAATGATACAGTATTTATGAGCCGTCTCTTCTCTGAGCACGCTGCTGGTATTGCTGATACCCGCGATCAGGTTGAGGAGGCTATTAACAGTGGTAAGCCCGTAGACATGGGTGGTGCTATTATCACTCCTATTGACGCGCAGAATGCCGTAATCCAGGATGGTGGCGAAGTAACAAAGGCTACTCTGGAAGGCGAGGATATGCGTCTGCAGCCCATTACTCCTGAGGAGGCTAGTGCTATTACTGGCAACGAGAGCATCATTGAGGCCGAGTCTGACGAGAATGATCAGACTGGTACTGGTGCAGCTAGTAAAGAAGAGCCCGTAGCTGAGGAGGGTGAGAAGGAGTTTAGTGAGAACGACCAGCTCTGGACTAACGAGGCAGAAACCCGTTTCTTCAGCGAGTCTGAGGTTGAGACTATGACTGCTTACATGGAGCGTCTGTTCTCTGAGGAGTCTGACCAGGATGCCATTGAGGCAGCTATCGAGGGTGGTGAGCCCGTTGAGACTCCTACTGAGGTTATTACTCCAGTGGATGACAAGACAGCCGTTGTTCAGGATAAAGGTAATGGTGAGTTCACCAAGGTTACTATGATTGACGACGAGGCTATGAACGTTCATCCTATGAGTGAGGAAGATGCACAGAACCTGATGGGTAAGGCTGAGGAGAAGGATTATTCTGCTTACGATTGGACCAATGAGGCTGAGACTCGTTACTTCAGTGAGGGTGAGGAGTTCACCGCTTACATGGAGCGTCTGTTCTCTGAGGAGGCAGATCAGAACGAGATCGAGAAAGCTATTGAGACTGGTTCTACCGTAGAGTCTGAGAAGGAAGTCATTACTCCGGTCGACGACAAGACTGCTGTTATTGAAGATAAAGAAAATGCTGGTGAGTTCACCAAGGCTGTTCTGAAGGATGAGGATGAAATTGACGTCACAAAGATCACCGAGGAAGAGGCTAAGGGACTTACTGGTGGTAGCAAGGAAGAGGAGAAAGCCGAAGAGGAAGCTCCTAAAGAGGAGGAAGGTGAAGAGAAGAAGTTCTCTAGCTTGTTTGACAAGTACTTCGCTCAGGCAATCGCTCCCGTAGCACAGCCCGTTATTGCACAGCCTTCTGCAGATCCTGTTGCTCAAGCAGTTATTCCTGCCGCACAGCCTGCCGTAGCTGAACAGCCCGTTGCTGAGGCTCAGCCTGTAGAACCCGCTCCCGCTCCCACAGTTGAGGAGATCGAGGACAAGGCTCTCGCTGCTATTCAGAGTGTAAAGGCTACTGTTGAGGAAGGTGTTGCTCAGATTATGGAGGCAAAAGCCGCTCCCGCCGCTACTACAGAACCTGAAATTCAGGAAGCTCAGTTCAGCGAGACTGAGAAGACATTTAGTGATGCAGGTGCAGGTACACTGATCACCTGGCTGAACTGGACTAAACAATAATATATAAAACCCAATTAAAAATGAATTATACACAGTTGATGAGTGATCCTAACATGATGATCGCTCTTAAGAATAGCTCGGTATCTGCCGAGGACGCCGCTATCCGTGGCCGTGAGTACGCTAAGATGTTTAGCCGTAATGAGGAGCTCCTGTCTGGCTTTGGCCTGAACAGCACTAACCTCCTGCAGAAGACCTTCTCTGGCTATGCCGAGACTCCTCTGCTGAGCACTCAGTATTTTAACGCCTCTGTTGCATCGTATGTTAGCTCTTTCGCTGGCTACATGTCAATCGAGCGCGACTTTGATCAGCCCAACGGCCTGTTCTACTGGTTTGACGTTCTGGGCGTAACTGACCTCCGTCCTGTGATCCCCAACCTCGGTGCTGATCAGTATCAGGATGTGCAGACCATGGGCCACTTCGAGCTGCCCGTTACCGTAGCTAGTGCTACAACTGCTTATGCTCCTCTGATTGGTCGTAAGCTGATCCCCGGTACTGTTCGCGTTAAGATCGTTGACGGTGCTAACAAGTATGAGCTGATCGACAATGGTCAGGGTAACTTCATGGCCGTTGCTGGTGTTATCACAAGCGGTACTGTGAACTACCTGAATGGTAAGGTTGAGTTCGAGTTGGCTACTGCTATCGACGCTGATCCCGCCAACTCTATTACCATCGTTGGTAAGGAGGATGTAACTGGTACTCCTAGCTGCACTAACGGTGCTTCTAATGCACACGCTAATGACAAGCGCTTCATCGCTAAGATGCAGCAGATTGGTCTGAACACTGTTCCCGACATGCTGGTTGCTGAGTACAACATTGCTGCTCTGGGTGCCCTGAAGAAGGCTACTGGTTCAGATATGGCTACTTTCCTGTTCACCAAGCTGCGTGAGCTCTACACCAAGACCATCAACTATAAGCTGGTGACCATGCTTGAGGAGGGTTACACTGGAACTACGATGTCTGATCTGGATCTGAGCAATGGTCCTGTTGGTCTGGCTAACAAGTTCTATGACTATCGTTCTCGCGTCGACCTGTTCGACTCTTACTTGATCAATGTTGAGAGCGCTCTGGCTACAAAGGCCGTTAAGGGTGTCAACACTACTGCTTATGTTGCTGGTAACCAGGCTTGTAACCAGTTCCAGAAGGGCGGTATCATCGGTAAGTGGGAGAAGAACGACAAGATGACTTATATCAACGACCTGCTCGGCTGGTATAATGGTATCCCCGTTCTCCGTTCAACTGACATCCAGGAGGCTGCTGGTGAGGGTACATTCTATGCTATCCATAAGACCCATGATGGTCAGATGGCTCCCCTTGCTCGTGGTATCTACATGCCTCTGACTGACACTCCGACCATTGGTAACTACAACAACCCCACTCAGATGGCTAGTGGTATCTACTACCAGGAGGGTGTTCGTTACATGGCTCCCGAGCTCGTTCAGAAGGTTACCTTCAAGGTTGGCTTCTAATCTAGAGAACTGAAGAATCTTTTAGATAAATTAATATTAGGAGAGGAATTTTCCCTTAGTGACATAAGGTGAAGGTTCCCCTCCTTCTTTTATAAAAATTATGGCTACTACAATTAAACTCAAGAGAAAAACTTTTGCAGGCTTAGCTTCCTTAGGAAAAGGTCTGGCCGATACATGGAAAAGCGGTGCTTGGGGCAAAACCAAGATAATCGGAGGTGTAGCCGGAACAGCCGCTCTTGGTGCAGGAGCTGTTGGTGCAGCTAAATACGGAAAAGCTAGTAAAGAAGCCCTCGCAGGTGAAATGGGCGACGAAAACTTATAAAATATGAACGAGGTAATCTATAGAGGACTTCGGCTAGTAAGTAAGAAAGGATGTAGGTATTATGAAGTGAAAGAAGGATCCATGAATTCTCTCATTGAAGACACCGATTCCTCTGTTCTTAGACTTACGTATTCTCCAGGCTCAACAGCGAGGTCTATTGGATTATCCCTTGGTATACCCCTAGTAGGAACGGGACACCTAGAGATGGAACCCATGTCAGGACCAATCCGTTTTACAAAAACTACTATAACTCTAAATGGGTTGACGCTGGAGAAGTTAACACATGATTCACATGCTATTAGTATAACAATAGTTGATGATTCTGAATCTAGGGTAGTTCAAACTTACGACTACACGACACTTGTTATATCTAGAGATGATTATAAAAATCCTGAATTTATAAAGTTTTTGTTCTATTCTGGAAACCTATTATACCTAAGACCGACAGGACCAAAAGTAGGTGGCGGATGGGAACTAAGAAATTTCCCAAAACTCCCCATCAATAATCAAGTCCTAACGTCAGAGAGTACTACCATCTACACACTGAGACGTAGATATAATGATTACTTAATTAGAGGTATTGATTACCAAGATCAACTTATTATAGAACTTCGTCGTATCTTAGATGACTATGGAGTAGAGCTCGTTAGATTAAATAAGGAAAGAACATTAGAAGTTACTTCCTATATAACATATCAGTTTAATCAGACACCAGTCCTAGTCAATCACCCAAAGAGAAGGGACTACGACAGAGGAATTCTCTATTATAAGCAACCTATTGATTTCGTACTTCACACAAAGGATATGCCTATCTTCCATGACTTCAAGAGTAAATACTTGAATGTCAATCTTTTAACTAATTTCACTGAATTCCGAGTCTATGATAGGGCCGGCGGAAAGTGGAATGGTGTTGTTAAATGGGGTAGTATCACAGAAGACTTTAATCACGTTTATCAGCCAGATGATAACTCTAATTTCGCATTTCAGTGTCAATTCCGATGCGAACTGTACTTCTATGAGGTCTTAGATACGAGATACGAATTCCTTCGAGAAATTGTAACCAGACTAGATGCAGAAGATAAAGACGGCGAGATGTCGGCAAGAGAAGAAAATCGTATAAAAGATGATAACCTTTAAAAAGAAGACCCTCACAAAAGATTTAATCCCGGAGGCTATCAAGCAGCTTAAGAAGGAGGGTATAAGCTACAACTCAATTACTTCCGCTCAGGCAGATGCCGCTAGTAAAGTCAACTCAAAGGCAATGGTTCTTTTGTCTTTCATCCAGAATGAAAAAGGTTTCTACCAGATTACAGTTAAGGATAAAGAATTCTACTCGTATACTAAGAAGTTCTTAGGAGACAGTGACTACTGTAACATGCGAATCATCGATGAAAACAAGAAAGAAAGAACCATCACGGCGGAAACGGATCACTTAGGTGTGGCCCTTGACGTAATTGAGGTTCTGGGAATAAAATATAATCTTTCAATCGTAGAAGACTGATGATAACATTCAAACAAAAAGAATACTCTGAACACGATGCAATGAAGAGTCTCTACAATGAGATTATGAAGCGCACGAATGGGGATAAACGAAAGTTCCCTGTTATTAATATGAGTGCTCTCATTCCTATCTTAAAAGGAAACAATATCGTTATTGAGAGATTCGTTATTAGTACTTCTATGTTTGGTAAAGATAAATATAGAATGTACATAAAGATTGGGGCTAAAGCTAAACTCCCTGATAGTGTTAGGCTTCCCAATAAGTACTATGATGAAAGGCTTGGTGGTGTTAAACTAACCTTTAGGGGTGGTGTTTTCGGACCAGGTCAAAAACTACAACAGAAGGAAGAGTCTACTAAGACAGAAGATGGTCGACTTAAACTATTCTCTAACGGGAGTAAACCGAAAGGACCGAAACCTATGATAGATAGCGAGATTTATCCTGAAGTAAGTCTTAAATATCAGGTATCAGAACTCCTTGGAGAAGCTATTAAGTATGACAAACCTGGTCGTACGCTTGTCTTGGAATTTAATAGCATTGGTGATGCAATTAATGCCTTGAATATTCTTCCCTTCGGACTCGATTATAAAATATACTTGCTGGACGCATAAACTATGCTAGTTCTTAGACGAAAAAAGTTTACCCAAACCAAGATCCTAAATACTAACGCCCCTGGGATTGGTTTCACAAGGGGACGTAAGTATGACACCGACATGGATAGATTGGGTCGCATGGATACTGCACAAAGGGAACTCCAGAGAGTTGGAGACCTAGGTAGGGAGATGCGAAAACTATCGTCGGAATTACATCGGGGCAAAATAGATAATTCCTAATTATTATGGCAAAGTATATACTTAAGAGAAAAACATATGGTTTAGCCGAAGCTGCTAGTAATACCGTTGGCGGTGTAACGAGTGGTGTAGGTAAAGCCCTTGATTCAAAGCCTGCTGCCATTGCTGGTGGTTTGGCTGGCGGTGCTACACTCGGTGCTGGTATTGGTGGTGCACTTGGCTCTCTGGGTGGTATAGCAGGTATGGCTGCTGGTCCTCTCGGTTGGTTGGTAGGTGCTGGTCTTGGTGCTGCTGCAACACGTGGTCTTGGTAAAGGTCTTAAGAAAGCTGGCGGAGACGACGATTAAAGAAAGGAGGAACTCATCATGATTAGATTTAGACAGAAAGAGTTCTTCTGGCCTGCCGTATTAACAATTGGTGCAACAGGTGCATCTATGGTACAAGCATCTTCTCAGGCTAAACAAACCGAAGAGCAAGCAGAGGAAACACAAGAACTCATGCGAGCTCAAAACAAAAAGCTGGAGAAAATAGCCAAAGCCGCTAAGACAAATCCCGATGCAGCCGGACAAGCCGCACAAGTTTTAAAACAAGGTCAATACTCAGTGGCTCTCTCCATGGGAACTATGAGAAACCTAGTAAAAAGCAAGCAAGCTCTCCAAGCAATCGGAACAGCAGGTAAGGAAGCCTTTGGTAAAGGTCTAGCCCGAAATGCTGCTGGTGGTGTTGGTATGGGTGTAGCTGCTTATGGAGCAGGAAAGCTGATCCAGCGAGATATGAAGAAAGAAGGTATGGACGTTGATGAAAACGGTAACCTTTACCAGAAATCTTATGCAGTCCCTGTCCTAGGTACAATCACTAAAGCAGCCGGAGAGTTTGCTAAGAAGCATCCTAAAACAGCTCTTGCTGCAGGTGGTCTTGGAACTGGGGTTGGTTTTGTTGGTGCTCCGACGCTTCTCGGTTACAAGGCAGACAAAGCTCAGATGAAAGAGCAGATTGCTGCTACACAGAAACAGTTTGCAGTGCTACCTATGTCTGTGATGAGAGGTCTAGTGAAGGGTAGACAAGCCATTCAGGCTGGAATTCAAAAAGCTAAACCCGTAATAGACTCGACAAGCAAAACAATTACTGAAAAGAAAGATGCTTTGGTTGAAGCTGCCAAGAAAAAAGAAATTGTTAAGAACCCCGGTAAAACACTACTCGGTTGGGGATCAACAATGACCTCTTTTGGTGTAATGGGTCGTGAGAATGTGGGTAAATTTGCTACAAACCTCATGAACTCTAAGTCGGAGTGGGCTCAGAAACTTGGTAAGGGTATGCTTTCTAAAGATGCTACTGGTAAATTAAATCCAGGAGAAGGAAAATATGCTGGTCAATTCCTCGCTAATAAGAAGGCTATGGCTGGTGCAATTGGTGCAGGTGCTTTAGCTACTAAGGCTACTTGGGATGCTGGAGAAAAAATAACTAATAAAATAGGCCATAAGGTAGATCCTGACGCCTATAAATATCAAGACGCAAAGAATCAACAAATATGATCATTAAAAGAAAACTTTACACTAAGTGGGACGAAACTGATAACTTAAAGCGAATGAAAGACTCTGATATTCTGGCTGAAAAGAATAAAAAGGGTGGTTCAACGGCGGCTGTTGTCAGAGATACTACTGTTGGTGTAGTTGGTGGTACGGCCCTCGGCGGTGCTGCAGGTGCTGCTTATGGTCTGGCAAAGGGTGGTTCAGGTTTTGCTGCTAGGATGGGTGCAGCTGGAGCTGGCATGAGAAAGGCTGGCAAGGCAGGTGCTATCTTAGGTGGTTTGGCTCTTGGTGCAAAGGCCCTTCATAAGAAGGCTCAGGAAGACAATGAGGCCGAGTTTTATAACAAGCGACTCAAGTATGCCAAGAAACAAGCCGAGCGTAGAGAGGTCAAAGACTGGAAAACTAATATGACACAAAGGGATGGCTACTCGTATTAAACTTAAGAGAGGTCTGAAACAAGGTATTAAGTTTGTGGAAGAACATCCAGTTGCGGTTTCAGGCGCCACTCTTACGGCTAGTACGGCAAACCTAATTACCAATAGAAGCAGACACAATAGAGATAGAGACTATCAAGAAAAACAGCTTAAGGCTATGGAAAACTTGACGTCTCAGCTTAAGAAAAATGCTTCGTCGATGAATGAAGTAACAAAGACACTACAAAATAAAGAGGAGAAAAAGGGAGGCTCCTCAATCAAGTTCTCCCTAAAGAAAACAGATAAAGAGAAATGAACGTTAATGATTTCATTACTAGCGTAGAGAACCTCTACGAGTCTGACGTATTTATTCCCAACCTCATCAAGGTTCTGGATGCTAACCGCCATGCTCCTGTTAACCGTGACCTGATTGGTCTTCCCCACGAGGACATTTGGTATAATGCAGACGGTGCTCCCATTCCCGTCGAGGAAGAAGAGGAAAACGCAGAGCCCAAAGATTAAGGAGTAATTATATTAACACCCCATAACGCATTATGATCAAGTTTAAGCAGAAAGACTTCAGCAATTATATTGTGTCAGATGCCGTCAAGGGTGCTACTATTGGTGCAGCAGTAGGTTCAGTTATAGGCGGAGGTGCAGCTCCAGAGAAACTCCCTGTTGTTAAATTTTTACCGGGAGCCAAAGAATATAACAACCTAAGACACGGTAAGAAAGACACTGAGGGTAAAATTAAGCAGCAATTAGCGATAATGGGTACATCTGTTATCTTAGGAGCTGCTCTTGGTGCGCTTTTGGGAACTGTTAAAGAAATAGATAAGCACGTTTCTCAGGGGAATGCAGATGACAGACTCATGGGAAGCGTAATCAAAGAACTTGAAAAGAAGGGTTATAAAGAAGGTAAAGAGTTTACAAGAGATCCAAAACAAGCCTCTACATTCAAAGTATGTATTGTTTTGACACGTGACGGAGCCAACCTCAGACTTCTTGTCAACGTAATAAAGGATCCTAAACTTAAGCAGACTACGGACAAGGTTATTCGTAGTCTTACTGGTAAACCCCAAGTTCGAAATAATACTGCCTCCAATAAGTATAATGAGATCTCAATTTCAACGATCTCTAATACTCCCTCAAATATTAAGACGGTAACAGAGTTGGCTAGCGGCTTTATTAAGGCCGGATACCCAACATACATAGTTGAAGTTGGATAAAAATAAAACAAAACAACAAATCATTTAATATGGCACAATGGAAAGAGACTCGTGAACCGTATGTTGACGTTCATGAGAAAGTAAAAGTGGCTGCTCTTAACCCGAGAGCTGGTGAGGATCTGATCATTGGTTGCGCTCTTATTTCAGACGCAGGCCCCAGCATCCCTACTCTCATTACGAGCCAGTCCGAATTCCTTGCTACCTACTCTTCGGAGGACCTGACAAAGGACTATGTGAGCTCTCTGAATAAGCTCTATAAGGGCGACATCAGTGACATGGCTGAGACTATGTGGCTGAATGCATATCGCTTGGCTGGTGCTAACACCATGCTCGTAGTTCGTGCTTCTAAGGCTAAGGATATCTATTTCGCTAAACCCCTGGTTAAGGGAGAAAACCCTGATGTATATATTCTTCGTGATGGCCAACTCTTAAAGAAGGTACAAGAATTTAAGATCGTAGTTGATACTCGTGCAGATAACTCAGATCATAGCACAGACGGTTGGTCTATTAACATCAATGGTATTGGCGTAATTGGTAATCGCAATGATGACGATGGTGCTCAATACGATTATTTCGTTAAGGACATCGTTGAGCTAGTTGACTGTCTGAACGATACTTCAAAATTCTTCAGCCCTAGTTATACTTTCTATAATACCGAAGCTGCTGACGAAGGTGATGAAACAGAAGATGCATCTGAAGCAGTAAGTGTTGTGTTCCATGAAGTATACCTTGGTAAAAATATTCTTGATACTACAGATGTTCGTTGCCCGGACGGTTTATCTTACGTAGTTATTTGTGAACCAGAATGGAAAATTGAAAATAAAGAACAGCATACAATTAACCTGAATAGCGTTGCTTTCAGTGATTTCGAGGCTGCTCCCTTCTACGCAACAAATAACTTTAACTCTAGTACAGAGCTAAAGCTACGTATTCGTCGTTTCAATCACGACGCAGTTGTCACCAAGGAACTGAGTAAGAATGATGCCAATAAAGGTGGTGATTCTCCCTATACTGTACTTTCGAAAGTTCTTGATACCTTCACTAACAAAGGTACTTACCAGAAGGGTGCTAAAAAACTTCCTACTGACGACGTCCTCTATCGTGATTTCTATGAGGTTGCTGTAGTCGATCCTAGCATCAGCGATGAGCCTGTGTACTTCAACGTAGGTAACATCCTGGGTCGTGGTGATATGACTGAGGCCGAGCTCAATGAGTCACTGAAGATGATTCAAGTACAGCTCCCTGATGACCTGAGTGACCTTGGTCTGGGCTACTATGGATATCTGAGTGAGGCTGATAAGACTGGTTGGAAGGTTGCTGCCACTCAACCTACCACACCACCGAACGGAATTCGTTCTTTTTCAAATAAGAAAGCGATGATGTCTGAGGTAGGTACAGAACAGGGCGAATTAGTTATAGTTGGTCGTGTTACTCCTGATATCTACCAGTATAATGGAACTAATCACGAGTGGGAAATTGTAACAGATAAGTCTATTGAGAACTTTGAGAACGATGATACTCTCAACTTCAAGTATACTGAGGCATCTATGGCTGCCCTGAAGGCAAGTGCAACGGATCCTGCTAACGGTGAGTATGCATTGGTTGGTGAACAGGCCGACGGTGTATACTATGAGTGGGTTGTTGGTACTCGTACCTTGAGCGACCTTGAACCAGAGGAAATTTGGGTTGATCTTAGCATTGATCCTGAGAAGTATCGTATCCTCGATGTATCTGATAATGACATCATGAAGGCCCTTGACCAGATTAGTCTGGATGAGGTTTATGTAACTGAAGGTCTTGCTGACCTCGGTTGTACAAGTCCTATGGTTCAGAGCTATATGGCTAATATGGCAGTAAACGACAACTACTTCTATCCTATCAGCACTATCAATAGCACTAACTACCTGGCTATTGCTAACTCAATCAACCGTATTAGCAAGGACTCATACAAGCTGTATGCAAGTGCTCCTTGGGATGTTGATACTGGTAACGTTGGTTTCAAGTACTACGCTTCTCCTGCTACCCTGTACTGGGAGACTGTAGGTCGTAACCGTAACCTTGGTCGTGAGTTCGCTCCTGTACTGGGTCAAAGCAATGGTATCGCACAGTATCAGAAGCCAGTTGTTGAGTTCAACAAGAAGACCCGTCAGTTGCTTCTGAGCAAGAAGATTAACACTGTCATGTGGAATACTCAGACTCAGGCCTGGAACTGGAATGATAACTGGACTAAGAGCAGCGAAGATACTATCATGTCTGATGATGGTAACAGCCGTCTCGCAATCCGCATTGCAAAGGCCATGCCCGTACTTCTCCGCCAATTTATTGGCAGACGTATTGGTCCGGTCCTTTGGCAGGATATGACTTCTGTTATTGATTTCTGGTTTAAGAACACGATTCTCCCGATGGAGTATACAATCGACGCTTACCAGATTACGATCAATGAGACAAATAATCCTGTAGAGATTCAGAGACGTAACCAGGTAAAGTGTCTTATTGAGATACGATTCCAGAGAGCTGCCAAGTACATAGACGTATATGATGCTCTTTACGACATAGGCATGCCGTTTGACGGACAAATGTTCGCATAAGATATTAAACTAGGTGAGTAGTATTCATAATGATCTTGTGAGTATTACTCACCATTTTAATAAAAAGCACATGATAAATTGGGAGAAAATAAAAACAAAAATTTTAAATAAAATAAAAAGGGTAAATGAACCAGGAAAAAGAGAATTAGTGTTTCTTGGGTTTGTTAAAAAGGATTCAACAAATACAAATAATACTATCATTAAACTGGTAAACACTGTGTATAATGAGGAGGGAGAGATCACCTATAGAGCTTTTAAGAAAAGTTCTTATGGCTGGACAAGTCCATCTGATAGAAAAAGAGTTTACTCAAATGTCCGGGTCTCCTCAAAAGAAGAGATACTAAAAAGAATAGATGATAAGATAAAAGAAATACGGACCAATGAAGGCAGGATTATAGAGTTTCTTGGTTTTGAAAATGATAGTATAGGAAATAGTATGAGCAAAACAAGAGTCATGCTATATGACAAGACTTATGAAGATTCTGCTGTTATTAGATGTGATACCTTTGTTCGTAAAGGCTGGACGTGTAATAAACTTAGATACCTAAAATCAGCTAACTCTAATGTAAAGATTACTAAAGAGATAGCAGAGAAGAATATCAGAGAACACTTAACTGAAATGAATTCTACCTATGGTACAGAATTGGAATTCTTGGGATTTGTAAACAATAAATGGATAACTGCTAACAAGACAAAACTAGTTCTTAAGTGCAAGAAACATAACGTATTATGTAATCCAACTTATTCTAAGTTCATGGGTAAAACCCTATACCATTGTCCTAGTTGTAGAAGTTCTGTTGGCGAGCTCGACTGCTGTAATATTGTTAAATCTATCCTGGGTAAGAAAGTAAAAATAGAAGAGCAATATAAGATCAACTATAACAATGAGTACATTGATTGCGGTCTAAATTACTTTCTAGTGGACATATTTATACCTTCTCTAAAAATAGCTATAGAATTCGATGGCGACCAACACTATAGATATATCTCCCTTTTTCATCATACTTACCAAAACTATATAGACAGAGTTAACCGAGATATCTGTCTTGAACAGTACTGTCAGGATAACTCTATTAAACTTTTTAAAATTCCCTACTGTGATAGAGGTCGACTTAATGAAGTGATAAAAACTTTCCTCCTAGAAGGCAAGGATATCACAACCCACATCCAACCCAAACTTCTACCAGTACCAATGAGTTATTATGGACAAAACATTATTAATTGATCTTAAGAAAAAGGTATTTATTCGGTCGGCCTTAATCTCACTTGACTCATTGGACGAGCTCCTTGGGCTCAATGATTATCTATCGGCCGATGAAATCCTACTTGAGATATTCAAGAAGGCACTTAAGGAATTTGAGAAAACAAACCCTCTTATTCTCGACATGCCCGTTAACTACCAGCAACTCTGTGGATGTAATCCACCAGCTGGTTATGGTGAGATAAAATCGAATTTTACACTATACTTAAATTGCGTTATCCCAGAGAACCGTATTATTCTAGTTCCAAACTCCCTTCCCGCTTGGCGTGTTGGAGACGGTGGCTACATGAACGCATTCTCGAGCTACGCAGGAGGAGCATCGATTCCTCAGCCAGGTGCCTATACCTACTTTACTGACTATAGACGACCGTATGTATTCATAGGCGACTTAGGTCTTATGCAAGGGGTAGGAGGAGGAGAGATTATTATTCGTGGCATAGTCTCTAGACCCATCGTTCCAGATTGGCTTCCTGACAAAACCTTTAACCCTGCCTCTGAATCTAGTGCCATCTATTGGTTAGATGTGGAGACTAGTGGTGCAAGAGAGAACTTTTTCATGGACCTAGTCATGGTTAATCTCCTAGACTATATCCGACAAATGAGAGCTACGATACAATTAGCTAACGTACCCGTTGAGGTTCTTGCCAACGTCGATGCTGCATATCAAGAGCTTCGTGCTAGATGTGATCAGTATGAACTTCAGAGCGGATGGTATGGAGAACTATTAATGTAGAAATGATTGTACAGAGAAATTACTCCAGTAAACTAGCCCGTTCTATTAAAGTGGCTAGACGTATTGGTAATAATTGGATGACGGCTATTGATAATGTCGGTCTTCGTGCTGGTGATGCTATTAAGAGCACGATTACTGGTAAACAGCCAGTTGGTCCTAAATTCAAATTTCAGCCAAAGACAAATGCTGAGATTAATCGAGCAACTATTGCTCAAGAGCAAGCTATTAAAGCTGCTCCAGCCAAAGCACAAGCAAAAGCTGCTGAGGTTATGGACACTAGGGTAGGTAAAGTAGTTGATAAAGGAATAGAATCAACGATTCGTCGTCCTGATGTCGCCGTTGTAGCAACTGCATCTCAGCTTACTACTCCTGTAGGTCTAGCAATTGGTGGCCCAGCCGGAACAGCTCTATGTATGCCTGGCTACAGTGCTGCCGTACCTATGGTAGTCAATAGACCACTCATGACACAAGGAGTAAAAAACAAGTTAGACAAAGCTGCTACAGACTACACTAAAACAGGATTTTCAAGAAAGCTCCGGGGAGCAAAGGGAACTGTGGGGGATTATATTCGCACAGCTCAGACTATGCCAATCCCTGTTTTAACAATGTAAAAAGTATGATAGTTTTTAGAAAGAAAGAATTTACAATCCCCGAAGGACACTATACTGGTCCTAAGGATATTGACAAGGTGCCCGGAGCTATTGAGACTATCACAAAAGGAGCTCTGGGTGGTGCCGGAGTAGGAGCTGTAGCTGGAGCCGTCTTAGAGGATACAACTGTACTAGAGGGAGCCGTCACAGGTGCCAAGTGGGGAACCTTGGGAGGAATCATTGCTAAGTTGTTCCTCAATTATATCCACAAACCCATGTCTCATGTAAAATATCAAGAGGTTGATAAAAATATTCGTCGACAATTTGGTATTTTTAGAATGTCGGGGGTAACTGTGGGAGATACACTTGACAAGCGAGCTAAGCTAGATGATAAGTTTAGCTTTAATGATAGAAACGTTAGTCAATATAAAATTAACTTTGCTATCCATAACAACACAATAACAATGTATACTTTTGGGATGACTAAGGAGGAGCTGGACAAAACCAGTAATACCCTGGACTACTATTGTAAAAAGTATTTCTCAATGGAGTATACAGCAAAAATTATAAACCAGAAAGTAAACTCATATTCCGTAGATATAGTTTTTACTAATTATCACGCAATGTGTCAGTTCATTATGGAACTATCAGAAAAACTCAACACAAAGATTAACCTCCTTGATAATAATGCCATTATTAACGCTCGCCTAGAGGAAGCTGCTAATGGAGAAGAGGAAAGATCTTTCTCCGTGCCGGGTTTCGACATCAGAAAGCATGAGCTTATGAAAATGCTTCTGACCGGTATCTCAAAAGGAATAGGTAACTCTTTCCGACTTGGGAACAACATGATAGTACAAGCAGTCCAGGGCGCTGTTAAAGGTGGATTAGAGGGATTGACTTCTGGTGACTTACAAAAACTTGGTCTCCCATTGACAAGAGGAGAATATACTAATGCATACTTGAAAGAAGCTCTTAAGAGACTTCATTACGTAGAGGGATTTAACTATACGGTTGGTGAGGAAACGAGCGAAGCTAATATGTCATTGGTTAGTGGCGTCTTGATTGTTTCCGTTATAAAGAAAGAATCGGGGGATATAGATAAAAAAGTCTGGAAAGCACTTAAGGCGAAAATCCGTAGAAGTGACACTGGTCGCGTAATTGTCTATACATACGCCATGAAAGATAAAAGTGAATTCGACTTGGTCTTAAAGAAATTGATGTCTGTTAAGACTAAGTTTAATATTTATGACAACTAAAACATGGGAGGCCTGGAGAAATGATACTACTTAGAAAATATTTTTCAGGAACTATGATTAATAAGATCACAGAAAAATTGGATCAAGAGGGGATAACCGATTATGAGGTTTCCGACAGAGTTCCCACAGATGTGATTAGCATGACTGGAGAGCCTGGTGGACTAAAGATTTATATCCCCCGGGACTATGAATATAGTCAATACGAGATAGATGACTTTATTAGGACACAAGCAAAGTTTGTCAGAACTAACATTAGTTCAGAGAGAAACATTAATGTGATGAAGTTGCAGGGAACTCTTACATTCCCTCAGATGTATAAACTAGTAAAGTATATTATCAACGAACAGGGTTTTTGTACACTATTAAACATATGAGCGAGAGTATGACCTCCAAGAGCCAAGATAAAGCTCAGAAACTTTATCAGATAGGGCTTAAGGCGATTAAAGTTCAGTTGGCACTCAATGGTACTAAGTTTATTGTGTTGCGCCCCAAAGATAATTCTAAGTGGAAGAATGTTTTTGGAGGTTCATATTCCTCAGATAGTACCCTTGAAAACGACTATGACCAATTCGAAACCACCCTTATTATTAATACTAGTGAAATGAGGGACGTCTGGAATCGTAACCGCGACTCATTAGAGGCTGTTACAAATGACGGTTCTCTAGAGGTTGGTGACGAATTACAATATACGAGAGGCGGAAGAACATACAGATTTAAAATATCCTTAAAACAAGGGTATTCTGAGTTATCCAACTCTCTTTATTCTTATACCTTAATGAGTATAGTTGAAACACTCGACATGTAATGGACAAAGATATTAAGAAAGAAAACATGATTCCGGGCAGCTGTGATGAGTTCACGCGTGCGGAAGAGATCCAGGAGCTTAGTAAGTACTTGAAGAAAGTGAAAGAGCTGACTGATGACTACGTGACTATGAACCACGACGTCTTAGAAGTCAGAGGTAGAGAACACTTCATCAAAGAACCTGAGCTCTCGGATAAAATTGACGTTCTCCGTCCCGGCAGCTCCGAGGTTTCAAGCTTAGTAAGTTCAAAAGAATGGTTAGAGCACGACAATAACATAGAGGAACTCCTAGCAGAAAAAGAAAAGCTGAGTGGGGAAAGACCAGAAATAGGTTCATTAGAGACTAATCGAGAAGACATACAAGGAGATCGAAAAGAAGTAGATACCTTAAGTCGTATTCAAGAAATTCTCTCTGACGAACATAAAGATTTGGAATCCTTGTCTGGTCATCGTGAAGAGCTGATTAGTGAAACAGGCGAAAATATTCTCGAAGGTTATGTTGACAGGATTTTAGGAAACACCGACCAAGACCAAACTCTCTCTGACCACGTCGAACGAATCGGGGGTGACATTTCACAAGAAAGTTACCTAGAAGATTACAAAGAAAACTTGACAGAAGCTCTCAAAGACGAAGACTTGCGTGGTCAAAGATTAGACCTAGACGATCAGCGCGAGACGTCTCTGTCTCGGGAGCGCTTGGATTTAAATGATTCCAGAGAGAATATTCTTGAAAATCAAGTAGAGAGACTCTTTGATCAAAGGGAATCTTCATTAGAGGATCATAGAGAAGATTTAGTTGATAATAGAGATACAAATCTTGATAAGACTAGACTAGACCTTACCGACCAACGGGAGGTAGGTCTGGAAAATGAGAGAATTGATATTTCTGATACAAGAGAAAATTCTTTAAGTCAGTTTAAAGATCAAATAAGTGATTTGAGGGAAACTTATTTGGAGGATCACAAAGAATCTATTACTGATAATAGAGATAATTCTCTTGAAGATACTAAACTTCTCTTAAATGATTCCAGAGAGAATATTCTTGAAAATCAAGTAGAGAGACTCTTTGATCAAAGGGAATCTTCATTAGAGGATCATAGAGAAGATTTAGTTGATAATAGAGATACAAATCTTGATA